CACGAAAATACTATGCCAGACCTTTTTAGAGGTAGAGACTTAGTACGTAGTGGTTCATTATTAAACTAATATTTGGTAGTCTGCATATCGGAATTAAAGGGACCATTCTCACATAGGTCCCTTTTTTATGTGAAATTGTTAATAACTTTTTGAAAATAATTTGAAAAACTGTTTCCAGTGTCGTGGATATTGATTATATTTACATATCTAATTTTAACAAAGAAACACCATGATGACTCAAGCACAAATCACCGAACAAAACGAAATCGAATCTAAATTGGCTCATAACTACGAGTTGACTCACAGAGAGAATATGATTTTACTATATTCTGATTTTCATAAGGATGCCTACGGTTTCCGTCCTCGTACTATTAATGTATATGCCTTAACCACTGAGGAACTGGAGGCTGATTTTGACCGTTTCGAAGCGACATGTAAGATTAATAGACACGAAGAGGAAATGGCCGAAATGGAGGCTGATATCGCGTTCCGTGCCCTTATAACTAATACAATCGCTATAGGTGCAAACGATGAGGTTACTGCATTACGTTGGATCGCTGAAGGTGCTGTAGAAGATTATGGTTATGACTATGAGCATTTCCTTTGGAACCAAGGTATAGCATACTCTGCCTACGGTAAGGAGTTGGCTAAGAGATTTGCTCCTATCTGGGGTAAAGCTCTTCAAACCCAGAAAGTTGCATAAACTTTAACAAACTTTTAACATTTAAAAGTTTCCGGTTTCCACAATATTGATTATATTTACATATCTAATTAAAACACCACATTATGAACAGACAATCTTACTTAATCCGCACACAACCTAACGAATTCATCGTTTTAGTAAACACGAAAAACCCAATTGACACCCTCTTAATCGAGCCTGGTCATTCAAAATATACTTGGGTCCAAAACCAAGACGCTAACCGTATTATCAACATCACCGAAACTGGTAGATGGACAAGTAATAAGGACTATAATAACGATTACGGAACCTCAACATCTAAACAACCTCAATCGGTTAACCCTTGTGCCCCTGTTGAGGTTACACTTACCAAATTAGACGACTTAAATATCGATGATTCCCTATTTACCAGCCTTCCAACTGGAACTATCTTTGACCAGTTTTGTTCAACTGAAGGTGGATTCTTACCTGGAACTAATATAATGGCTGCTGGAGCTCCTGGTGTCGGTAAAACAACAGTGCTATTAGAACTTCTATCTAAGCTATCTGCTCAAGGTAAACGGGTCTTATTTATATCTGCCGAAATGAACCAGATAGATATGGCACGTTACCTTAAAAGATTCCCACACTGGGGACAATTACCTATCCTTTTCCTATCTGACTACACTGAGTCTTGTCCAAAAGGAGTAATTGAAGGTGTACTTAACCAAGGATGGGACGTTGTCTTAACCGATTCATATACCGAAGTTAACGATACCATCAAGGAGGAATGTAACATGACCAGAGGTAAAACCGAAAAATGGTTCCTAGACCTAATGACTCAGCATAATAAAGGTGGTAACAAGACGAAAACATATACAACCTTCGTAACTATCCTGCAATTATCTAAAGGTGGTAATTTCGTTGGTTCTAATAAACTGAAACACATGACAACTGCGATGATGATGTTGGACTGGGACGGAAACGAAAACTCAGGTAGAAGGTTCATGGAGTTCTCTAAAAACAGAACAGGTCAAGTCGGTAAAAAACTATATTTCGAATTATCAGATGGTGTTTCCTTCGACGAAGGCCGATATACAAGAGACCTATTTAACGACGAGGTCCTAGCTGAGGAAAGAAAAGCCCTAACAGGAGAAAGTAATGCCTTCGACAAACTATTCGGTTTCGACAAGGATGCCGTACCTGAGGAATTAAAAACCCTGGTAGAACTATAACAAATATACGGCTGGCAGCCGAAACTGCCTTAATTAGATAGAGATTTCCGGGAGTGTGGTGTTCCCGGAATTCTTGTATTCCGAGGCTGGCAGTTTCAAAATACCCGCTGGGGCAAGGGACGATTACCAATGGCCGGGCAAGGCAGAATTGTTTCACCCGCTGCGGCACTAGGAACTGGTAGAAATCTGGTGCTGGGCATGGTTTCGGTTGGTTTTTGTGGTGCCCAGGAGTGTGGAGAGGGTCCGGAGTGTCTCGGAGGGTGACCCAACTCGACGAGAGGTTTAAGGCCCAATGAGGAACATTGAGGAACATGAAGGGGCCCTTAGAGGAACATTGAGGTGACATTGCGAGCTTGGAGTGCCTGCTATATATCATTTTAATAAAAAAGGTAGAACTGGGGTACCTGGTTGGCTGGAGATTGAAAGGGGTTAGGGAGGGTTGGTAGGACCATAAGGGGCTTAGAATCTGGACAGGTATGGGGGTCAGGAGGGGTAGAAGGGTTCTTTATAGGGGGTTTATATCCTTATACTGTTATTCTTATATCTGTATATCTATATAGAGGTTTAGATGTCTTAGATGTTTTTGTTTTAGGTTTATTAGATTTATTTCTTTTTTATTGTGGGGGAGGGGTGGATTCCGGACGTGCCGGACCTAAATAAAAAAGAGGACCTTTAGGGTCCTCTGTGTGGTTATTTTTGTATGTCTATAATATCGTATTTGTGGAAACCCTTTTCTATGTTCCGGATGGCAGCATCGATATCAGTATACTTGCCTTTCCACTGGGTTTCAAAATTACCTTTTACTGTAATTCCTTTAAATCCGTCTGGCGATGCACCTTGGATTGTTGTAGTGTCAAATGGTTTATCATAGATAATTTCAATTTGGTATTTACTGGATTCATTTAAGAACGCTTCAAAGGGTTTGATATGTTTCATAATTTTAAGTAGTTTACTTTGAGTTTGGTTTCTCCTAGGGCCCAGGCCTTAGTGAGTCTGTGGTGGCCGTCGTAGATTACAGGTCCTTCTGGGTATTCGATAACATTTATTGTTTTGACTTTACCCTCTCTAAGTATCATCTCTGTAACCTTACTAGATTGTATATTCCTTTGAGTGATATGTATATCCTTTGGGTTAATGGTTTTAGGTTTGGCCTTGTCCTCGTTCTCCTCCCATGTTTGGACTATTTCGCTCCAGGGACGGTTACTGATTTGGAAGATACCATCTATTCGTTTTGCATCATCGAATATAGAACCCTTTGGAAGTCCTTCTACCTTTTCGATAGCGGCTTCCTGTTTTTTGGATTCATTTAGGAATTGTTCGAATAGTTTTACAAGTTTCATAGATTAATAGTATGATGGTTCTCCTCTTGTTGCGAATAATGCGGTGATGTATGGTTTACCATCATTAGTGATAATTGCATATCCTCTATCATGTAACCAAGTTCTAAATTCATTGGCAGTTGAGTTAAAATAGGATTTTGAACTATTCCCAATCTTAAGATCGATAATCGGTTCTCCATCTTCTAGTTTTCCTGCCTTTCCGCCTTTAAGTGGAATATGGATTAAGGGTCTATTAGGTGTTGTATTACTCTTTTCTGGAGTTAATTTAACGTCCCAATCAAATGATTTTTGTAGGTCCTTCATTAGGGCACTGAATACTTTTTGTTTTTCAATGTCTTTAATATCAACTACATCATATCCTGCAGCACGGATTCCGTCTTCAAATTCAGCTCTCATTTCTGGAGTAAAATCAAGTACCTCTAGGTCTTGGTTCCATGCCCATCTAGAGATGAATTTATCAACATCTTGATTTATTGTTACGTATGGCAATCTATCTGTTTTATCAGTGGTTGCCTTCTTAATCATTCCTTTGATACTATAACTTTTAGCCTCGTTTACGAATTGTTCGAATAGTTTTATTTTTTTCATGATGTGGTTTTATTTTCTTTTATTTATTTGATTTTTAGGTAGAGTTCTATGATTGAACTGTGTGTTAGGTATATTTGCAAATGACGAGAATCAAGTGTCATATTGTGCTTGATTCTCGTCACTATTTCTTTTATGTATCTTTGAGGTACATATCCAGTGTCAACATACGCTTTCCATTCCTTATTAGTCATCTAAATTATGGTCTATTGTAGGGTCTTTGATGGTTCTCTCTACAAAATATAGAGATGATGTTGATACCTGTGCTGGTACAAAATCTGTTGTGATATTTATTGTATTTTTACGGAAGACGATGTAAACTAGTCCAGCATGGATTTGGTTTACAGCCTTCTGCATGTCTACTTCTAAGTCTTTTGGATTTCGGACATATTTTAATCGCTTTAATTCTGATAAAACGTAGGTTGCTGTTTGGTCAGTTTTTGCTACGTGAAATGTAATGGTATCTCCTGTTATTAGAGCAGGGTCTAATAAGTCGATACTCAATTCGATTGGCTTTGAATTTGGTCCTCTTAGAATAACATTAGTATATCCTTGTAGACTATTTTCAACTTTAGCGGCTTGTTCGTAGAATGCATTAATGTTTTTGAAATCGGTTTTATTACATTCACCTGACATAATGGTTCCTTTTCTTCCCATTAGGTAATTTGCTGCTGCCGTCATTTCAGCAGAGAAGTATTTGCTTATATCAAATTTAGGTTTTCCAGCAGAATATCCTGTTAGTTTATCGATTCTTGATAGCGTATCACTAATCTCTCTCCAAAATTCAAAGTTACTAACTTTTGATTTTACACCAGCTCTAATCGCTGAATTTCCATTACTATAATCTTTAACTTCAAAAGCATCTTTGTTGTTAATAATAACATCATAGCTCTCTCCACCACCTTGAATTACTGCACCTTTAATTAACCATGCAATAAGGGCTTCTCCTTTTCCAAGTCCTGTTGGCTTTTGGTCGAATAATTTACCAAGTACTGAATTTCTGTTTGAATACATCGAAACGGTTAAGTCCTTTGGTGCAATTGCTGAATATAAATATTTTGCTAGCTCTACTGACTCTTTTGGATTCAGTGATGCAAAATAATTTAGAATGAAAGTTGTTGGAATTCCATTTGGATAGTTTTTTGCAAACTCTTTATAATCTACAATTTTTCCTTGTGAGTTAATTGCATTAATTAGAGCCATATTTCCATGAAGAGAACCTGGATTATCTACCTCTCCTTGCATACTATCTGCATTAACCTTTTCATTTAATGTTAAATCAAAAGAATTCACTATTGCAGAATCTATTGATGTGTTTAATGCCGCTTCAAAACGGGCTTTAAAATCTCCTACTGTACTCATAATTTTCTAGTGTTTAGCAAGATGTGTCTTGATCGTTGTACCAAGTTCACTCTCTAGTTGTTTTATTAGTTTTATATTGTTTCTATCGTCGTCGAAGAACGTGATATCCGTGTAACCCTGGTCAATAAACCAGCGCATTGCATCCTGTTTTCTTTGTTGTATGTTTCCGGTAAGTCCGTGAACTGGGTCATTAACTGCCCAAATTAGTTTTTTATCGATATGGAATCCTAAGTGAAAGCGGAACCATTCATATATCATCGATTGATTATCTCTAGCAGTAATAACTCCAATCGCAACTCCATTCTTGTAGTTTGTTGTAAGTACCTTAAAGTATTTATCGATTAATCGCCCAGCTTTCATAATCTCTAAGGATCTGAATTGGTCAAAGTTAACCAAGTGGTTTTGACCCTTCTCGTAAGAGTTAAACTCTTCTGGAGTCAGTTCAAAGGATTTTCCGGTCTTGGTATCAGTGACTACGATTTTAGCGGGTGTAATTGCTATTGTATCATCAATATCAAAAATAAGGATTTTATCAGTAGTATACTTTTCGTTTAACATGACATTTGATATTATTTAGTATTATATATCAAATTTTAGTAATGTTTAAGCTTGCAAATCGATATTTGGCTCTTCTAAAAAGTCTTCATTGATATTTTCAGCGTATTCATTGATATTTTCAATGTATACTATATTAAAAAAAGATAATCTTTGTTTTAATTCATTTAGTGAATTAAAATACTCTAGATGCGGCTGACCTGTTTCTACTACCTGGCCTTCTAAAAGTTCTCCATAATGAAAAACATCGGTTTCGTTGTGCGCTAAAAAATATCTCATATTTGTCCTCCATCTATTATTGTCCAGTTATTTGGAGCTGATGTTAATATTGCTCTTTCTGGAGCTGCAGCTGCACTATATTTAGTTGTTCCAAAGCTAATTACTTTATTTGCAAGAACTGGTCTAGATGACCAGCCTTCAAGTAAATTATCGTAGTCTGTAGTTGATAATCCTATTCCATCTGCGAAGGTTTCGTTTAATATAGTAGAAGAATTAAATGAGGTTACCAATGAAACATTCCAAGAATTAAGATTTTGATTAAAACTAGCAGCGTTATAAAACATAGCAGTCATATCTGTAACTTTAGCAGTATTCCAATTTCCAATGTTTTGGTTAAACTGGCTTACAGCGTTTCCTGTCTTATTAAAAAACATATATGACATATTAGTAGCCTCCAAAGTGTCCCATGCATTATATGTAGAAGCTCCAATAGTAACACTAAATGTTCTTAAATTTTGATTAAATAATGGTTGATTTTTAAACATATTTAAAAACGTTTTTACTTTTGATGTGTTAAAATTTCTAATAGAATTAAATGAAGAATTATTAAATACTCCTTGTGCATCAGAATTTAATAAATTTGCATTAAACATACTCGACATATCTGTTACGTTTAGCGTGTCCCACGCAGTGTATGTAGAAGCTCCAACTGTTACTTGTTTTGTTCCTACGCTTTTATCATAAAGAATTTGTCCTCTAAACATGCTCTGCATTGTAGTAACTTTTGATGTGTTCCAATTATCTATATTCTGATTAAAAATTCCGGTATTACGATAAACACCAAAGACATTAGACATATTCGTTACATTTAATGTGTCCCATGCAGTATACGTAACGCCATTAATAGTAGTTACTGTTGTGTTTATATCGCGATTAAATAATGGTTGATTTTGAAACATTGCAGCAAATGTTGTTACTTTTGATGTATTCCAATTACCAATAGCTGAACTGCCTCCACTATTAAATACCCCGCTAAGTGTATTTGCTGTAGTATATGCATTAAGCATACCAGACATGTTTGTTACATTTAATGTGTCCCACGCAGTATACGTAACACCATTAATAGTAGATACCCTTGTTCCAATAGGTTGATTAAATGATTGTTGACAATTAAACAAACTTGCCATTGTAGTAACCTTTGATGTGTTCCAGTGTTTAATTGAATCGCTTCCACCATTATTAAATGATCCCGCCCGTACTGAGCTATTACTGGTGAAAGCATTAGATAAACTCGTAACATTTTCAATATTCCATGCGGTATATGTATTACCGCCAACCGTTACTACTTTGGTTCCAACATCTTGATTAAAAAATGCCTGTCTTTGACAAAAAGCAACAAGTGTTGTAACTTTAGACGTATTCCAGTTTTTAATACTATTTGAGCCTCCATTATTAAATATCCCAAAAGAATCTGCGGTATTTAAGAAAGAATTGAACATAAATGACATAGAAGTTACGTTTAACGTGTCCCATGCTGTGTAAGTAACACCATTTACGGTTACTACTTTGGTACCAATATCATAATTAAACACTGGATTACCCGAAAACATAGAGTTCATTAATGTTACCTTAGACGTATTCCAATTCTTAATACTGTCTGAACCTCCATTATTAAACTTGCTAGGAGGTACAGCAACCCCTGTAGCAGCGGCACTTTGGAACATACTACTCATATCAGTTACATTTAAAGTATCCCAGGCAGTATAAGTAACGCCGTTCACGGTTACAACTTTAGTTCCGATATCTTGATTAAACGCAGTATTTCTTGCAAACATTGCTGACATATTTGTAACTTTAGAAGTATTCCAGTTACTTATTGGCTGGTTAAATGACGTATAAGTTCCACCTGGCACCGTTCCATCTGCTCCAAACATAAACCTCATAGAAGTTGCGTTTGACGTGTCCCATTTATTAATATCGGGACTACCTCCGTTGTTAAACTTAGCAGCGTGTACAAACATTAATTCAAATGTAGTAACATTGGAAGTATTCCAATTACTGATATTGTCATCAAAATTAATATTGCCATCAAAGACTGAAAACATGTTTGTAATACTTGATGTATTCCATTCATTAATCCGATTAACTCGTACTAAACGAGTACAAGAGTGAAGCAGTCGAAAAAAACTCGTCATTCCAGTTGTGTCAAGAACATCTCTTACATTATCCAGCATTAAATTACCACAACCCATAAATATGGCAGTGTTATCTCCTGGTCTTAAAGGACCCCACCATCCAATTGATAAAATCTTAAGTCTATCTCCAGTATTATTAAATGTCCATCCTGTTACAGTTCCTGCTATATAAACATTATATGTTCCTGTTGTTGCGTAAGTATGCGTTGTTTGTGCTTGGTCCCAGGTTGTTATTGTATCTGATGTTCCATCGCCCCAATAAACAGTACAATTGTAAGTACCGGTACTAACTAATGGTAATTTGAATTGTGCTGCAGTACTACTACCAGTCGATATGTTATCAGTTTTGATTACGAAATTAAAAGAATTTCTAATAGTAAAAAAGTTACTTGTAGATTTAACACTACCCTTGGAGTTGGTTGCTTTAACTACACATCTTAATATTCCATTACTAATGTCCGGAAGTGTGTAAGTGTTTGCAGTAGCTCCTGATATTGGGCTACCCTCTAAAAACCATTGGTATGTATATGTTGATGTTGGACCGTCAAATACACCATCAGTTACAGATAGCACTGAACCAATCGATGTATTTCCACTTACTACCGGAGCGGCAATAAATTGTCCCTGTTTTTTTCTAGATGATATTATACGTCTCATCCAAGTAATGGTGCTAAATAGTCTGCGATTGCCGCTTCTGTTGCATATGGTACTGCAGCATCATCTTGAAAATCTGTAAAATTTATTATAGTCAGCGTGGAGATATTAGTAACTCCTGTGTGAATTAATGTAACTGATGTTGCAGTAAACTCTAAAATTGAGTAAAGCGCTGCATTTCCATATGTAGTTGTTCCATCTGTTTCTATTCTTAGTTGATTATCAACCTTCCAAACTTTTGTTGCCATCTTTATTGTTTTAAGTATTTTTATAAAGTATTAATTAACTTATATATCTGTTTAATTCGATGTACGATTATAGTATTATTGCATTGCGAGGAGGATCAGGCACGGTCACTGTAATAGAAACTGGATTTTTTAGTGCTTCTATTTGATTTGCAATACTAGTTTCTATTGCTAATACCTTCTCTTCTCCCATTGCTGCTTTTGTCCAAGCAACTGTTTGCTCACTTGTAAGTTCATTAAAAGGTATAAAATCTGCAACGTTTTCTGTATTTAATATTTGCATTCCAAAACTAGATGCTGTAATTGGTGTTGTTGAGTAATTTATTCCTCCTATTACATTATAATGTACATTGTGTATTACATTAGTGTAATCTCCTAGCGTCGGATATATGTCAACCCTATTGCAATTCCAATTGTAGATAATTTCTGAAATTTCGGTTTGTTCTGGCATTTTTGTTTAATTATATATTTGATTCTATTATTGGAGAACTAAAAAGTGGTCCCATAATTGTGGTAGGACTAATTAATAAAGCTATTTTCCCCTCTAGATTTGTTTTCATCCAATCCAATTTAGATATTTGGGTTTCTTCTCCTGGTAGAGTTTCTGGTATGGCTCCTAAGATTGATTCTAACCAACCTTCTACATCTGATGTTGTTACATCATTATAAGGAGTAAAGTCTTCAGGATTTGGTTCTCCTATTGTGGTTACTCCATACATTTCAGATGTTATTCCATTTTCATCTGTAGCACGGTATCTCCAGTGAATATTTTGGATTACGTCCGATAATCCGTCTAGGCTTACAGCTCTTTCTACAGCTGGAATTGTCCAATTAAATGTTATCATTTTTATTATTTATTTTTATTAATTAACGTGTGAATATTTGTAAATGTCTCCATTATAAACGCAGAAGTATACGTCGTATCCGGTTACAGTTGATACAATACAAGTATCTGTCCAATTTCTAGGTGTTAGTCCTAGGGCAGTAAATTGAGGGCCTTGACCACCACTACCAAAATCTCCAGGTCGGTATTGCCTAATGTCTCCAGTAGTTGTGGAACTTGATTCTCCAGTCCACATGTCGGTATTTGGTGCTATACTAAATCTTTTTGAATATGAAAATATGCTCGCATATTCAAACGTTGATGAAGCTGCTGGTTTTACGTACATTCCGGAACTTCCTGCACTAACATATATGTCTCCATTAGCTGCAGTGGCCATACCTTCCCAGTTTCTAATAGTCTGTCCTGTTGTTGTAAATGTTGTTGCTCCAGATGGTTGTTTATAAATATCTCCACCATATACACTAGCATAAATATCCCCATTTGGTGTTGCTGTTATACCATTCCAGTTTCTAATAGTCTGTCCTGTTGCAGTAAATGTTGTTGCTCCACTTGCTTGCTTAAGTATATCTCCAGTATATAGTGCATAATACATGTCTCCATTGGGAGCACCTGCGAAACAACCTGCTCCGGGTATAGTCTGTCCTGTTGCTATAAATGTGCCACTAGCTGCGGATTTTTTATAGATAGCTCCAGTACTAATGGAAGCATATATATCTCCATTAGCCGCGTCTCCAATAGACGTCCATGTTCTAGAAGTTTGACCTAACGGAGAAAGACTTGGAGTACTCCAACTATTTCCTTGTGATATATAAAATGTAGCCGAAGCTGCGGATTCGTTACCTGATAAATCAACAGCAGTAACCCACCAAGTAATTGGGGCGCCACCACCAAAACCTCCAAAGAATGTATTGCTAATGCGCATTGCACTTTTTCCAACAAGATAAGATCCTATGGTATCATAACGCGTCGGAAGAGAAATATTTCTTGGTCTAGTATATTTTCCTAAAGTAGAAAATAGTATAGGGAATATTTTAGGTACAATATGAATTGTCTGTACTGTAAAACTTCCAGATTCCCTAACATATAGGTTATAGTGATGCAACATATCATTGTCAGTTGAAGGATCCCATGTAAAATCAATATACCTCGTAGTACCTCCAATTATAGACTTTGCTCCCGTAAAGTTAGGAGGTGTTGATGGAGCCACATTAGGACTTTCATAAACTGAAGTATAAATTCCTTGAATTATGCTAGATTCGTCTATATAATATATAAGGGGATTTGTCCCTCCTTGTCGTTGATACCATCCTTGAGAATATGTTTCTTCTACTCCAAACCCAGAAGCACCTCCAGTATTACTACCATATACTATTGAACCTACTACCGGTGGGTTATCTGTTACCCAAAATGATACAAAAAGCGAATCATTTTGAACTAATGGACCGCCGTAATCGGTATGTTTATAAGAAACGTATTTGGCCACGATTGTATCTGCAACCGTAGAATATATCCATGAATTTGTTGGGTCTATATTTATTCCGTAATATACCAATGGAACTCCACTTGCCCAAGCACTTTTAGGAACTAATTGTAAACTCCCATACGTACTTAAATTACTTGCATTAAGGCTATATTTTGCCTGCATAGCAGTTTTATCCATACATTGATTAGCCGCAGGAAGTGTTGTAAAATGAGACTGACCCGACAGCAGAGGAATTCCACTCGTCGAGGCATCTAGATAACTAACCATTTGATTACTTGCAACATCATTCCATGCCATTATTTCTCTAATTGTTTTATTCTGTTCTCCAATTCTTGTATCTTTGCAACCAGGACTTCAATGTAATTTATTGTAAGCATTCCATCATCACCTTTATTAACCTGGTCAGGATATGTTTCTTGAACTTCTTGTGCAACATATCCTATATGTATCTTAGTATCTCGTCCATCCTTCCAGGTAAATTTAATAGTATCTCCATCTCTTTCAATAATATCTTTTAACCTAGCATCAGATGTATTAAAGAATCCAGGAGATGTAACATTTGTTGAAAAGTACCCTGCTCCAGTTACATTTAGTTTGTATCCATTTGGGTTTGTATTTCCTATACCTACACCTGTCCCATTATCGTAAATTTGACTATTTGCTAAACTATATCCATCTGTGTATTTTGATAAATAATTAGCTGTTCCTACTCCTGTAAATGCTACATCTTTAAATGAAGAATATGCTGTTGCAGATCCCCATGTCTGTTGCCAGATACGCATTCCTATTGCATCTTTTCTGAACATTACTAGGTTATCATTTCCTCCTGAAGAGTCTTGATATGATCTCAGATGTATGAAATCTGCATAAGGTCCAGTATTATTGTTTGCCCAAGAAGTGAATCCAAACTTAAGTCTGTTTGCTGTTGATTCACTTGGTGAAATTGTCCTATTATCCTCTCCAGTTAGTAGTCCCGAAGTTGTAGCCGTAGCAGAGTTTCCTGTAATATTAATACCCCAATCTCCTGATGCAACGCTTTTTATAGAAATCATCGCATTTGTAGGAGATACTGAACGATAATAATTATCTCCTTGTTTAGTAATAAATGAACTAATTGATGTTCCACTTCCTGGATTGCCATCATCAGACATATTTATATAGTTACCATTAATATATCCATTACCATCTCTTACAACAATATAATTTCCTAATGTTGATGTAGATGCATGGTAATTATCAACAGTATCTGCATTAGTTGCATTAGTTGCTGTACCTGTTAAGGCTCCTATAAAGGTTGTTGCGGAAATATCTCCAATAATTTCTGTACTTCTCTTCGCAGGTAAGGGATTTGCTGCCCATGCAATTGATGTAAAACTTGGTACAACTGTTGAATACATATCAAATAAAACATATGGAGTACTTGAATTTGAAGCCCATATATATACTCCTACCCAACCTCCTACTACCTCTATATTACCTATTCTTAAGTAATCCGCAGCTGACGCTACTGCTGCGGATAGTCGCGTTTGTCCTGAATTTATTGAAGTTGCGCCGAGTGATGTATAAATACCGAATTCTATTTCAAGAACTCCCATAATAGGTGCCCAGTTCCAATCACCTCCTACTCGGATTCTACCTCCTGCAAAAGCGGCGCCAGCCGAAGTATTGTATAATCTTACAAACCATCTACCACTTCCGGCATCGTTTCCAATTCCAGGGTAAGGAAGTACTATTCTTCTAAAATAATGGCCTGTATCTAATTTAATACTTCCATGTAATACAGTTTCAACGGTACTTGAAGTACCTAAAACAATTTGATTATTTTTAGTTGTAATTGCCTGGTATCCTATAGCTACACTATTAGTAACATTAGCTAACTGCCCAACAATACCTCCTGCCTCTGAACCAATAAAAGTGTTTTGAGACCCACTTATAATAAGCGAGCCTGATAAATTTCCAATGGCAGTATTGTTATTTCCTGTAACAATCTTTAAAGATTGATGCCCAATAGCTGTAGTGAAACTACTTCCAGTTGGTGTTTGAGATACTGCTTGATATCCGAGTACTGTATTTTGATTTCCCGTGTTATCGAGTAATGTATTTAAACCAATTCCTATATTAGTAGCGGCATTATTACCACCTCTCCATATAGTAATTGTATTTACTATAATATTATCCGTAAAGTTTTTTAGTCCTGAAAATTGTTGGTTATTTATTGTAATTACTCCTCCAAAAGCGGTTGTAGCTGGTTGCAAGGTTAAAGTACCACTTATTAATGTAGCACCAGTTGCATTAGATGCCGTTGCTACCGAAGGAATAGGAGCTAGAGTTGATACACTTGGCGCACCTTGTTCTCCCATAGGTCCAAAAACACAATTCTTTAGTCCATTTATCGATGATACATTAGCAAAACTAGAATCAAGATACAATGGAGCTCCAATTGCTCTTGGTACAATTCTTATAGTTACACCATCTTTCAAATATCTTATATTATAACCATCGTATGTAATTGATACTATAGTATCTGTTGTAAATGTAGAAGATGGATTAATGAATACATTACTTTCATAGATATACAAAATGTTTTCATTTATAAACCATGCATAATCAATAGATGTGTATGAAGAATTAAGTGTTGGATCACTATTTAATCCAACCATTAAAGCAAGTCCTATAGTAGTTGTTAATTGAGTTGACATATAACATCCTCTAGCATATCCTTCCGCAGAATATACTTGTCCATCCCATTGACCGGCATTACCTGCTGCTTTATAAAAAGCATTTGAATTTTCACCGTAAGTAACACCACCGCTAAATAATGGCGTCCAATTTGAAGTACCTCTAAACCCTTGGAAACCTTGTACTCCTTGGAAACCTTGGAAACCTCGTACTCCTTGGAAACCTTGGAAACCTCGTACTCCTTGATATCCTTGATATCCTTGATATCCTTGATATCCTTGAAAACCTTGTGTTAATCCGACGTATGGGTAATGTGCCATTGTTTATTTTTATTATTTTTAAAAAGACCGGAGGATAGGGAGGGATACGAACATCATTTTTCCCGAAGGAACAGTTACGAACAACTATGTTCCCAAAGGAACAAGAACGGACTTCTACCTCCCTATCCTCCGACTTATATTATGGTAAGTGAGTTTCAAACATACATTTTAATACAGTTGGCACATGTAGCGGATTAATAAATGCACATGGATTACCATATAATGCACTTGCGGCATAATCTAACATGAAAGGCGCTTTATGATGTATAATTTTAATAACTCTACTTAATGGTCCGGAAACAATTTCACCATAATGTAAACCCGTGACAGGATTAATTGGACCTGCATTTCCATCCCAAGCAACATATCTAAATGCAACATACATAGGAATATAAACTGGAGAATATGCAAATCTAGATGTAGGCAGATTCTTCTGGGAACGCTTATTTGCCGATGGTACATAAGTATAATAGTCAGCGTCCTGTCCTGATTGATCACGATACTTTACTAAAAACTCTTGCCATCTTCCTGAAATCATCGGAGCTAAATTTATATATTGGTTATGACCTGTTACTTCAAAATGATTAGGTCTATCAACTCCTATAAACCCGGTTGTGATATTATTCTGATGATTTCCAGATCGGTTCCAATAGTTATTTCCCCATGCAGGATATGGAAAACTTCCATTAGGGTACCATGGCGCCGGTACTATATAACCTCCACCTGGACGATAATTTGGTTTCTTATTTTTCTTTCTATAAAGAACCATTTCTATATATATATTATCATATACATTAAATACTTCCGATGACAAATCTTGTGTAATTGCGTATGGTGCAGAATCTAATGTTAATACGCTTCCGGCGGAATTAGTTACCATATTAATGGAATTAATTACTATAGGATCACCTAACTTAATTGATGGCACTGGCAAATTTCCTTTACCAATTGTCCCTTTTTCTCCCATCGGTCCAAAAACCAAATTTATTAACTTTTTGGTTGATGATACGTAATAAAGACTAGAATCAAGATACAATGGAGCTCCAATTACTCTTGATACAGTTCTTTGTACTACTCCATCTTTCCAATATCTTATATTATAACCATCATATGTTATACTTAATACGGTATTTGCGAAAGTTCCTCCATAAGTTATTGCATCTCCATTAATATCAACAGTGACACTTCCATTTTCAATTATATAAAGATCACCTGCTGCGCAGTACCAACAATAATCGATACTAGTATAACTACTATTGGCTGTTGGATCGCTATTTAATCCAACCATAAGTTGTTCACCAGTATTACTTAATTGAGTTGATACATAAGCTCCTCTAGTATATCCTTCTAAAGAATATACTTGTCCATCCCATTGAGCATCATTACCTGTTGCTTTATAGAAAGTATTTGAATTTTCTGCATAAGTTACTCCGCCATTGAATAATGGTGTCCAATTTGATGAACCTCTAAAACCTTGGAAACCTTGGGCTCCTTGTATTCCCTGAGCACCTTGGAAACCTTGAGCACCTTGTATTCCTTGAGCACCTTGGAAACCTTGAGCACCTTGGAAACCTTGGGCTCCTCCGAGTGCAATACTACTCCTAAAACCAACAGTCCCATCACTTTCTTTTACAAGAATATCGGTTGTTGTTCCGGCTGGAACAGTTGTAATTTTAAGTTTTGCTCCTGTTGTAATGTTTTTGTCACCATCCCAAGTAAACGGTTTTTCAATTTCGCTACCTAGTCCTTGATCACCCCATCTTGCACTTAAAAGTTTAATTGACGAAATCCGAATTGGAGCCGGAGTTGTAGCTGTAAGTGTTAAACGAGAATATGCATCTCCGCCATACCAATTAACATAAAACCACGCAGCGATTGCATTATGATTATTTGTCGAAGTATGTCTTACTATCCAATTTATATTATCTGCAGAAGTTTCATATACAACATTTTTTATTGGTGCTGTAGCTGTATAAGTTGAACCAATAACTAACCATTCTCCTATTGACCACTCCATTCCTGTCCAATTCCATCTTACAGAAGTTACTGTAACTCCATCAGCAACTTCGATTGTTTGATTTTCTTTTTGCGCAAATACTTCTTTATTAAGCGTTGCTGCATTATATGTTACATTATTAGATGAAGTTGAAAATGTTGGTGAAAACCTAGAAAATGCAAATAAGTCATGCCATAAATAAGGTGATATTGGTGTTTGAGCTACTTGTGTCGTATCACTTGTTATTACCTTATTTGTTAATGTTCCGTTTTGTTTAAAATTATCAATTCCAAGTGCTATAATAGAACCAGCTCCATTAACTAGGTCAGTTCCATTAAATGTTAAATTAGCTTCAGCATTAGCAGTATTTGTACCACCATCTGAAGTTAAAACTCTATTATCTGATGGGTTTGTTATTGTTGTAAATCCAGGTCCTTGGAAACCTTGAGCGCCTTGGAAACCTTGGGCTCCTTGGAAACCTTGAGCACCTTGGAAACCTTGGGCTCCTTGTCTACCTTGAGCTCCTTGGAAACCTTGGGCACCTTGGAAACCTTGAGCACCTTGTATTCCTTGGGCTCCTTGGAAACCTTGAAAACCCTGGGCTCCTTGTATTCCTTGGGCTCCTTGGAAACCTTGGGCTCCTTGTCTACCTTGAGCTCCTTGGAAACCTTGGGCACCTTGGAAACCTTGGGCTCCTTGTATTCCTTGGGCACCTTGGAAACCTTGGGCACCTTGGAAACCTTGAGCACCTTGTATTCCTTGGGCACCTTGGAAACCTTGGGCTCCTTGTATTCCTTGGGCTCCTTGTATTCCCTGAGCACCTTGAAATCCTTGGGCACCTTGAAAACCTTGGGCTCCTTGTATTCCCTGAGCACCTTGAAAACCTTGAACACCTTGGAAACCTTGGGCTCCTTGTATTCCTTGAGCACCTTGAAAACCTTGGAAACCTTGGGCTCCTTGTATTCCCTGAGCACCTTGTATTCCCTGAGCACCTTGAAAACCTTGGGCACCTTGTATTCCTTGAGCACCTTGGAAACCTTGAGCTCCTTGGAAACCTTGAGCACCTTGGAAACCTTGGGCTCCTTGTATTCCTTGGGCTCCTTGTATTCCTTGGGCACCTTGGAAACCTTGTATTCCCTGAGCACCTTGGAAACCTTGGGCTCCTTGTCTACCTTGGGCACCTTGAAAACCTTGGGCTCCTTGTATTCCTTGGGCTCCTTGGAAACCTTGGGCTCCTTGTATTCCTTGAGCACCTTGAAAACCTTGGAAACCTTGGGCTCCTTGTGGTCCTTGTTCTCCCATTGGTCCAAAAACAACATTCTTTAAACCATTAGGTGTACCATTAGTATATGATATTGTACGGAAGAAAGTAGAATCAAAATATAGAGCGTTACCTATTGCCCTTGCAACAGTTCGTTGTAGAATACCATCTTTCCAATATCTTACATTATAACCATCATATGTTATTTGTAAAATAGTATCTGATGTATATGCACCTAAAGCAACTATTACACCTCCACTTTCATAGATTTCTACACTATTGTATTCAGTGACATACCATGCATAATTAATACCTGGAAAACTAGGCGATGCAGAAGGATTATCACTTAAACCAAATAGTATATAATTAAGATTTGATTGTGGTTGAGCCGATACATAACATCCTCTAGTATAACCCTCTAATGAATATACTTCAGCATCAAAAATATCATCGTTACCTATTGCTTTATGAAATATATTTGAATTTGCACCATATACTGTGCCACCATTAAAAACAGGTGTCCAATTTGCTACTCCTCTAATTCCTTGGAAGCCTTGAGCACCTTGGAAACCTTGGGCTCCTTGTATTCCCTGAGCACCTTGAAAACCTTGGGCTCCTTGTATTCCCTGAGCACCTTGAAAACCTTGGGCTCCTTGTATTCCCTGAGCACCTTGAAAACCTTGGGCTCCTTGTATTCCTTGAGCTCCTTGAAAACCTTGAGCACCTTGAAAACCTTGGGCACCTTGGAAACCTTGAGCACCTTGTATTCCTTGAGCACCTTGAAAACCTTGTGCTCCTTGTCTACCTTGTGCTCCTTGTATTCCTTGAGCACCTTGAAAACCTTGAGCACCTTGAAAACCTTGTGCTCCTTGTATTCCTTGAGCACCTTGAAAACCTTGGGCTCCTTGTATTCCCTGAGCACCTTGGAAGCCTTGAGCACCTTGAAAACCTTGAAAACCTTGGGCACCTTGTATTCCTTGGGCACCTTGAAAACCTTGGGCTCCTTGTATTCCCTGGGCACCTTGAAAACCTTGGGCTCCTTGTATTCCTTGAGCACCTTGGAAGCCTTGAGCTCCTTGTATTCCTTGAGCACCTTGAAAACCTTGGGCTCCTTGTATTCCTTGAGCACCTTGGAAGCCTTGAGCACCTTGAAAACCTTGAAAACCTTGGGCACCTTGTCTACCTTGGGCTCCTTGGAAACCTTGGGCTCCTTGTATTCCCTGAGCACCTTGAAAACCTTGGGCTCCTTGTATTCCTTGGGCACCTTGGATTCCTTGGGCACCTTGTATTCCTTGAGCACCTTGTATTCCTTGAGCACCTTGAGCACCTTGGAAACCTTGAGCACCTTGTATTCCTTGGGCACCTTGAGCACCTTGGAAACCTTGAGCACCTTGGAAACCTTGAGCACCTTGGAAACCTTGTACTCCTTGAGCACCTTGGAAACCTTGGGCACCTTGGAAACCTTGGATTCCTTGGGCACCTTGGATTCCTTGGGCACCTTGTATTCCTTGAGCACCTTGTATTCCTTGAGCACCTTGTATTCCTTGAGCACCTTGGAAACCTTGGGCACCTTGGAAACCTTGAGCACCTTGGAAACCTTGGGCACCTTGGATTCCTTGGGCACCTTGTATTCCCTGGGCACCTTGTATTCCCTGGGCACCTTGGAAACCTTGGGCACCTTGGATTCCTTGGGCACCTTGGAAACCTTGAGCACCTTGTATTCCTTGAGCACCTTGTATTCCTTGAGCACCTTGGATTCCTTGAGCACCTTGTATTCCCTGGGCACCTTGTATTCCTTGGGCACCTTGGAAACCTTGAGCACCTTGTATTCCCTGGGCACCTTGTATTCCTTGAGCTCCTTGGATTCCTTGAGCACCTTGGATTCCTTGAGCACCTTGGATTCCTTGAGCACCTTGGATTCCTTGAGCACCTTGGATTCCCTGAGCACCTTGTATTCCTTGGGCACCTTGTATTCCTTGAGCACCTTGAAAACCTTGTGCTCCTTGTATTCCTTGAGCACCTTGAAAACCTTGAGCACCTTGAAAACCTTGTGCACCTTGAAAACCTTGAACACCTTGGAAACCTTGGGCTCCTTGTATTCCTTGAGCACCTTGAAAACCTTGGGCTCCTTGTATTCCTTGAGCACCTTGTATTCCTTGAGCACCTTGGAAACCTTGTACTCCTTGAGTTCCTTCAATACCTAATGATGTTACAACATAAGAATAGTATTGACTACCTTCTGTATAAAAAGTAACAGGATGATTACCTGAAGATTGATCGACTACATAGACATTAACAATCATTCTATCCGTAGGATCAATTTGATATGATGCAGGTATTACTAAATCTACGTAATTTTCAACTGGTATAGTGGATTCAATCCAACCTATAAGTACTTGATTTGTTGATATTGGCGCTGCTGCGTATGGTGTACCGGTACTATCTGCTAGTTGTATAGTACAGAATGTATCTGTATTAAAACCAGTTGCTCCTTTTAAGAAATGTAAATGAAATTTTTGAGGTCCTGGTGGAATAACATTAACTCCTAATCCACTTGCATCAGTAATATATGTTTGAACTAATACTGGAGTTGTTCCAGTAGTTGTTACTGTAATAGTTTGAACCGATCCAGTGGTTGGTAATGTACCTATTTGTTTATATTCTAAAGGTGTCTGTGTTACTGATTGATTAAAATAGTATATCTGTCCGGATGAAACGCCTAATGGACCTTGGTCACCTTGAAAACCTTGAGCTCCTTGTATTCCCTGAGCACCTTGGAAACCTTGGGCACCTTGAAAACCTTGGGCACCTTGAAAACCTTGAAATCCTTGGGCTCCTTGTATTCCTTGGGCACCTTGAAAACCTTGGGCACCTTGAAAACCTTGAAATCCTTGGGCACCTTGAAAACCTTGGGCACCTTGAAAACCTTGAAATCCTTGGGCTCCTTGTATTCCCTGAGCACCTTGGAAACCTTGGGCACCTTGAAAACCTTGGGCACCTTGAAAACCTTGGGCACCTTGAAAACCTTGAAAACCTTGGGCACCTTGAAAACCTTGAAAACCTTGGGCTCCTTGTATTCCCTGAGCACCTTGGAAACCTTGGGCTCCTTGTATTCCCTGAGCTCCTTGTATTCCCTGAGCACCTTGTAATCCTTGGGCTCCTTGAAAACCTTGGGCTCCTTGAAAACCTTGTATTCCCTGAGCACCTTGAAAACCTTGGGCACCTTGTATTCCCTGGGCGCCTTGAAATCCTTGAGCACCTTGTATTCCTTGAGCACCTTGTATTCCCTGAGCACCTTGAAAACCTTGGGCACCTTGGAAACCTTGGGCTCCTTGAAAACCTTGAGCACCTTGAAAACCTTGTATTCCTTGGGCTCCTTGTATTCCCTGAGCACCTTGAAATCCTTGGGCTCCTTGTATTCCCTGGGCGCCTTGAAATCCTTGAGCACCTTGAAATCCTTGGGCTCCTTGTATTCCCTGAGCACCTTGAAAACCTTGGGCACCTTGGAAACCTTGGGCTCCTTGTATTCCCTGGGCACCTTGTATTCCTTGGGCTCCTTGTATTCCCTGAGCACCTTGAAAACCTTGGGCACCTTGGAAACCTTGGGCTCCTTGTATTCCCTGGGCGCCTTGGAAACCTTGAGCACCTTGAAATCCTTGGGCTCCTTGTATTCCTTGGGCACCTTGAAAACCTTGGGCACCTTGAAAACCTTGGGCGCCTTGGAAACCTTGAGCACCTTGTCTACCTTGGGCACCTTGTATTCCTTGAGCACCTTGAAATCCTTGAGCACCAGTTCCTTGGAAGCCTTGAGCACCTTGGAAACCCTGAGGACCATTAGCTGGCCCTTGAGGACCTTGAGGTCCTGTGTCAACAGTTCCACCTAGATTTTTTAGTGAACCATATTTGTCATGGACGAATACCGGACCTAGGTCTGTGCTGGAATTTCCATATTTATCTAGTCTTTGTATGTTCATGAAACTTCGGCTGATATGTAGTATGTGGTATTGGGTTGTGTAGATTCTAGGTGAATATAATCACCTTTTGCAAATTTATATTGAGTAACATCTCTAACTGAATCTCCATCATTTAAGATAAACTTGTAAAGAAGCGTTTCAATAGCCCCTGCAGCAGTATCAAGTCGGCTAACTGTAAGATTGTAACTCGCGGTTATATTATTGATAACTAGAAGAGAAATTATCATGCTATCGTAGGCGCAATTTATTTGAGTTCCGCCTGGAATATCAATGGTACCTTGAAATACTAAATTCATAATTTTTTCTTTTTTATTATATATTCGTAAATCAGGAGGGACTCCTTATAAGGGTTAAGAGTCTATTGAAGATTTAATTTCTTTTTGTAGGGAATCTACTGTGCTTTTATCCTTTTTTAAGGATTTTACAAGGATTCTTTTAATATCAGAATCTGCCATTTTAATAAGTTTTTCAGTGGACTTCATTCTGGCATCAAGTTTAACAGTACTTACGTATTTTTGAAGAGTTTCATTTTCCTGTCCAATAGCATCCATGTTATCAATGATTGCATTTTCTAGTTCGGTTAATGAATCCTCTTTAAGTTGAAATGCTGCACTACCGCTATTAGTACTACTGCTACTATAAGAACTTGGACGTGATGTTTCAGAATATGTATATGGGTCCTCTTCTGCTGAAGCTTCAGCTTCAGCTTGAAGTTCCTCAATTTGGTCTTGTTCAATTTTTAACTTTCCAAGTTCAACTCTAACGTCAACCAATTTATCTGCTAATTGTCGAAGTTTTCTCTTTTTCATTGGATTTAAAAAAATACCCTTAATCCAATCAAAGAAACCCTCATTTATAAGTTGATTGATTTGTTCTTCATTCAGTTCGCCTTCATGAATTCTATGGATTTCTTGAACCATATCGCTCATTTGGTACTCTTCAAATAATTTAACCTTTTTCATTTAGAATTGTGGAATTGCTCCAATTTTTTTAGCACGTTTTCTCCAAAGATCGACCACTTGTGTTCTCTCCGGTTGACTTAAACCTTGAGTATCTAAGTATCTATTTAGGGTATTTATCATTATTTCTCCGCGAACTTGAGATTCTAATCGGAGTCCTTCTAGATTTGCATCAATTTCTTTGGGTAGGATGAGGTAGGTTGATTGAGGTAAGAGCCCTTGGTGTATCAATTCACGTTCCATAGAATCATCACCAGATGGCTTGCCAGGTATGTAGTTTCCAATGCTCTCACCACCTTGGGTTATATGTTCTACTTCATGTCGGACAACATCAATAAGATGGAAATATAGTTCACTAAAGTATTCAGGAAGCCAAGCGGCTTCGATACCAAAATCAATAATTATAAATGGCGTTTGAGAGTTGTCATCATTGTCAAAGTCTCGACTATCGGCTCCTGTTGAATCAAATGATGTGAATCCTAGGATTGGTTGTCCATTAACACTTCCAAAATAAATTGTAGCATCAATGTCGAATTCGGGTCCATTCGCTTTTACTTGTTTAAATAAGGTTGAATGGGTTTTGCCTAAATGATAGTCCAAATTCCATTGAGCAAAAATATCATTTGCTAACCTTAAAGACATTCGGTCAAGTGTTTTTTGAGTCATATTCTTGTTTAATATTATATGAACCCATTCTAAAAAGTTTATCTATATTTTATAAAATTATATACGAAGATATTTTTAAAAACCACAGCTCGCACTAGTGTCTCCAATAACACCTTCTGTTGATATTTCGTATAAGCCACCGTCCCAATAAGTTCCAGACGCAGGATAGGCTTGAGTTTGATTTAATCCAAAATAAAGACCACCTCCATTATAAGGAAATGTTAAAAGAGAATTAGTATATACGATATCTCCAGTAGAAAGTGCAGCTAGACTTTTTGCAGCAAAAAGAGGTTCAGTGACTTCATACGGAGGAGCGCAGCCTGGGTTAGTTTCAAAAACGTTGTCGGATCCGCCAATGGGAGTCCTATAAAATTGATAAAATGCAGGAACTTCCAGTCGATTAACTAATTTAATGTTACCTTGAGGCACTGAATTAACCTTGAATGTTGCACCCGGTGATATACTTAATACATATTGTCCTAATCCAGGAGTTCCAGTTTCTACTACAAGGTATGGTGCCGTTCCGGAAATGTTCAATGCAGTGTAAAGAATAGAATCAGTAGGTGGCGATAGATATAAATAATCATAATTATAATCTACAAGTGCAAGTCGGATATCCGGTTGTGTGTTAAACGCATCAATAGCATTGGCATTTAAAGATATAGCATTCCATCCATCGGTTGGAGCTACTGGAGTTGCAATATAATCGGTAGTATTACCGCTCATTGATCCACCTGTGTTGTATCCTGATATTTGGAAGAAATCAGCTGCTGAAATATTTGTGGTAGTTGATGGTTTATCTGCCTGCACTACCATAATATTATTAGCTAGATCTCCTCCAAAGTGTACCCATAATGTTGCAGAAGTGATTTGAGTTGTAAAGCCACTGTCCATTGTAGAAAATGCCATAAAGTATCTACTAATTGCTGCTCGCCAATTGCCGAATGTGAAATTGTTCCAAGAAGCTCCAATGGAGTCTTGTACATCTTGATTAACTCTAGCAATAGGAAGGTTACCATATCCATTATCACGGTTAGATAGCCATTGATTTTGGTCAAATTGTTCTCCAAAGGAATCTGAATCTTCAACTAAAATGCTTCCTCTAGTTGTCGCTGATGTTATATTATATTCCATTATTCTAAAATTGATGATATTAGTTCAACCCAAGTTTGATCTGGATTAAAATAGATTGTTGATGTATTATCTATATTATGTCCAATAATTCTAACTACATTACCTGAAGCAGTTGGGGCTGTTGCTGTAAATAATCCATCACTGGTAGACATGTATAGGGTTGATCCTGATATTGAAGTAGTGTATGATGCTGCATTATATCTAGCATATCCTCTTATTAACATACCAGCTGCTGGATTTGTTCCGAGTGCTATAGCAAGCATTCCTAACGAATGCGTAGTTGATGTTGAATTTGTTAATGTCCATGTTAATGATGAATTTAGGTAATATAATGATCCTGGCGTAAATCCTTGAGCACCAGTTCCAAAATATGCAATTTCACCAGATGATGCAGGAGCAGCAGCAGGAGGTACATAATTTCCTCCGGTTCCTTGATAGCCTTGATATCCTTGAAAACCTTGAGCACCTTGGAATCCTTGAGCACCTTGGAAACCTTGAGCACCAGTTCCTTGGGCACCTTGGAAGCCTTGAGCACCTTGGAAGCCTTGAGCACCTTGGAAACCTTGAGCACCTTGGAATCCTTGAGCACCAGTTCCTTGAGCACCTTGGAAACCTTGAGCACCAGTTCCTTGAGCACCTTGGAAGCCTTGAGCACCTTGGAATCCTTGAGCACCTTGGAAACCTTGAGCACCAGTTCCTTGAGCACCTTGGAATCCTTGAGCACCAGTTCCTTGAGCACCTTGGAATCCTTGAGCACCAGTTCCTTGGGCACCTTGGAATCCTTGGAAACCTCGATCACCTCGATCACCGGCTCTACTAAATGTAACCATTGCTCCTGTTCCTGGTACCATGGTACCAATACCTCCTATATAACTAACAGTTATGTAACCCATATTACTTACGCTAGTAGAAAGTATTTGATAATCTGCGTAATCGGAGGTTCTTCCTAAACGGCTAATTCGTAAATTACCTTTAATTGGGTTCGTACTAGTACCCAATGCAGTTACCCAGCTAGTGGAACTTGCACCATCAGCATCAAAATTACTAGTAAAGATAGTTGTTGTAGTTGCAAATGTAGTGCCATTAAATCCAATACCCCCGGGCGGTGGAGATTGAAAAGTACCATAAAAATTAACAACAAACCTTAAACTATCTCCTCCATAATTTCCAAAACTTCCTTGTATTCCCTGAAAACCTTGGGCTCCTTGGAATCCTTGATCACCTTGGAAACCTTGGGCTCCTTGTATTCCTTGAGCACCTTGATATCCTTGATATCCTCGATCTCCAATGTCTCCTGTTCTTTGGAACGTAATATAAGCACGTTGGTCTGGAGGTGCAGTTCCACCAACAGGGCTAGAAATAAATGCAATTGGAACGTCGAAATGGTCATTATGTTCAGTATGGTTACCTGTTATATTAAAAAGTGCATAAAGTAGAGGGTCAGTATATGAGGTTATTTTAAACGTACCTTTAATTTGAGAAGATGAGTCATCAATTGTCTGTAAGAATGATTGGATATCCACTGAGTTATAGTCTAAATATGAAATATACATCATTGTACCAAATTCATTGATTCTTACATGTCCTGCAGTCAAATTTGTAGGATCAGTTGTAATATCATCATAATAAAACTCAAACGTTGCTCCACCAAAAGATCCTGGTTCACCTTGGTCTCCTTGTGTTCCTTGAAATCCTTGTACACCTTGTGCACCTTGAAATCCTTGAAATCCTCGAGGACCTGTTTTTGCATATGATACTATAAGTTCAGTACCTACAGGCCAAGTTGTTCCAATAGCAGATACAGTTCCTCCAACGTATGATAATTCAATAGTACTATAAGTTCCAGTGCTTCCACCAGTTATTGTATAGTCTAAATATTCAGTTGTTCTGCCTGGTTTGGTAATTCTTAAACTTCCTCCAAGTGCAATCATTGAAGTAAACCATGCAGTTGCATTTGCATTATCATCATCCGTATTGCTTGCAATAATAGTAAGAGTTGGGCTAGGAAGTGTTGTTGTATTACTAAATGTAATTGCTCCAAATCCCGCAGTAACTCCATTATAACTTCCTACTAAAAATCTTAAACTATCTCCACCATAATTTCCTACTGATCCTACAGATCCTTGATGTCCTTGTCTACCTTGAAAACCTTGATAACCTTGATAACCTTGGGCTCCAGGAGTTCCAGGGCTTCCAGGTGTACCTACAGCTGAAGCTCCTTGTGTTCCTTGAAAACCTTGCGTTCCTTGTCGACCTTGAGCACCTTGAAAACCTTGGAAACCTTGTCTACCTTGAGCTCCTTGTCGACCTTGAAATCCTTGGTCTCCTGTAGTTGTAGCAACTGCAGTAGGTACCCATACCCTGTCGCCAACGAGTGCTCCAGCTAGGATTAAAGCAGTATCACCCGAGGTTACAATATATAATTTAAGTACCTTTTCAACATCATTATCAATATCGATAGTTCCATCATTATTAGTTCCCATTACTCTGAATCCATGAATAACTTGTCCAATTAAGTCCAAGTTGTAATCCATTTCTGGGTGAAATAAGGCTCTTCCAAGTTCTCCTGGATATAAAGGGTTATATTTACCCAATGGTCCTCGTTCTTCAGAATTTTGTAAATTATCTTGTGGCATACGTTTTATTTATATTTATAGTATAGTTTCTTTAATTTTTCTACAGAATCTTGAAAATAGATTGAAATATATCCGCATTCAATATAGTTATATTGCAGTAAAATATATTCATTAAGTTTAAAACTATCAAAAAGTTCTTTAACTTCTATCATGTCAATTAAATATCCTTTATTTAGGTTTAAAATTGAAATTTTATTAACATTTGAAGTTTTTGTTACAAATTCTTCTCCTGAATTATAGACTAAATTTTTATCTGTATCATTTTTATCAAAACTAAATGATTTTAATTCAAAAAGATTAAGTGACTTACAATCCAGATTTTCAAATCCTGAAGGACTTGCCCATCGCTCAATAAATGCTATTAGAACATCAATGTTCTCAAATTTAACAGTTTTAGTAATGTTGGTATGATGTTCCCTCATAGAAAAAAGCATGTTAAAAACTGGACCTTCATTCTGTTGAATTTGGTCTAAGTATTTTAGGGCAATATTGAGAGATATTCTGTCAAGTATCATTTATACGAAATATTTTCTCATTAGAAATGTAACTATTGCTCCACTTGCTGTTAATAAGGCAATAAGTACTTTAACAACTCCATTTTTCCATCTGACAAGAGATTTATGTTCTTCAATTAATTTATCACGCTCAACCTTCCATTCCTCTTGTTCTTGTCTAAATTCTGAATTCTTTTTATTTTCTACAATCACACCATCAAAGGGATTCAGGAGTTGTTTTTTCAATCCTCTAATCTCTTCTTTCATTTCATTTTGATTCTCCATCAATTTTTCTAATGTGTTCTCTATTTGAATATAATTAGGGTCTTCAATTCGTCTTTTGAATGAAGAAAATAAATCATACAGTTCAAGAATCATTTCTTGTGGGCTTTGGTCTTGCTTCATATACAGCATTGGGTCTTTTTAGTCTATAATATATATCAAACTAAAAAGACCCAATGTGGGTTTTACTATGTATTTATAGGATTATTTATATAACTTTGCAGTAAAGTTACGGGCTCCTCTTGGAAGATTCTCGCCGTGAGGTCCTTTTGCTTTATAATCTTGTAGTAATTTAATGGCCTCTTCAGGTGATGTTGCTTCAACTTCCCAATCCCATTCCATTCCATTCGTATCATCGAAAAATACTGTGTAAATACTTTTCTTTGCTTCATCTATTCCAGAGCCAATTTCAGGAGTTCCATAGTGTGCAATCCATTCTTCTCTAGTCATGTTAGCAGCTTGAGCCTGCATTCCTAAGAAATCATATTCATGCATAATTGTTTCAGATTCTGTAACTTTATCATAAAGTTCAGTATCTCCATTCCATTTCCAATCAGCAGCATCAAAATCTTTAAGTTTCTTAGCTTTTTGATATTCTGAAGACGATAAATGGTCAGCATTAAGATTTATAGCACCTTCGCCAATAAACTCTTCGAATAATTTTACTTTTTTCATATCTTTATTAATTTTTTGGCCAGATCATTAGAGTTCCTGGATCGTTCCATTCTAACCACCAACCTGTTTTTTCAACTGTTGTTCTAAACTGTTTTAGTACTCCATTAGCATATTTTGATGAGTTGCTATAGTAATCAAAAATTGGATTACCTCCAAGTTCTTCTCCATTATCACCTGCGATCCAAATTCCTTCAGTTTGTCCGTTGAATTCTTCAGAAGTTCGGACAGTTCTAAGTTTGTATTTAGTTTCTAATAGGTTCATCAATTCGTCTCTAGTAGAATCTTTTGCCTCATTCATAAATGATTCTGTAAGATTACCATCCTTGTCTATGGCATCTGAATAAAGATATTCTCCTTTGCCATTGTAAGTAACTGTTTTTGCTACATATTCTTTTGTCTCAGGATTCCAATAATGAGTTTTACCACCAGGTTCTGTCATTTTTTTCAGGACTCCATTTCTAGCATTACTAATTAGTGTTGCATTAACCTTTGCAGTTAAGGTGTCGTGATTTGTTAATTTATCTTGGGAGGCTGCTGCTAAGGCTTCATTAGTAACTGATTCATTCCAAACAACCTGTCCTCCAGCATCTTCAATATGAAACTTGGCTCTTGGAAATTCTTTTTTAAGGGCTTCATATTTTGCAGGGATCAAGTCTTGAATTTTAATATTGTTCGACTGTCCAACTACTTTATTATACTCAATGGCTACAATCGACCATGGTCCACCATCTCCGGCTCTAACGCCTTTCATCATTTTACCCCAAGAAGTTGTGGCTTCTGCGATATATTGTTCAAATAATTTTACTTTTTTCATAGTGAATAAAAAGGTCCTTTGTTTATTTTTTTAAGATATGTCATTTCAGAGTCAGTCAATTTAGATGCAATTAACTTTTGCCATTGTCCTCTTTGTTTTGTACGAGGTAGTAATAAAAATTGTTTAATGTCCTCATCACTTTCTAGACGTGAAACAATTTTAGTAACGGCAGCATCCGATTTCCATTTTTTATATTGGTCTTTCCAAGACGTTGAGTTTTGAAAGTCTTGTCCTGCGTCAGTTCCTAACCACATTGCAAAAATCCATGGAGAAAACCATGTAAGTCCCCAAGCAACTGGTAAAAGAGTATCTATTAGATTAGCCTCGTTAACAAATTCTTCGTATAGTTTTACATGTTTCATTTCCATTTTAAGTTTAATTCATCAGTCATTGCATCCATTAAATCATTAAATTTAGACGGATCTTTCATTACTGCTTTTATCTTAGTTTTTATCTCATCATCAGATAGTTTCAAATTTCTTACCCAACCTTTAGCATCAGCTAGATTCATTGGGTCTTTAAAGAAATCTTTTATATTGGTAGATTCGTTAACTGTAGATTCATGAACACCTGGTCCATTTTCTATTTTCTCTAATGAAACCCAATATACTTTATCATTTCCGTAATTGTCTACAAAACTGGATTCTACGCCTGTCCATCTTTTAATAAATTTACCTAAACCTGATTGAGGTCCTCCGTATTTATCGTCTTTTACTTTAACCATTAAATATTCCTCATTACTTGAGGGTCTCTTTGATGGGGCCTTAAACTCTACAACATTGAATTGTTTTCTGATTAAAGTTTCCAGTTTTTTAATATCGCTATCAATTCCATTATTAGATTCCTTAATTGGAATTTCCGGCATGTATTTATATTTTTGGTATTGATTGTTTGAAAGCTCTGTAGCCTTAATGTACTTTTCTAACTGATCGACTGTATTAAATATACGTCCACCTGCATCAATATCATAACCTTTGTAGTATTGGTTATATTTGGCAGCAAGTTTTCCACCATTCATTTTCTCCCATTCTTTCTTAAAAAGAATTTGGTCGTTTCCAACAATTTCATTTGGAAATACATCCTTACCTTCAGTAATGTACTGCTCGAATAATTTTACTTTTTTCATACTAATGAATTATACTCGAGAAACCCAAGTATATATGTTTTTGTTAGGAACTCCTAATAGAGTATCTCGAACTTCCATTCTAATTAAATAATCTTTATCTGTTTTACCATCAATAAACTTACAAGTGATTACATCACCGGTTTTAGCTTTTGATAGGTCCAAAGATGCAATGTCTCTAACACTGAATCCTGCTGATTCAGGTGATTTACCTTTCTCCCAGAAACTAACTAATGCCTGTGCCGCTTTAGTTGAATCATTATTTGCTTTTACAGTATTGTTTGAACCAATACTTGGTATGGTAACTTCTTCCCAGTAGGTTGCACCACTCATTTTCTCTTTTTTTGATTCATTTACAAATCCTTCGAATGTAGATATGTGTTTCATATTATTGTACTTGTATATTTGTTCTAATTGATAATCCTGAATAACCATTCCAGATTCCAATGTTAAAGTCTGGTATAATTTTTTCAATTTTCTTTAAATTACCAATATGTATTGCGGTCATTGGTAATTCTATAAACCAAACTCCATAATTTGTAGTTGCAGTTAATTGATATTTTTTCATACCAATTCCAATAAGACTATCAATTATCTTTTGAACCTCTTCTGGATATACTTCAGACTTTGCCTCGTTTGTAAGACTTTCATTTTCATTCCAAATAGTTTGTAACCAAGCCTCTAAACTTTTGAGTTCTTTAACTGACTTTGGTTTGCCATATTCGTCCATAAAAGCCTTTCTGAATCCCGTGAAAGAATCTGCCTCTTGAGCCATGATATGAATATCTCCAATACTGGATTCATAAATAAAGGATTGAGACTCTCCTAAGAACTCGTTAAATAGTTGCATATGTTTCATGATTATTCTATTGATGTTACATCTTTTTCTAAGTTTTCAGTTGAAAACTCGATAGGTAATGAAACGTAACTCTTTTTAGTATCGCCATAAGGGGCTGCAAAAATCTTTCCGGAAGAGATTCCAGAAGTTTTAGTAACTTTCCATGTTTCACCATCTTTAAAGTTTAGAATAGTACCAACTTTAATGTCTTTAACATTGATTCCTTCGCTAACTTCTGATTCATTAACTTCAAATCCATCTGATTGGATTGCTTTCTTAGCCTTACGCAATTCAACTGCATTTTTGGCTTTAACCATCATCTCTTCAGAATCTATTCCAGGCTCTGCAATCGCATCAACTCCAGCATCATGTAAAATGTTTTGAACGTATTCTACGTCATCCTCATCGGTATTGTAATTAAAAGAGAATGAATATTCTTTAGCTTCATTTAAGTTTCTTTCAAAGATTAAACCCGGGTCTTGTAATGCACTACTACCAGAAATATTTTTGGCAATAGCCATAATAACATCTTCATATCTTTTTTTAGTTAATGATTCGCTATGTTCTGTATTTAATACAGGTGCAATCTGTTTAACTAATTTATCTATTAAAGATGTATCAATTTTAGACTTCCTTGAATTAATACTTTTATTAGAAACTGATATCATAGCTTCATTTAAGAATTCTTCGAATAATTGTGTATATTTCATATTATTAATATATTATATTTTGTTTATATATCAAGATTTTCAAGATAGTTTATAATCTCGGTCCAATCCTCAAATCCTGGTTGTCCAAACTGAATCCATTCTCCACGGAATTCGGCAGCGCCATTATTTGGACGGTCGTCGATTAAGAAATCACCAATACAAAGGTCTTTACGATGTGAGATAATTAACCTCTTGTGCGCATATTTACCAAGATTCTTTTGTACCCATCTTCTTTTAGATGAGAAACTTGTTGGATTGCTCCAAGGTGCAGTTGTTAGGAAATAGATGTCAAATTTATCCCATAGGTATTTGACTGCTTCAATAGCACCTGGAATAGGTTCTGGTTCTTCAAAAAGTTCTTTGTCAATTGAAGTTAACCTCCCAAGTTTTTCAACGGCATTGGGTCCATGTCTCTTGATTGCATGACTCTCTAAGTCTACCATTACTCCATCAAGGTCAATATAAAGTATTTTTTTCATAGTGTTTTAATTATAATGTAAATATAAACAAAAAACCTGACACGGTAAAATGTCAGGTTAATTATTTTTGTTAAAGTTTTAATATTTATCGTTACGTCTTCTTTCGTCTCTTTTATACAATCTTCGAAAAACCATAGATAGCCCAAAGAATGATCCCGCAATACAATACAAAGCGAAATTCGCCCATAGCAAACTTCCAGTCATCCCTATCAGCCAATATTGGACGGCGTCGAACCCCAAAGGGTTGAAAAACAGGGCTAACATCATGCACCATGTCGCCAGGTTTGATTTGGTTATTTTTATTTTTTGTATAAGTTTCACTATCGGGGTCCATAATTATTAATTTAGTTAAAATACTGAATATTAAACGAAATATATTTCTTCGAAGTGAAGAACATCAAGTTTATTATTAACATTAATTAATTCTAATGCATTAATTAAGTCAGAATATTCAATAACAGAATCTGTTTGAATTTGTCTAAAACCTTGTAAGAAATCAAAGGTTGCCAAATCAATTGCAAAAATTGATTGAGAATCTTTCATATATTTATTAAAAAGGTCCAGTTCTAATTGGTAAGCTTTTTCAACAATATCAACTAGACTTGTAAATTTAAAATTAGGTTCAACCTTTGGTAAGGCAGGAACACAATTCCAATCTACTAAATACTTTTGTAATTTTTGAGCATGTTCTAATTCTGATGCAGTTTCACCAGCAAAGAAAGCTGTTGCATTTTTGTAGTTTTTATCAGCACACCAGTTGTGAGCAGCGTTGTAAAAATAATGTGCAGTGTACTCATCACCAATTCGGGCATTAAGAGTATTTACTACCACGTCACTAAGAGTCATTGGATTTACCATAAAATTTATTATATTTTTTATAGGTTATATATCCATTAATTAAAAAGTTTCTTTAGGCTACGACTTTCTACAATTTGTTTAACTTTATTAACATACCCAGGGTCTTCTGCATAACTTGCATCCAAATATTGATAGTACTCCGATTCACTTTTAATATTTCCTAAGTACCTACTCTGATAGAATGCATAATCATAGACACTTTCTCTCCACGAATTATATTCAGCATGGTTAAGATTGGTCCCAATTGATGTGGTTATCCTGGATTTGGCCTCTCGCATACCAAAGAGATTATTGTTCTCAAGGAAAACTTCGCTCTTCCATTGGCCAGTTTCTATCATCGATTGTGCCATAGGAATCCATGGATATCTTACGTTTAAGTCAGCAAGCATAGTAGCCATCTTCTCTTTACTAAATGCATCCTTTTCATTAATGAGGGTGATTCTCTCCTCTGATGTTAAATTTTGAATAGAATTACTGAGTCCAATCTGGTACGCGATAAAACTCGCGCTAATAAACATAATTAAAAAGATGGTTCCAATCTTAAAATAAATAGATGTTCTAATCCTTTTAAATGCTAAAGAATCTTTGCAATAAGTGTAAATCATAATTTAGTGTTTAATATTAATATGTAAATATAAACAAAAAACCTGACACGGTAAAACTTTTATTGAATTATTTTCAATAAAAAAAGCGTACCATAAGATACGCTTTAATTCTTTTAACCCGGACCGCCAACTCCAAACATTACCAAGTCTTCCGATTCATAGTAATCTAAATCAAAATAATCGCAGTCAAAACGGACTACTTCATTAATTTGATCCTCGTTAATCTTTTCTTTAACCCTTGGAATGTCTATCAAAGTGGCTTCTGCTTCGATAAACTCCATTGTATTAAGATATTTTAGGTTTTAGTACCAGTTTATATATCGCCTTTAATTCGGTCTTCCCAGTAAGATGCATAATCTGCAACAGTTCCTTTGAATTGTCGAATTTTTACCAGTCTTGGGTCTTCGCCATCTCCTGGTTCGACTGGATTAATTTCATTATTAGGTTGAATATCCTCTAAGCCGATTGTTTTGGCCTCGTCAATTGTAAATTCTTTAAATGTTTTCATTAATTATATATCACGATATGTAATTTAATAAAATGTAACTTAATTTATATCCTACAAAGGCTCCAATCGCTGATGGTATTGGAAACACTATTAGTTTTCCAAAATCTGTAACATATTTAGGTCTATTTAAAATCTTACCCATAAAAGAATAGTATGTCAAATAACCTAGTATAACTGCAATGTCGGTTTTGGTTGCAATAAATACTACTAAGGTGGCTCCAATAAAAGCAAATATAAAGTTATCTCTGACCCCTTCCCAAATTTCTTTATTGGTGGCTTCTTTCCACTCCTTAACTATTTTACGGACTTTTGCTTTATGTTCTTTCATACTATGGATGATAATTGTAGTTAGTATAATCAGTAGTAGTAGTGGCTTGATAACTTAAATTTATGTTTTCTTCCATTTTTAATATCATACCTACTAAAGTTTCAGGTTGTTCCTTGATTAGTTTAATTAAAGTTTTTGATGTAATGTTTTCAAAGATTTGAACACCATTGTCAGATTTTGCCTTAAGTTCATATACTACCATAAATTAGTTACTTAGTGGTGCTTTAATTTCTGCGTGTGATTGATAGTTCTCAACAGTAAAATCACCTCTATCATATGTGAATATTCCGCCACCTATTCTCATTTTATTGTTTGGGTTTATTTTTAACGTCGGTAATGGAAAAGGTTCACTAGTACTGTATGGAATGTTATAAGTTTCAAAATACTCACTCATACCCCCACCAAATGGCATTAATTCATCAACTGCTTTATTGTATTGTTCCTCACCCATTTTGTCTTTTAGCATTTCTGCCCTTTCTGGGAATTTTAATTCTCTTCCTATTTGTTTCTTTGCTTGTTCAATATGATTTGAATAAAGGTGAACATCGCCAAGATTTCCAATTAACTGATCAGGAACCATATTGACCTCTTTTGCCAAGATTTCTAATAGGAGTCCATAACTTGTAATGTTGAATGGTAAACCTAAGAATGTATCTACTGAACGTTGATTCCACATTAGGGAGATTGCTCTGGTTGGGATTCCAGTTAAATCATTACCTTCCATATTTACTGAATCATAACCATATCTTTTCCAATATAAATCTTCTCTTTCACCTTCACTCAACTCTCTTGTATAAACTTGAATTCCATAATGACAAGGTGGAAGAACCATTTGGTCTAATTCTCCAACATTCCAAGCATTGACCATTAATCGTCTTGAGTCTGGATTTGTTTTAAGATCGTTGATTAGATTTTGGATTTGGTCTACCCATACGTTCCCAATAAAGATTTCACCTGTTTCTGAGTTCATGGTAGGTTTTACATCCCATTTTCTCCATTGCTTACCATAAATAGGCCCCAACTCACCCCACATCTTTCCAAACTCATTATCTGTTTTAATTTTGTTGATGAACTCTTCTTGCGTTAATGATTCTACCTGACCAGTCATTCCCATTGTAATTGAATATCTCTTATAACAGTCTCCATCCCAAATATGGCAATTATTATCAACCAAATACTTAATATTTGTATCACCTCGTAAGAACCAAAGAAGTTCTGTTACGATTGTTTTGAATGGCATCTTTTTAGTTGTAAGTAGTGGAAACCCTTCGGACATTTTGTGTCTTATTTGGCGTCCAAAAACTGAGACCGTTCCTGTACCTGTCCTGTCACCTTTAACTACTCCATTGTCTAATATGTCTTGGAGCAGGTTGGTGTATTGCTTGTCTAAAGTATTATTTTTTATCGCATTTATTTTTTCCATGGTCTCTACTAATAACGGTTTTTGTTGTAAATTTTCCACATATACTACATGTAGCACAGTTTTTTTCTTTATTTTTTGGTTTTTTTAGTGACTCTATATGTGTATTACTTAAAGGTTTTCCTTTTTTAGTTTTTGAAGTTGATTCACTTCTTTTTTTAATTCTTTCAGGTGAATCTTTTTGTTTACTTCTAGCAATACTTAATTTTTTTCTGTGCTCGTCTGTAAATATAACACCTTTTTTAAAACCTCCAGTATTACCTCCATCTCCTTGCTCAGGTATTAAATTTGCAAATTCTTTACTATTAACAACATCCCATAATTTTGAATAATACAAACCCATTTGTATTAATTTTTCTTTATCTTCAGTTTCAAATAAAATTGTTGTTTTTATATCATTAGATGATATGTTATGTGTTTTTAAATGTCTTTTCCATACGGTGCCACTTCCCTTATATTTATAAGGATCGGTATTTACACATTTTCCTAGATATTTTAAACCTAATGGTGATTCTTTTAAATATAATATTATCATGATAAATTGTTTTATTTATATATCACGATAATATTATCTAAATTGTTCATTACAATATGTCTTTATATGAATCTGTTTCTTTTAATATTGCGTCAAATGAGATTAAATTATCAACCCTAACTGTATTATCTTCAAGGACATGTCCTATCATCCTAGGTCTAAATACAATATCATCTAATAGAGTTTTTAACTCCTTTCCCCTGGGCGTATCGAGGACTTTGATTTCTGCAAAAAGAGTATCTCCTTCCACTTGAAGGTTTTCGACTTGATGCGAAACTCTTTCTAAAGAGGTAAAAGAAGTACTTTCAGGATAACCAAGTTCTCCAAACATTTGAACTCCATTCGAAACTTTCTGTTTAAATTGAGCAACCATTTGTTCTAAACATTCATCAGTGTACATTCTACCATTAAGATTAACCGTGTTGGATTTTAATACTGATGTTTTCATTCATTTAACTATTTGAGTTGGAAGTTCTAATTTAAGAAATTTGTAAAGTGCCTCTTGAGATGGTCTGGCATTCTCATGTTGGTGTGGTATAATCCAAGCCTTTCCGTCATAATTAACAATAGGCTTTGGCGTAATCATATACTCTAAAATTCCAACAGCATTTGTAGTAACTACGTCTTGATGCTTTTCATTAACAATTGTAAATCTACCATCCAGTAAATCATACACTCTGAAAAGGTCACCTTCAAAGTTTAAGAGACTTAAACGAGGACAGTGCGTCGTATGCACATAATTGGCCTTTGATTTATCAAGTTCTTTGATTTTAGTTGCAACTTTTAATATTGCTGAATTGATATGCTTTTGCTTTTCTTCATACATTTTTACAATATCTTCACGTCTTCCATCATCAAGAAGGGTTTTAAAAACTAATTTTTCAATCTTGCTAATTAACTTTGATTTGATGCTCATTGGAGCCGATTCTACTGGAAGGAATATCAATTCCTCAATTTCGTATTTGTCAAATTTAAGTTTGAATTTAACCGAACGTGAGTATTTTTCAATAACTTCTAAATCAACGTTCATATAAACTACAGGGCCAAGTTTAACCCACAACACCCTTCCACCTTCTTGGGGTTTTGGCAATTGAACCTTTACACTAGAACCAATAACATTGTCTAGCATAAATTCAATATATTTCTTATTTAGTTCCATCTAGCTATTGATTTGCTCGTTGTCAGTCCCTTTGTCAAATCTTCCTAAGAAGTACTTATATGCTTTGTACCCGCAATACGCAAACCATGAAACAATAAAGAATTCTATTGCAGGACCTGGGTAATTTGTAAATACCCATAGAAAGGCACTAACTATGAACATTAAGACTCCAATAGAGCCAATTGCGGCAAAGATTGCCTTGATTTTGTTAATCATTATATAAAGTTTTAAAATTAAACACTCTCGTTATCGGTAAAATCTTTTAGGTCTTTGATTTCTTGTTGCAATTCAGTTACTCTCCATTCATAATCAAAAAGTTCATCTGTAGTAATCTTGCCATGTTTGCATAATTTTCTTGCAGCAGCAAGTTCCTTTTTTGCAGATTGTAGCATTTTATATAGATGAGAATCTGATTGCTTGTAAGATTCAGTGTCCTTATTAACTTTAATAATTTCAGGAGTCTTTTCTTTATTAATTACATTAAATGAAAATTGTTTGAAGCAACTTAAGAATTCTTTGACGGTAGTTTTAATGCTGTCCATTCGTTAGATTTATAATTTATATAGGTTTGGTCCTATTTGTTTCATTATATTTATTAACGATTTAAAAACAAAAAAGACCTTAATTACTTAAGGTCTCCTAAAAATCTAATCCGGTCTGATTCTTATATAGAACCAGGCTGTAGTACTGAAATTGCTTTAGCAATCATAACTGAATCTCTTACAGTAAGAGCTCCAGAAGATTGTGCCATTTGAGCAGCTTGGATTAATACATTTACTGCACCATTTTGGTCCATACCTTCAATTTGATCGAAGATTGGGATGATTTCTTCAACACCAAGTCCATTTGTTGGGTTCTCAGCTTGAGGTCCTTCATTTACTAGAGCTGAATCTGGTCCAAATACTCTTTCAGATTCTGGATTTTGGTCTAATACACTTTGTTTTTCCATTTTGATTTGTTTTGATTTAAAATTATTATATAATATTTTTTAGGTTTGTTTCACCCTATAGTGATTTTAACATTTTAATTAATTCCGGCTGCGGTGACATGTCAGTCTTGTCGCGTCTTGTGTTTGTATGAGTCAACATCCCTTTCACCTTTCCGGCCCATGCATCTTTATTAAATTCAAATGCTTCATTTGGTGTTTTAGTGGTTAACCATTCAACAAGTCCTTTTTTGATATTAATACCATTACGGTCTTTAATGAATAGTATAAGTTCTCTAAGTGCCTCGATTTGAGCCTCTGAATATTTATGGTGATATTGTGAACCTCTAAATTTGAATCCTAAGTCACAAACCTGGTCTGGATGTACAATTGTTCCAACATAAGTTTTAAATACATTTCCAACCTTTGTTAAAGGTCCAAAGTTACATACTTCAATCCCAACTGAATTATTATGCATACTTTGAGAACCATTATCTCCTAAGTGGGCTGCAAATCCTCCATCTGGCATGCATTTTACAATAACACCATCGTATTTTGTACTTTTACCATTAACTGAAGGTCCTCCAATTAAAAACTCTGTTGCAATTTTACCTCTAGTATCATCATTCCATTGGTCTACTACGGCAATTGGATTTTCTCCTCCGGCAGTATGATGCAGGAATAAGTACTCAGGTTTATTAGGACCTGCATGGTACTCATCTTTGTCAAGATAATAAATATCGAAGGCATTTAATGTAATTTCACTGTCCAAATGTTTTTCAAGTTCAGCACCAAAAATTAATTTCTGCGTGGTTGGACCAACGAGTCCATCAATTGCCAATCCATGGCTCCCTTGAAAGTTCTTAACTGCTAAATCTGTTCCAGGTCCAAAGGTTCCATCAACTTTAACACCTAAGGCTTTTTGTAGCAACTTAACGTCTTCGCCACTATCTCCTCTTTTTAATAAATTTCTCATTCTAATATGTTTTTTAAATTATCTATACATTCTTGTACTTGGTTATAAATTGCATCAGGATTCTTATGTTCAAAAATACATCTATAAACTGTTTTATTAGACATAAGATGAACTAATTCACATCTCATAATAAACTTTGGTTTTTTAAGTAGAAGTGGCTGTAAGTGAATTACATTCCAAATTTGGCTCTTGGCCTCTCCAATAAATCCACACTCAGTTACAACATTTGCAGTTAGTAAATACTCGTCACTTGATATTGAAGCAAATTTCTGAAGTTCTTTAATACCATTTGCAATTAAATAAAGCCTATATGCAGTTTGATAGGTTGAATCAAGAACTGCACGTAATGTTGTTGCATCTATTTTCTTACTAATGTATGGTTTTGGTAGTTTTACTTTTTCAAATAGGACTTCAATTAGCATACATTTTTTTCTTTAATAGATACAAAGTTTCTATGCGCGTTGTCATACACTTGCATAACATCAGGTGCGGTTACTGCTCGGGTTTCTCCAGTTCTAGCTATTAATCCGGATTCATCATTAACAATTATACGATCGATTTCGATAGGAGCACCTACTATTCCGTCGTACACATCTTCAATTAAATCCTCTTCATCAATAAAATCTTCAAGAGAAGCCCTTTCCCATTCATCCATCTCTTCTTGTAAGTCATCATAAGATTCTACAACATTTCTCATTGATTCAACCTGCTCTTCTACACTAACCTCTTCATGAAGTACTTCTAAGTCTTCAACCTGGGTTGGTGTTGTGACATCCTCTGGTTTAATATAGTCTACCAATGATTTTATAAACCCAAGTGCTACAAGCGGTAAGATTGCTCCAGAAACACCTGCAAGTAATCTTTTTTGTGCTATAGGTTCCCATTCTACGAGGTTAAATAATTCTACCCATCCCTGATAATCTTTAATGTTTGTATATGCGTAGTACATATTTCCTTGCATTTGCATTCCAGTGATTAAAATAAATAGACCCCATACTATGGTTTTATTCATTTTATCTAAGGTAATTAATGCAGCTAGAGATGCAGCAGCTCCTAATTCAAATCCAACTGCTAATGATATTGCTAACCATTCTGGATTTGATAGCCTAAAAAAGTCAACTACGTGTATTGTTGATATAATACTCACTAATAAATAAAGTGAAACGAATGTTCCAATTATAAATGTGTTAACTGTCTTGCTCTTTGTTGATTTCATCATCTTCTTGTTTTTTATAAAAAATCTTATTAACTAAAAGATCCGGATTATCTAAGGTCTCAGCTCGACCGGCACATCCACAATCTTCATAACCCAGGGCCTTTGCAATCCTGTCGGCTGCAATGTCGGCTCTAACAAACCTGGCAGCTTTTGACAGGTCAGTTCCGAATCCGTGGGTTTTTTTCTCGATAGCCATTACTTAGATTTCTGCAATACTTCTATTTCTGCTTCGATTTGATTTTGTCTTTGAACATCCAGAATTTTTCTATCCGTTGCTTGTATCATTCGCTTCTCAGCGTTTAATCCTTCAATTTTAACATCTTTTGATGTTGGAAGTTGATTGATAATTTCAGTGTTTGCCTTATTAACTTTCTTTAAGGTTGTTACCTCAGAGTCAATACTACATGATTTAAAATATACAAGTACTAGTAGCACTGCAATAACTTTAAGACCATGTGTTGCAAAAAATTGATTAATTTTGTTCATAATTGTTAATTTTGTTATTTATTATTTATCTCTTTTATTTTTGCAGGAGTTAGGGATTATATTAAGAATCGGTCTATTGTTTCTTTTTACAATTGTCAAAATGCCATCTAACCATTGCTGCTTTATTGCCAATTCTATTACAATGTATGCATTTTGCAGTTTTCACAATTGATTGACCTTTAATCCAACCTTTAGGTACTTCATCAATATTTTTGAATCTCCTATTCTCTTTGGTATTTGGGTCATGATAAACATTTACTCCTGTATTTAATTCTCTTAAATATTCTTTAAACTCTTCAGAGGGTTTATAATCAAACTCTAATTGTTTTTTCTTGATTTTAGCTTTGGTTTCTTCAGACATTTTATTTCCCTTACAATAAGTATTTCCAAGATGTGCTTGCCTTAACTTTTCTCTAGTTTCTAATGAATATGGGCCATTCCAATCAAATCCGGAGCTTGTTTGCTTTGATTTATTGTAAAAAGATTCATTTATTCCTACATTAAATTTAGTATGTAGTTTAATCTCAAGTTGCATTGCTTCTTTTCGTGAATTAAACACAGAGACAATAACATATTTATAATCTTGAGGATTGTTCTTCTGGTCATTTCTGAATTCTTTGTCTGATGCGCTTGAAAAATACTTGACACCTAAATCTTTACATGGCTCTATATTTGAACTCCTTGTGCCGTAATAATGTTTGTTGAGTTTTGTGTTGGTAATCCTATACACATAGTGATATTTGTTCATAATTTTAAAATATATTTAGTCGTTATAATATATATCTTTATTTTTTATGAAGCTTAAAAGAAAGGTCCTTGGATATGAACATGAAATAAGAGAACGACCAAATATATCTTTCTACCAAAGACCTTATAAATTATTTGTTATTTATTTCTTTTATCTTTTCAGGTGTTAATGCCTTTAAGAATTCAACATATAATCGTATGGCATATTTAACATCGTTCTTGTGACACATTTCTACAGTGGTATGCATGTATCTTAGTGGAGTTGCCAAGATTGCAGTTGGTGTACCCTCTAAAAAGAAGGACATTGTATCATTACCCATTGAACCGACTGTTAATTGAACTGGAATCTTAGCCTCTTTTGCAACCTCTCTTAACATTTTGTTAATTTTTCGGTGATTTTGTGCAGTGTACTCTAAACATGGACCTTCTCCACCTTTATTATCTCCATCTTTTGCTTTATCTATTTTAGGAGTATCAGTTGCATGGCAAACATCATGCACTAGGGCCAAATCAGCTTTAAGTGTTTTTGCAATTAAAGTGGCTCCATGTAATCCTACCTCCTCTTGAACTGAATTAACTACATATAAATCATAAGGTAAATATGCATCCTCTTCTACCAGTTTTCTTAGGGCTTCAGCAATAATATAACCACCAATCTTGTTGTCTAATGAACGTCCAACATAATAGTTTCCAATCTCTTCTAATTGAGTGTCAAATGTGATTAAGTTTCCAATTTCAACTCCAGCTTTTACAACAGCCTCCTTGTCTTTAAGACCCATATCAACCCATAGTTCCTCTGGACTGTAACCCATCGAAGTGTATTCTTTTCGGGTATGAATTGCTGGCCATCCAAAAAGTCCTCTTAATTTTCTACCATCATGAGTGTGTATCATTACCGTTTTAGAAGGTGCAATCATATTGTCGCTTCCACCATGTCTTTTTACCCGGATCATTCCATCACTGTCGATGTTTGTAATAATCCATGCAATTTCATCACAATGCGCTTCAATTACAACTTTAGGAGTCCATGGCTCTAAACCTTGTCCAGATTTTGTTTTTCCGCGGAAGACTGCATAAGCCGTACCATACGCATCAATTTTTACATTTCCATTTACTAATGGTCTAACATAATCCAACCAGATCTTTTGACCCTCTCCTTCTTGGGCTACTGGAGCGTACGCATTAAGGTAGTTATATAAGAACTCCTTATTTTTCTTCAATTGTTTTGTTTTCTTCATTATATTGATTTAATCGTTTCATAAATTCTTTAAAGTAATGTTTTATGTCACTTTGTGTTAGTGTAAATATTTGGGGTTTGTCTTCTAGTTCATTAGCAATCCATACTTCTCCTCCACTCGGTACATTTCCAGTACGTTCCCAAAATGCGATTGCATATCCTGCGACTTGAAGGAAATAATCTTCTATCCACTCGTCCCGTTTAGGCTTTCGACTATTCTTATAGTCTATGATTAAGATTTTGTTTCCAACCATTTCGGAAGCATTATCAAGAGTTCCGGCGTAACCTCGGCCTGACCATATAAATTTCTCAGCGGCAAGTACCTTAACAACCCTATCAAAAAAATCAGGATGGTGTGTCCAGAACTTCAGAAAGAATTCCCAACCAGCCTTCAACCATGTTTCCCCTAAGGGATCCTCATTGAACTGGTTGACTTCAATATCCGTCTTTGATATGAATATCAATTGAGATAGTCGTTGATTCGGTGTACCTTGGAGTCCTTTGTATAATTCTAGAAGACGGTGCATTATAGTTCCTCGATTCATCGATAGATTTGAGATTCTATCTGCTTCCTCATGTCCAATCTTGTTTCGCCATTCATCAAGTCCACTTTGGTCTTTTGTATTTCCAAGAATTGTCGTCATACTTGGATAGGTTCCAAGTACAAGTCCATTTGTGGTTACTCTGTAATATCTACGGCCATTGATTTCTACCCGTTCAATAGATTCTTCCATTAAAACATGGAAATTATCCAATTGATAAAATATCCAACTCCTGTTAGGATTCCGGCAAATAATAAGTTTCTGACAACGGCAGTCCATGTAAAGTAATCATTGTCAGGATACAGTACAACAAGATACTGTGCACTTCCTTCAATTTTACTTATTTCAGGGTATGAAAGGTCTGAAAGTCCGTATTTGATTAGAATATCATTGATAGGTCCCAATTGTTGAAATACTATCGATTGTTGTACCAAGTCTGGTTGACCTAAAAACTCATTTTGAATTTCTACAACACCATAGATTCGACCAATCATGTCAACTCTAAGTCCGGCAGCGGTAAGTTCTGGCTCAACGGCCTTAACTGCTTTATAAAATTTTCTTGTAATCCATGCCTCTTTAAAGAATCGAGGCCAATATAATAGTGCATTTTTCATAGTGCTAATTTTTATATTTATATTCTATATTTTAGATTTGTTTCTAAATTAAAAAAGGGACCCTTTACAGAGTCCCTTTAGTTTTGGGTAGGTCAGAGGCCTTCTGCCTACCGAGACCTTGTCGTTGCCACAACAGCAGAGCGTACCAAGACACTTTGTTTTTAGAAGGTCACCAACATCACCTTCAGTGGTAGCTTTAGGAATACTTATCTATTCCAAGGTTTCGAATTCTTTTATGTCTTGTTCTGAAAGACTCAACGACTGTTTCATCGTTACCGCACGCCACTACTTGATACCTCAACGCGAACTGGTTTTAAGATTGTAGGCCGAAAGGGAGTCGAACCCTCACGCATAAGCGTCACCGTTTAAGGATGATGTGTCTACCATTCCACCACCGGCCTAAATTTACAGGATAACTGTTTGTTTGAATTACAGTCAAAGTTTTTTAGTTTGCTGAACGTATCCTTTAAAATATTGTTTTAAGCATTTTTAGCTTCAGAGATATGAGTTCTCACATCTTGAGCCAAAGTCTTAATAGTTTGCATTGCTTTACGAACTCTTGTTCCAGCAGCGCCATTTTGTTTTTCTTCAAATTTAGCAGCATCTACTCTAATAGAATCAACAGCCTCTACGATTTGATTTAATAAATCTTCCATTGTTATAGTTTTTAAATTTAGATGTTATATATCCCTTTTAAATAATGTTTCAAAAATTAGATGGTTTTCCATCAACTAAGATTGAAATAACCGGCTCATCGCTATTTGATGTTATGTATTTAACATAGGCCTTTGGGTTCTTAATGTTATCATACACTTTAATTCTGGTTGCATAATGAACCTCAACTACACTTCCACCTGGGATGGCTGATTGCGGGTTAGTTCGGAATTCTTGTCCGACAAATACTTTATTCTTTTCCATTTATTACTACTTTTCTAATTCTGTTAAATAATTTTTCAAGGTCTTCTATAGAATCTACTGACCATTTTTTGGTTTTAAGGACAAAGAAACAATCATTATCTCGGTCAATTCCAAGACTTGAACGGGCTTCGATTTCTAGGAATTCAAACTCATCAGGGTCAGATATACAATTACCATCTTGTGAGAAACGGAATGATGCCTCTTCTAATATTAATCCTTGTTCTTCCATGTTATTTCTTTTGTTTTAATTTCATGCTCTTAGGCTCACTAATAATTTTTAGGTATGATGCCTTGTCTTTTAGACACTTTGTACAATAAGGCGCATAATATTCGTCATGATTATCTTCGACTCCTCGATGCGATTTCCTGGAAACTGTGTAAAGGTCCTTGCTAGGAAAATCATCCAAGCAGTTTGTACATATTGTAAGTGATACTTCTCTTGCCATATTATTCGGTATAAAATGATTTAACTTTCTTTACATATCCTTGTTTGTAGCCAACAATAGTTCCTTCATCGTTTTCCTCATAACTCCAAGTAGGAACAGGTTCGGTGTTGAGATATGAACGTAGGTCTCGATGATGTACCTTTCCATGAATTGCATTATGCGCCGGATGTGACTCAATGAATGCTCCATCCATACGATTCCAAAATACTTTAGATTGGTGTGGACTTCCAGTCTCCCAAGGTAACCAAACCTCAACAGTATCTCCATCATAAATCATTTTGCCAAAAGAATCTCTTCCTATCCAATATGCTTTCTTATAGTGTCTAATTGTCATCTTAATTATTTTGCATAGTTACGGTCTAAAAGGTCATGCCATGTTAGTACTCCAACCAAATGCGGAAGTGAATATGAATCAGTGTTCATTTCCCAATTTCCATCAAAATTAGTGAATTGAACCATATAACAGTCCTCTAGAATTGTTATTAAACATTTATCGTTGGCCCATTTATTAGGACCAACATTCTTAAATGAGTTTCTCTCTAAGAAACGTTCCGCGTAAGGATTAACAATCTCTTCCATTTTCATATATTGCTTTTACGGTTGGAAATCTTAAAGATATTCCGCCATTTTGATTTTTTGTCTCTTCGAAGTACTGAACTGTTATTTGTTTTCCAAGAATTTCGTTAGGATTCTCGAAGTAGAATCTTTTTTGTTCGTGAGAGAACCCACTACCAACTTGAACTCTATAACCTTTATGCTCAATTACAACATTTCGCATCATCATCTCTGCAACCTCTTTACCATCTACGATAACTCTATTGACTGCATATTCGATGTCAACTACAACATATTCTGCATCGTAGAATTGTTTTACCTTAAGTACATCGTTACTACGTTTTCCTTGGTAAGGAGCATCTTTACGTAACATTAGTCCTTCCCATCCATTTTCTTTTGCCTGAACTACATGATACGTTAGCATTCTCTCATCTAATAAGATAGTCTGGGGTAGGTAGTCAATTTTGGTAAATTCTCTTTGAAAGAAAAGGTTATCCAATTGAACATTTCGGATTCCAAAGGTTGTAGTACCTTCTTTGTTAATGAATTCCTCCATGGTTAAAAGGTCAAACATATAAAAGAATGGATTTTCAATTGTATGGTCTTTACGTTTGATTTCTTTAATGATACCTTGGAAGTTTTCATTTCCATTAGCATCCAATATACAGATTTCTCCATCAATAACCATATTCTTTAGGCCTAATGAGATAATCTCAGCGTCCAGGTTCTTAAGAGTCATAAACTCATTTCCAGCTCTAGAGAAATATGTAGGTTCTCCATCTTCATTAATGATACAAATACATCTACATCCGTCCAATTTACGACTTACAAACCAAATATCATCAAAGTCTACCTTCTTTGCCGTTTTCTCATCGTAAGAATTAGCCAATGCAACATCGAATGTAGGAATCAACCCTGGAATCACTTTGTTAATCATAGATGTTGTCGAACGGGTCTTAAGGTTTCTATCAATTATATTAAAAATCAACTCCTCGTAATCCCTATTTGCTTCGATGAACCCATTAACACAACTAATTGCAGTATGTCCGGTAATGTTACGGTCATTCAAATCATCAAGCAATTGTGATAGGTTCGGATAGTTTTGTTTTACCAAGTTAGAATTCTTTTTGCAATTCTCTGAGGAGACACCATACTGTTTAAAAGTATTATAGGTGTAATTAAGAGCAAGAAGTACTGAATCGTTTTTGGCATACTTTTTAAGTACGTTTAATTTGTCAGTATTAGAGTTAGTTTGATTCGACTCAGTAACGAAATCTTGAATGTCTTGTAAGTTCATATTTGTTTTAATTAGATATGTAAATATAATCAATATATTTCAATCGGTAAAACTTTTTGATAAAAAGTTATTAACAATTTGTAGTCAGGACAGGAATCGAACCTGCAACGCGAAACTTAATTCGTCTTAGCCTACTTTCACCTGACTTCCGTTCTAATGGAGGCATCGCACCTCAAAGACTGTTCATAAACTAGTTTAATTAGCGTAGTCAGGACAGGATTCGAACCTGTATGAGTTTCTTTCACCTCCACTCCATATAGAGTTGCGTCTCTCCAATTCCGCCACCTGACCTTTTGCAATTATGGTTGATTAGACCTCATGAAGTTTATTGCCCTCCAAGCCCAGTTTCCGTAACGGCGCAACTGAATTTCAAAACCCGCTCTTGCCTCACGCCCAAGAGTATGTCGGTACGTTTTATAGATACGCACATCATCTGAGTAATCAACTCATTGTGGTCAGTGTAGGATTCGAACCTACAAGTAATGGAAGTTCCTCAACCTCTCCTCTATGTTCAGTGACTTTGCGTCCTGCCCTTTGTTTTATACTTTGGTGCCATTTCTCCACCTGACTCCTTCGCTAATGTTAAAAACTGATCCAATCCTCCTAAAAATCATTAACTTGCTACTTACTCTATAATAGGCTCGCCCGTCCCGTTTTAAATATAAGTTTACCTGAAACTTCAGTGAGTTGTTGATTGACCACTCCCACCTACTCAAGTAGTTTTTAGTAGAGAGGGAAGATTCGAACTTCCTGTGTTGGCACTGCCCACTTTAACCAGACCTCTCCTAGCTCTGCAGAGCCGTTTTATTTTTGAAATCGGTAAGGGATTCGAACCCCTATCCGGACTTACCGTCCATGTTAACCCTAGCAGGAATACTCCTGTTACACCAACCGATTAATTTACCAACCTTGGTCTTTCTTATTAACTAACAGGATTTCTCACATTAGAAGAACAAGAGCAGGGTTACTGATTGAGTGCAATGGGCGACGTCTTCCTACTGTTAACCCTTGTTCGGAAATTATGCGCTCTACCTCTCAATTAACAGCGAGCATTGGTAAATCTAAAGAACCTGACCTGACCTTCCAGATAGTACATGTCACAATTAATTTGGCGCCGTGTTATGTAGCAGGTTCTTCATTATCCATGGATTCAATTAACTCATCATACTTGCCTGAGTGATAATCTTCTACCATTTGTTGAATTCTTAAATCTCTTGATTCAACACCTTTTCTTAGTTTTTCAAGCTGTTCCGGTGTTGGATTGTTATTTACTGTATAGATAACACCAATATCATCTAATTTATCAGTAATTTCCTTAGCATCAAACTTTTTCATATCTCTTTTCTATTATATCATTACATCAACAAATTGTTTCTTCCAATCTAACCAAGGTTCAGAGGTTACTCCGAAGTGAGTTAAATATTTCCAATGCATAAACAATTTGCGTTCATTCCAATCTTTATAATTCTTAATCAAGGCATCCTGTCTGTCCAATTCTTGTTTATATGCTTCTGATTTTTTTGCAAGAGCCGTAAAACTGCTATCAAGTTTTGCAAGACGTTTTACCACTTTCTCGGTTGGAAGACCCTGTACTGCTAGAGTTACTATCAATTCCTTCAAGTTAACAATTTTATCCACCATTGAATTAAGGGTCGGAACTGTTGCATTATAAGAGGTCTTTGCAGATTCTCTTGACCTTTGAAACCCTTCAAAGTTTCTTTGTAATTCTCCGTCTTCAATGTCTTCGTTTATCAGGGCTTCTGGGTCGATTCCATAGAATTGATCGAATTGTTCTCCTCCAGGAAGAGGTGCCTTTGATGCATGTTCAGCAACTTCTATTGATTTGGCTGCTGAAAGAACTGCAACGTAACAATTAGCTCTTTGAGTTTCTAAAAGCTCTTTGACTTGTTTTTCTGTGAATAGTTTCATATTATTTTCTTAAATATTTTCGGAAATTTGTAGTTGCTCTAACGATTATATCGATTCTGCTCTCAGGGTTCATTTCCATAATACGTTCAACACAATCATAAAATTTACCAGGAGTGTATGTTGATTCTCTTTTGACCTTTCTAGTTTTGTTCAATTGATATATTGTACTTTGTCCATATCCACGATAACTTAAACCAGAATATTTACGGCGGACATATCCACTTTCATAACTTAAATAATCACACCCAGTAATTGGGTCATGAAAACATTGAGTTCCATTATTTGCCTGTCTTTCGGTTGTTAATTCAATTAGCCCGATTGCTGATGTTTTTGTCATGATATATTATTTTAAGTTAAAAAATCTTTTAAATCTGTTTTGGATTGAATAGTACTCTGGTGTTTCTGTTTCAATAACGAATCTTCTTTTTTTCTTATCTGATAAATTATCAAAATCCATCCAGTTACTAATCATATCAGCCATTTCGCATATACCAGCGCTCTTAGCTCTTATTGTAAGTAATTTGTAGAAGTCTTCAGGACTTGTTTTTGTATAATCCACTAGTGTAGAAATCTTAGGTTCTTTAGCAACATAAGGTTTTTGATTTCTTAATAATTGTGAAGCGGCAATTGCAGAATATGGAAACATAATAGTTCTTTGTTTTAATTAGATATGTAAATATAATCAATAGTTTTGAATCCGGAAACTATTTTGTGTTAAATTTATGTTAAAATTTCACAATATGTTTCGTAGTCAATATTCTTAGAAGTGTGCGAAATCTTTTTCATAGTTCGGGCTCTTTCCAAGATTCGTGCAACAATTAATTGATCAGCCTCTTGGTCTTCCGGCCAGTCATTGTATAACCATTTGAACTCCTTTATTTCGTCTAACTGCCATTCAATTGTGGCATTCATCCCTCGATTAATCAGTTCACTTCTAAGAGCATTAAACCTGAGATGGATATACAACAATTTGTCATAAAAGAATGTAACGTGTCCACTTCCAAGTGTAAAAGATTGTTGAATATTACCTAACATCGACTTTCCCTCTTTCCTGGCCCTTTTAATTGCAAGAGCATTAGTCCTCAGGATTTCTCGATACTCTGCAACAAGGTGCTGGTCGCATAATTTTATCGGTCGGATATGTGCATTAATTCGTGTCATATTAATCTCCTGAATCTACAGTATGAATTACAGTGTAGGTCTGGTCTTCAATAAGGACATCAAACCCATACTCATTATAACATCTGCCTAAGTTTCTTTGAGTTCCCGAACCAGGTACTTTGAATTCTTGCAGGGCTCGATAATCTTCACCCGTTTGTTTGTTCCATCCATTTGCGGTGCCTAAATTAATTACACCATCTTTTGCCTGTTTTACTAATTGTAGTTGTTGGTAGTTCATATTTTTGGTTTTAATTATAGTGTAAATATAAACAAAAAACCCCAGACTAAAAAATCTGGAGTGTTAAAATTATGTTAAAGTTTTGTTAACCTAAAAATTCTTCGTCTTCATCGAAATCAAGAAGATTATCCGTCTTAGTCTCTTTTTTAATCTCATTTCCATTATCATCTAAATGAGGAGCCCTATGTAATTCGTATGCTACATATATACCTACAATTACAAAATAAATTATAACTGCTAGTCCCACCATCGTTCGATATTTTGTTCCATTAATTTGAATAACAATTTTCTTGCTCGGTCATGATTAATGTGTCCGATGTTCATTGCAATTATTTGTTTGTCCTCTTCGCGACCCTTTCTACCAAAAACTCCTTCTCCGTTTAGAACCTTTTTATAAATCAGTGGATATTTCTTAAAGTAGTCATCAAAGTTCTCTTCTAATAATTTGGACTCCCAAGAAGATAGGGTTGGTTTGTCCGGAACAGGTTCAAACCAATGTTTTGTTTTGTGATAGTCGGAGTACTCAGAACTATAAAACTCGTCTTGAACCAGTCCCATTAACTTAACGCATAATCTCATAGTACGGGCATCCTCTTGGGCTCTGGTATGTAAATCTCTACGACCAATGTAATCAGCCTGTGCTGAAATTTTATGTTTCATTATCTCAAAGATATAGTGAGAATCCCAGTGACGGTCCTTCCAAATAATAGGCAACCAATACCAAACGCTTTTTATTCCTCGTTTAAATGTTGTATGCATATACCTACCATCATGATTCCACCAAATCGGAATGTATCGAAGTTTTTTTACAATCCAAGGTTTTTTGGCTCTTTCATCTGCCCATTGGTCAAAAATGTCTAATTCTGGTTCCATATCTTTATATTAATTTTAGTGCTTCAAATAATCCTTCCTCAAGGGCATCTTCCCATTTTCGGTGAAGTCCCCAATCAACTCCATTTGGAAGATTCTGCCAATCCCATTCCTCAGCTGCTAAATTCATTGGATTGCCAATAAATCTACTAATCATGTAGCAAAATTTAGGAGCGGAGGTCTGGTCAATATCTACGTCTACATAGATTTGATGTACTTTTCGCAACCATTTTTGCAATAAGGCCTGAGTCGGCGCAGAATATCTTAAAGAATCATAATCAATATGGTCATCTTCATAATCAAATGGAGACTCGTTAACAATATCGTAATAATTGCCAAATTCTCCTTTTAAATCATAAGCATTATTAACAGGTACATTAAATCCCTTTTCTTTAGATAATTGGGCTACTTCGAATGTTATATATTGTTCTTCCATTACCAATCCTCTTCGTGACTTATATCTAATGTTGTTCCAGTTTTATGGCTCTTAACCACTACTCCCATACCCATTCCATACGGGGTGAATGTATAATCATAGTGACCGTACTCTCCAAAGAGTTCTTTAATCTTTGCTTGCCATTCTTGGAGTTCCGCCTCCTGTCTTTCGGTTAATGTAAAACTTCTTGTCATAGCTCATAACACGTTCTAAGTAACATTACTACATCCATTGCATCTTCGACTGCATTGTGAGTTACCACACCATCGATTCCTGCACGTTTTTTACATTCGTCCAATCCTGGAACGCTCTCATCGTTAATCCAATCAACAAATAGGATTCCTGGGTCCAATACTCTACTACGAATTGAAAAGACTTGTTTCCATCTTGGAAGTTTCTCTAAGAATTTCTTGTCAAATCCTGCAAAGTTTTTACCAGCACATGTCAAGTAGGTTTTTACCATATTTGAACCTAAAATTGGATATGGAATACCATCGACTATTTTCATTTGTTTATTTAAAAAGTTAGGGTCTAAATCAACCAAACCATTTCTATAACAAAATTGATATAGTGCCTCTACTACCTCATCTTCATGATAAAACTTGGCTCCAAATGATTCCTCAACCAGTTTCTTTTCATCTTCGGTACGGGCTTCAGAATAGTCCTTCATCGCCTGAATTAAATCCTTGTTTAAATTTAAGGCAAAGATACTACCATAAACACTTTCGCGTTTTATAACCGCGTGGAATTTTGGTAGGTCTTCGAATGGAAGTTGATTTAAAGTGTCTTCAATCACTGCTCCTATTGAAAGGATTTGATTAAATTCAGAGTCTAATCCTGTAGTTTCGATATCGATGGAAATGTACTTCATAATCCTTTTTCTTTTTTATATATTTCTAATAGTTTTTTATAAGAATAGTTAGGAGATTTATTTACCTCATTAAATATACACCATTCTGCAAACTCAATAGCAAATTCACCTGCTAGCCTTTCATGTTCAATAGCAACTTCCTCTACAGTACCTTCATAATGCTCTTCAACATCATTAATAAACCATTGTTGGAATCTTTCGTTTAGTGTCATAATTATATCTTAAATTCGTGAAAAGTTTACAAATTCTGTCGCCTTTCTGGCATCATTGAATATCTTTAAGGCACTTTTCATGCTTACTTTTCTACCTGTTCTGGTAGTTAATAGTTCGAATCCTGACTCTTCGAATCGGTCATCAACTCCCCAAAATAAATAATAGTTCGATACCTTTTGGCCAGTCTTCTTATTATAAGAAGTCTTGTAGGTTGTTTTTTCAAACCTACCCCATTTTGGTGAAACGTATGGTCTTTGTGTTGATGCTCCAAGCGCAATTACACTTGGAAGTTCTTTGCCATCTTCTAATCGCTGGAAGCTCATTAAGATTTCTACCGTTTTAAGGTCTTTATGTACTATGAAATTTCCCATCTTATTCCTCTAGTTTTACAAATTCATATGTACCCTTAATCAAACTGTTTAGGGCAATTCCTTGCGATTCGGCGTTCGCAAATTCTTGATAGACCCCTGCAGGTACCTCAATATATCTGTAAGTCGCATGGCCAAAAACCACATAAAGGTTTTTACTCTCATACTCGTATGTCGATGCTTTAATCGTGGACGAATCATAAATGTTTGTTTGTGTTTTAATCATTTTCTTGTTCTTTTGCTACTAAATTTCTATGTTTTTCAGTAAGTGTCACTACTAATTCTTTGTAGGTGTCGACCGCGTCGTTTGCATTAACTGTTTTAGCTCTGATCAAGTCTAATGTCTTAGCATCTTTAATCATGATTGTGTCTACACTTAATTCTACCAAAATACTTCCAATTACTGTTTTCATGTGATTTGTTTTTAAATTGTTGTTTTAATTATAATGTAAATATAATCAATATGTATGATTCCGGAAAATCAGGAGTGTTAAAATTATGTTAAAGTTTATTGAGTGGATATTCATTGTTCTCGCATTCGTCCCGTTCAGGGTGCCACTGAACTGCCCAAATCCTCTTCTCTAAGTCTTGAAATCCTTCAACAGTACCATCAGTAGCCCTGTGGGTAATCTCAAAGTTCAATGGAACCCAACGACAGTGCTGGTGGTGACGTGAATTAACGGTCTTTGAATCTCCATCAATATCATATATTTGATGAAACTGGGATAGTCTAAATGAATGATCGTCATCGTCGTCAAATGTATCATTGAGATGATTTTCAGTAAGATGTTCGGATATATTTTCAACCTCTCCGCCAAAGTAAACATTTAAGAGTTGCATTCCTCGACAAATTCCAATAATTGGTTGGCCATTTTCAAGGGCACTAGTAATCCATTCGGTTTCTCTAGCATCTCTTTTAGGACTTTTACCAATATCTCCACCTCCGCAAAGTATTAATGGAGCATCGATGTTTTTACATTCGGTTCCTAAGAAATATGGTTTAAAACCATTTTCAATTAACCATTCGCGGTACATCTGCTTTTCAAGTTCTCCATATGGCGGAGCCACTAATACTTTAGGTGTTTTAATCATTAAAATGTGTTATTATAAGTTTCTCGACCTTCGGCATGTTCATCGCATAGGGTTGCCATCCATCCACCGCCTCTGAGTTCTCCTAATTCTCCACACTTTTCGCAAGTAATATATGAGGCATCTTCAGCCAAACGGATTCGACTGTAAACATCTTCACTAACTCCATTTGTATAGAATCGTAGTCCTCCAAACTTTTCTTTAACTTGACAAATCTGTTTGTCCCATCCAAGTTCAATAAGGTCTACTATAAGTCTCTTTAAGATTCCTAGCCAACCATTATCTACGGCAAAGTAACCTCTAGCAGTAATGGGATCCCGTCCAGTGTAGTAACCATTTTCAAGTCCTCCGATGCCTTTTAAAAAAGCCTCAAAGTCCTCATCGGTCATATAGTTATTGTTCTTCATTATTTTATTTGGCTATAAAGTTTGGTTAATATTGTCTCTTTTTTACCACGGATTACCTCTTCAAGGTCTGTTCGCTGTTTCGATACTTCCTCTCTGATTCTTTTAACAGCTCTTTCCGTTACTTTTGCATTCAGATTTAATGGATAGATTTGTTTTGTGTTAACAATTTCTGCCTTTTCGGCATCGATAATTAGGTCAAGGTGAAGCGATGGTACTTGGATATAAAATTTTGCCACATCCGGATCTTTAAGAGGTGTTTCAGCCTTAGGGTGATACAACAACTTTAGAATATTTCGGTAACCTCTTAAGTCTTCCGAAGATAATTCTTGTCTAAATTTTTTAGCAAATTTAATCTTAGTTCTTCTAAACATAACCTTTTATTTTAAAAATTGTAAAATCTTTTCTTTAACACCTTGCTGTTTAATTCCTTCTGCCATTTTTGGAGTATTAACAAAGTTAGATAGTCCCCATACTTGTTCCTTTCCATGAGAATCCGCTTCTCCTAATTCTAAGTCATCAACGCAAACCCAATTGGTAATTTCTGGATGATCGGTTAGATATTGTCGAACTTCGATAGAACGCTGCTGTTCGTACATTGTTCTTCGGGTCCATTCAAATTCATCTGGTTTATCACAACCAATATATCTTTTAGTGAATGCGATAGGTTTCTTTAAGATTCCCTGTGATTCGTAGTATTCTCCAATTTCCTCTAAGTTTGCATGTAACCTCCAGTCGGAACTTACTACTATTTCGGCACAAGTCTCTTCCAAGATTTGGTTTAATACCTTAATTGCTTTTTTATCAAAGTTGTCAAATCGTATGTCAACCGGAGCTATAGTATCGCTAGTCGCTTCAGGATTAAGTTTTTTGTACTTAGCCCATTTCTTTGAACGACCTCCCCAGTTATTATCTAGGCATATTACTCCGTCATTGTCTAAAAATATTACTTTCATCCTAGTTTCTAATTAATTCTATTTTTGTATTCTTGTAGTGCTCTACTAGTTTATCTTTAAGATGTCTTTTAACTTCCCAACTTAAATCTGTTTGGGTTGAAAGCCATTTATGGTACAAATCTATTAAATTTCTGGAACGAATTATCTGTTGCATTGTAGTGCATGAATTAATCGTTTTAACTATCCATTCCTCGATTTCCATTGGTGTATTTCCTTCTGCTGCCATACTATAATTTTGTTAGTGGTACCCATTGTCCGTCTTTAAACTTATGTGGGATTCCGTTAATAGTTCTGAATTGTGAATGAGGGTCTACATTGATTTCCTCTTTCTTGAGTTTTCCAAGTACGTTTTCAAAGTCCTCTTGGGATGTCCTCCGTCTTACCGTACTTGGGTCAACTTTCTTCTTTCTACGAGGTCCATTATAATATGCCATAGTTATACAGTATGTTCGATTCTTACACGGATGCAATTCTGAGGCAATCTATGAATATGTCTATAGTTATTAATATAACCCATCATATTTGCACTACCAACTGCATTTGCAGAGTGTATTACAACATCAACAACATTAGCTCCATCCAACCATTGATTGACCAACCATTTAGTGCAATCCATTCCAGTCTTTTCTGTAATATTATCATAGTTCAATTCGTAATTGTGGTACACATTTTTATGCCATTCGGCCATTGCAGTGTCTCCTAGGTCATGGTCTAATGAAATCAAGTCAATATTTTCAAGTCCAATTTCGGTAACTTTTTCTACAAATTCATCGTAACTTCTAACAACAACCCAGTCTTTTTCAACCGGTGTTCTTACGTCATCTAAATATACTCTAATCATTTTGCGTTTGTTTTAATTTGATATGTAAATATAATCAATAAGTTTGAATCGGGAAAACTTTAACTGTTAAAATTATGTTAAAGTTTTAATTTTGTAAGTATTCCTAAACCGTGAGATTCTTCATAATTATAGAAATTAAGATTGTATTTAATACTTAAATCTTCGCATGCCTTATACACTTCTGGAAAGGACAAGGTATCATGAAAAACGGTAATTTCTGCATGTTGAACACACCATTCCCCGCACTTGTAAGTATCTTCGTATGTGTGTATAATATCAACATGAGCCATATTATATACTTCAGGATTATCTTTAATATAATCCTCGTATGAACTTCTAATAAGATTTATATTTGTAAATTCCGCAAGATTTGATTTAGTAGCCTCAAGCATATCTTCTCTTAATCCAGCGTGTATGTCTCCAACGAAGGTATCGACCCCGTCTACTGTATTAAAGTAATTTGCAAAGGCAGATGTTGAATATCCAAATTCAACGCCGAATTCGATCGCTTTTTCTGTTTTTATACCTGATCTTTTTATTAAATCTTGCAAGATTGTTGGTATATTTCCCCAAGCTGTTGGTTGTTGGGTTGCCAACTTTGGCCATTCTCTAGTTTGAGGAGTAAAAATAGTGTGCATACTTTTGTTTTTTATATATTTATTAATAGTTGTTTCAATTAGCGGAGGATATACCGATCCACATTCGAATGTAGATTCAAAGTTTGCTTCTACGGAACCTATCCAAAATTCTTCTAGGTATATATTGGTAGTATCGATTAAAAAATCAGCATTTAAGTTTCTTAAATGCTTATGGGTTGCCCACCAATAATTTCCACTAAAATGTGGATCATACCCTTCGTCATGTCGTCTGTAATTAGGGCCAATAGCGTCATATCCATCGTCTAGCATTTGGATATTAGGTAGCCAGTCGCAAAATGTAACCCAGTCACATGAATTTCTCCAATCATCTTGAAATATTTCGCGGGTAGTAACGCCCTTTGAATGAAAATAGCAATAATATCCTTCAACTTCATCTGCCATTTTTTTAAGATTTAGCAGTGTTATTTTAGATTCTCGATAATCACTTGGATATTGTGATTTATCAATTTCAATGACAGTTGGAATTATCTTTTTATAGTCTTTAACAATATCTAAAAGCCATTGAATTCTGTCTCCATGTGGCGATGCTATATGCAATTGTATTGAATCGCATGCATCGTATAAACCACCTAAAAATAACTTAGTCAATTGGTCTTGGATTATACTTTTGTAATTACCATCTAGATATGTGTGATAAAAAACAATTTTTTTCATTTCTTTAAATCTTTTAAATAGTTAACAAGTTCTTGTAGTTTGTCGGCATCTTTTGGATTAAATATAAATTCATCGAATGCTCCGTAGTTGCATTGTCTTCCAAAAATGTATTTTAATCCGTACTTAACTCGTTCCAAAAATGGTCTTTTAGTTAAATGTATATGAAAGTAACATGTTGGATATCTGTGTCCTTCAACCTCATCCTCATCATATAAGATAATAAGTTGATGGTCAGTCGAGTGACATGCACATATTAAAATTTCTTTGTCTTCAAGTTGTTTCATAAGTATTATATTTAAAAAACTAGTTTTGTTTATAAACTCTTTTGTAAGCTCCGTAAATCCAACTATAGATTATCATGATTGCACAGAAAGAATCTAAGATCGCTATAATCCATTTTACAAAGTCTGGTGTTGGGAATGTATCTGGACCTAACAATATTAATACACCAAACCCGGTAAATACCCAAACTAATCCTAGAAAACCGGCAACTATTCCTGCGATAAACGTAACTGTCGGTCCAACCAATTCCCAAATAAATTCTAAAAACTTTTTCATAATTATATTTTTTCAAAAGTTGGTTTCAGCCACATCCCATTTTTAAAGATTAAATCTAAGAATCCTGGAATATCTTGGTCAACGTCAGCAAGTAGTCTAAAACTTCTTGGAGTATCATGTTTCATCATTTTTATGATTTCCTCTCTGATTCTCTCTCCACTTACAGTTTGTTCTAGTTTCTGTAAAATGTTTGGTTGCTTCATCGCATTCCAAATATCAGCGTGCATTTGAAAATCTTTAGTGATAGTAAATCTTAGTGCTCTTAGCAAACGAAGTGGGTCATCCATTAGGGTAGCGCTAGCGTGCATCGGAGTTCTTAAAATTCCAGCCTTTAAGTCCTCTACTCCACCGAATAGGTCAATAAGATTACCATCAACATCTTCTGCAAGGGCGTTTAGGGTAAAATCTCTACGAATTAAATCGTCTTCCAATGTTCCAAGTTCTAGGATAGGTCTACGGGTTCCTTCAACATATCCAACCTCTTTACGGGCCATTACAAAATCTGCAACCAGTCCGGCGAACTGATGGTCTTTTGGAAACTTAGCACGAATCGTAAAACAATCTGGAGTACTTAAGAAGATTTCAAAACCTTGGTCCGTCATCCAGTTTGTCATGATTTGAAAACCATCCTCAACCGTAAAACCTTTAGTATCTTCCAACACGAAAGTGAAATCTATATCTTTAGAGTCCAATCCAAGGAATTTATCTCGAATACATCCTCCAACACGGTAAATCTTTGCCATAATTTGTTTGTTTTAATTATAATGTAAATATAAACAAAAAACTCCAGACCGTAAAATCTGGAGTGTTAAAATTATGTTAAAGTTTTTGATTAATCTTTGTGGTTAGTGCGCCAATCGCATCGTCTAGATTTTCAAAGATTGGAATGTTATATCGAGTACATACAATGTCGACATTTCCTTTTCGCCAAAACCCTTTAGGACAACATACGATAATATTATCTCTGACATGTAAACCTAATTCTAGGAGACTAATTGGACTCTTAGTTTCTGGAGAGAAGTACATGAAGATTATATCTGCATTTTCAAGACTATTCATTTCCCAGTTTACTTGTTGGTTAAATTGAGGATTTGATTGTTCTTGAGTCCAGCTAGCATCCCAATCATCACGTCTTGGATTGTAAAGTGTTACATTGGTATTAATGTAATTGTTCTCGATTCTCTTTTGCCAATCTTCTGCCTTTCCCATTTCTATAGAACCGGCTAAAAATACTGAACATTTATTTTCTTGGTTTTGGTACCTGCTATTTGGTTTAATTACTTGCATACTTATATTATTTTAATTGCGTTGTGTTTTTTAATTTTAAATGATTGTCGAAGTTTTTCCTCTTCTTCATTATAATGGTAACCCCATCCCAGTTTTATGTTATCTTCCGATAGTCTTGAACGGAATAGACGGTATCGATTAACCATATAGTCCTCTCCAATATATTTATAATGCAGTAGGTTATATTGATTTAATGAATATGTAACATCACCCCGAGGGGCTGCCTCATGGCATCCTGGATAGAAATTGATTTCAGAGATTTTGCTTTTATCAAATGCAATACTTTTATTATAATAATGAGTATACTCACCATATTGTAAGGTATCAATGCTAATATCTGCTGGGTCTTCGGACATATTAACCATATTCCAACCGGTAAATTTTATTATTGATGTTCCCAGTCCAGATTCATATTCTAATTGTTCTCTAGTAATGAGACCAAGTTCATCAGCATCACAGACAATATTCCAGTCGGTTTTTGAATCTTTCCAGCAATTGTTTTTAATTTCTAGATTTTTTCTATCAGAAAAATTATCTCCAGTGTCGTATTGAATAACCTCACAATTAAATTCTTTTGCAATTTCTACAGTTCTGTCCGTTGATTGGTTATTGTATACAACAATTCGGCAGTCCGGAAATGATGCTCTATAATGTTTAATAAAAAACGGTAGCATAAGTTCTTCATTATATGCTACCGTGTAAATTGTTATTTGCATTCGTGTATTGGATTTTTACAATTTCCTTTATGTGAACCCCATCGAGAACTTCCCGAACCTGCAACTATATACTCGCAACCTTCAAGAGTATAAACTCTATAGCGTTGATCGTAATATTTTGAAGTACTATCTAATTCGTAACGACTAGCACTAGTATTTTGATGTGGGTCTTTATAATTATCTGGTTTGCAACTAGTAACCATAAAGATTACTAGTGCAGCCAAAATTACTATTATTAAAGGTACTGGTGAGTACTGTCTATTCATTATAGATTAGTTAAACGTTTTCTAATTTCTGTAAGAGTTGTTTGGTTTTCAAATTGACCATTCAAATAGATAGTTTTTAACAATCCAGACTTTTCATCTTCCCAAGTACATTGGTCTTCTAGTATGTAGAAATTATCTTCTACAGCTCCAGCAACTCTTAATAAACCTTTTGCAGATTTTTTAACTCCATCATCAGTGATTGGGTCTTTAAAGATTTCTCTTCCAACTCCATCAACTTCTACATAGGTGGCTTTCATTGCAAAACCAAAAGTATCTCTAGTGTTATATTGGTATGTAAAACTTCCAACACCTAATACAATGTTTGTACTTGCAAAACCTTTTGCCTCTAATCTTGTGAAGATTTGTTCAGCACGGTCTAATGTAATACTGTCTCCGTAGATTGCTCCAATATGAGGGTCTAATACTTTATAACCTTGGTCGTTAATAGTTCCACCGAATACATCCCAAAGTAATTCAATAACACCTTTTACTTCTGGTTTGTTTAAATATTCATCAGTAGGATTAACTTCTGCTACTCCACCTAAGTAAGCAACTACGTCATTATCGCTATGAACATTTGTTTTGATTATATTAGCACCGCAAATAATATCTACAGGGTCTCCTGAGTCAGGACGAATAACTAATTTACCATCTCTTGCAAGGATTTCCTCTTTTAAGGTAACGATATGTTCAGTACAAACTTTCCATAAGTCCCATGTGTCAGAAACTACTGAAAGAATTCCTGTTGGATATGTCTCCAATAATCTACGGAAGGTTCCAATCTCATCATCTTTACTTCCAGCACACATTACTGAGTGCTCTGTTGCATTTACCGAACCAGATACAAATCCAGTTTCATTGTAATATTTACGGGCTCCAAAGATTGCAGGTAAACTATCTGAACCAGAGAAACTTGTTAAGTGTCCTAATCCTGAAGAGATTGTAGCATCTATAGAGTCCATACCTCTCATTGAGAAATCATGGGCTTGCCAATCTACGAACCAACCTTTTTCGGCATCAGTTTTTAATTGCCATTCTGTAAATAATTTACGGTAAGCATGGGAAATAGTTGCACTTGTCATTGGTTTCCATAACAAGTTAGAAATAACTGTCTCCAAGTAATTGGTAATCCAATAGAAATCTGGATGTGTGTTGTAAATTGTCAAGACAGGTACTCTCATTGGTACTGTAGCTCCTTCCTCAATCGATTTAACTGCGATTGGTAGGTAACCCAAATCATGTAGGGCTTCAAAGTGGCTAACATCGTAGTCAGTATTTAAGTACATTGACAATTCGTTTTTCATTTCGCCACAAACTTTGTCTTTTGGTTTGCTAAAGAAATCTTTGTCAAAAGCCTCGTGGATTTGTTTCATTACCATTTGTTGGCCGAAACTTACTAGTTGGTTGCAACCTTTAGGAGCATATTTATTACTACGAGGAGTAAAGTTCGAATAGACCAACGTAGTCCCTTTTGGATATTGTTGGTGATGTCCTGTTTTGTAACCGTCTGTTAAAAATAATGGGTTCATAGTATTAATATTTAGATATTGTTCTTAAATAAATTGCTTGTTGTCTAATTCCATACTCTCGGGTAAGTAAGCGGTCTGCATAATCATCACGCATAACAACCATAACATTATTAGACATTTCAGTTGCATCATGAAAACTATCTCTTCCTAGTATCATTCCTAAAGAATCTGCAAAGGATAGAATTAAATCTGCTAATTGTTTTGCATTTTTACATTGATTAACTGCTTCCCATTTTTGTAATTCTGTCATAGTGTATCTGTTTTAATTATAATGTAAATATAATCAATAGTTTTAAATCGGTAAAATTGGGAGTGTTAAAATTATGTTAAATTTCTTCAGGGTCTGGTAAACCTTCTACAATTGTAAACATAATTGGAAATGCCCATGCAAGCCTATTGGTTGCTCCATAATCTCCAGTCCAAAAGCAATAAGAACTATGTTCAATTGTCATTTCTCGGCATTCAATTTTTTGTATGGTAGTATTACCATCGTGCTTGTGTATTACTTTATAATTTCTCATGGTTTATAAATTACAACTGACACTTGCATGTCCCTTAATTCTGTTTGAATAATGTTTTTAATCCTGTTCCAATCTCCACCAGCCAGTCCGGCTCCAATTTTTGGAAGTCCAATACGTTTACCTGCAAAAGTCTTATTGATTTTACGTAGACAAAGCGCAAGTGCCTCATAATCAATTGGCTTGGCAACACCATCTTTATGGTTAGCACCATAATTGTACTGTGTGTATGAATTCACAACTATAATATCTTTAACACCTGGTTGACCTGATGACTTTGAGTTCATTGGAACTGCAACTCCGGGTTCTGTAACCGATGGATGCTTAAACCATAGATATTGGTGTTGATAATCAATAGTACCAAGTTTATTAATGTCTCCACGATTTTTGGTTTTTACCAAATGCTCGTAACCCTCGTCGTCATACTCAATATATTGAGTTAGTTCCATTTCAAATTCATCGCATCCAAACGCATCTGCCATTTGAGGCGCTATTCCGGCGCCCATAGTACAAAAACAATTACACCCATGGGTGATTACATCAAATGTACCCTGTTTTGCCAAACGGATTAGGTCACCTTGGATTTCTTGATAGTTTGTTCCCATCGCTGATACTATTTGTTCGTTCAAATATCCCATTATGCAAATCTAAATTGTTTAAGGAAATCTCTTAGGAATATGATTTGGTCTGCTTCCTCTTCAGTTTCGGCAAAATTCATCTTCCATTCATAAAATTGTTTTTCAAGACTTCTACCTCCTAGTTTTTCTTCTATAGCATCTCCTTCATAATCTGGCCAAGCAACTTTATCATATACTCTATCATCAACTAAGAAAACTACGGCAGTTAATTGGTCTCCCAAATCTGGTTCGTGGAATTCTCCAATACGGATGCATTGGTCATATAATGTAAAATAATGATTGTTAAGAGTTCCTTTGATAAAAGCCGTATTGTTAGTAGTACCTCCATTTAGAATTATAAAGGTCTTGTCTCTTCGGGCCCATGTCTGGTACTCTGGAGTCTCTGAGAATTCAAGTCCGTATTCAACAACAGCATGACCGAACTGGATGCCTTGCTGAATTGGACTAATATTGTAAGGAACTAGTCCGTACATTCTAAATTCTCTATTGTCTCTATTGTTCATCAGTTGCTTTCTTAATTTCTTCAGTTAATATCCTTTCTAGTTCGGTAGTTGCATCAATTCCAAGATGCTGAAAGAATTCTGATTCTACTACTTCTACCGTTTGTAGTTCATATTTAGAGCCTAAAATTGGGTCCTGAACTAATACTAATTGCTCTACAAATATTGTTTTTGGTTTTTTTGACATGTTATATTACGTTAAATTGTGTTGTGTTTGTTTTTTGTTCATATTCATTATCTGCAACATTTCTATGAGAATTTGTAGTATAAATGCCTTCGAAGTATTTGTTTAATTCTCCAAATCCGGTGCTAAAAATACCATGAGTTACTACTAGATAAACTTTAGCAGTTGGTCTGCTTCCTTTGATTGCTTTTGCAAGTTCAATAAAGGTTCTACCACCATCGCAGATATCATCAATGATAACATATTTTAAGTCATCGTGTTGATTCAATGTAGGAATCTCAGTTCTTAGAATATTTCCACTTCGCATATCACGGACCTTAGTTGCGGTAATAATATTTTCAATTCCAAACTTCTTTGCAACATCATAGATTTTTTTGTAGGCTCCAGCATCTGGACTTACTAAACAAATTCTGTCTTGGGCACCAATCTTATTATCAATCTTTGATAGTGCATGTTTTGCAAGTGTGTGATTATCTACCTTCTCGTAGTTATTCAAACATGCTTCTAAAACATCTGAATGAGGGTCTAATGTAATTACTGTTACAAAGTTTAAGGAATTGATAATTGGGCAAATAACTTGCTTTAAGTAATTAACTCCGCCTTCAACAAATTTACGGTCTGAACGGGCTCCTATAAAATAAGGAACATAAAGTGCAATTTCTCTGGTTGGTTTAATATTACGAACGGCTGCAGTTGCGCAAATAATCAGTTCTAAGTCTTTAAAGGTATTTAAACGTGAATTGATTTTCACAGCGTCTTCGTATCTTAATAAGTCTTTCCAATCCGTAAGGTCTACTGTTTGCTGACCGTCAGGAAATTGACTAATTTTGTATTTAATCTGTGATTTTTCTGGGTTAACCAAGTCTAATATTATCATCTGATATGTTGTTTTTAATTATATGTAAATATAAACAAAAGTTTTTAATCGGTAAAACTTTAATCAATTTATTTTTAAAACTTATTAACAATTATTCTGGCAGCAACTCGGGTTCCTGTTATAGTTTCATCAATTGACCATTCGAATAGGTCGCTCTTCATAATTTGGTCGCAAATTTCACGTTTCATTCCATACTTAACAGAATCAAGTGCGAATCCGGGTCTCATTGCCTCTCCAGCTCCATATGTTTTGTCATATTGATTCATGTATTTTTCGGATTGGATAACAACTGGTTTGCCATGTCGAATATCATATACGATATTAGTATTTTTAGACTCTTTAATAATCTTACGGCTAAACATACTATAGATTGCTCCAAGAGGTCCGGTTAACAAAAAGGTTTTTAGGTCAACTTCACGATTTAATAGTTCTTTAATCTTCATTAGCTACGGTATCTTAATTCATTTTGACGGTAAACGCTCAACACTGAACCCTGCCCGTGCGTGATTGCGAATTGGTACCCATAAAAATCATAAACCATTGAAGAGAAGTTCTCGGTTAGACCATCGATTGGGTCTATTTCAACACCTTCTTTTGATGCAATTTCCCACATTAAATTCATAAGGTGTAGGGGTCTTTCAGCGTATGTTGAGTAGTGTCTTGCATCATATTTCTCCTGCTTCACTAAAATGTCCAACATTAAATAATCAAAGGTAGAATCGTCACAAACACCATACATTTCTAATAACCTCTTGGCTCTTGCCTGTTCGATAGCGTCCCGTTGGGCAAGTTTATTAAAATAGTCTTCCATCGATTTTTGTCCTTCTGGACTCTTCATATATTCTAATCCTTGCTTAAGTGTTTCGTTTGCGTTCATATTTTTATATTTTAAATAGGTGACATGCATTAACAGAACGTCTTCTTGTTTCTGTACTAAATGATTCAGTTATCTTTCCCCAAAGACCTCTACGTTCTTGCACATTGTTCAATGTTACTTTAAGTTCATTTACCCTTTCGACAGTTCCTACAACTATAGTAACATGTCCGCTACTTTGTTGTGAATATCCGTATCTTTGTCCAATTTCAATTGGATTTCCTAGTGCGTCTGTTGCTTCCATGTTTAAATTTTAAATCGTTTCATTAACTTTAGTTTGTCAATTTCAGCACCCATTGCTTCTAATGATTTTGTATCATAGATAACCTCATTAGTTTTTGAGTCCATCATTACTCTATCATATTCTCCAGTTTCTTTACTTCTTGTAACAAAACAATAGATATTTTTTAGGGCATCTTTAAAAATACCATTATCGGTTTGGGCGTAATTGGTGGTTGTTTTATCATGGAACCATTCATGTGTTCCAGACTCAAAATATAAGCCATCGATTTCTAAGAATTGGTTTCTACTATTCATCATCGTCAGATTTTGAAGACCATTGTGGAGTAAATATTAGTGCCCATAACGGCAATCCTGAACTTGTAAAATAACATGCACCTCCGATTAAACCAAAGAATGCTATGTATATAAGTGCTATTGAAATGTATTTCATAATTTTATTTGTTATGGTTCCAATCTATTTTAGGACAATATTTATTATACGATGCTTTAACAAAACTTACAATAATCGAATCTTGTTCTTCTACAATAGGATTCCAAATTCGGTAGCCGTGTTCATCATATTTAATGTTTCGGTTTTTCCATAGTTTTGTTAAATAGTTATAAGCAGTAGCAATTCCAATTCCAAAAGAAAGTACCCATCCCATTCCTCCGATTACAATTGAATGATAATATAAGGTGTCTTTAACAGGTTCTACAAAGAGTAAACCAACCCATGATACCATACATATTAGAATAAATAAAATAAACCACGCAATAAATCCTAGACCTGCACGTTCTCCAGTCGAATGCGTTTGGCTTCTATCTAGTCTCTCCATAATAATTACAGGAAGGGATAGAATCGAATATGGTAGGATAAACGTCCACATTAGGACAAGTTTCCAGAAGTATGGACATAAGGATTCTGGCATTCTAGAAGTTCCATAGAACCATCTGTACAATTGTGCTGTGTTTGAATTGATGTTTAATTTCATAGTTTTATTTGTTAATGATTACGTGAAAGTTTTTGTCTGAACTTAGGATTAAGTCATCTACATAAGTTTGAGCCTCATTATTCGAGTCGAATGTTTTTCCAAAAGATTGTTTGTAACCTAGTCGGATTTCAACATGAGATTTATTGTAAATCCTTTTGTTGGTTTCATCAATTCGATATGATGAATAACCTTCAAAATATGATGTTTTAGTTCTATCCCACTGCCATTTTTCATTTCCTGCACAATCTTTGTATTCGTTCCAACCTGCTGGAATTGCCTTATTAGTACCAATTGGAATTCCTAAGAACATCTTAGGTGTTGCAGGAATCTCTGGATACCATCGGTAAGCCGTTTCTCTTTCTAGTGTTAAAGTAATTGATTCTACTTTGTCTAATTCAAAATAATGTTTTTGCATCTTAATAGGTATTAGTTATTTGTGTTGTTAGTATATGTGTGTCTCTTTCTTGCGACCCGATTCCTAATGATATTGATTTTCCATAAGCCATTGCTTTAATCTGATCATCTTTTTCATCAAAGATAAATCTGACAAATCCGGCTCCAGTTGCTATTTCGTTGTGTCCAACCATATCTTTATGTTGGATAGCTGCTGAGAATATGATGGCACATCCATCAACAATTACGTATTTTGCGGCGCTTAACATTACTTTACTTCTATAATGTTAGGGTATGAACTCAAAAAACCGATACGGTAACCCGATGTTTTGAAGGTATACGTAGAATCTTGTCTCAGTTTACCATACTCGTCGCTTGAATAAAAATTACCGCGGAAAAGGTCATCTTCTAATTTTAATGTACCTTTGTCAGTGTACACTAAATAATAAGAGTCGATTGTTTTTCCGTTCTGTTCGGTAATTCTCTCCTTACCTTCTACCTTTGCGGTAACTGTGTTTACGTTAGCATATCCAGTGATTCCAAAACCAATGGCCACGATAATAATTGCTACTACTAAAATTTGAATTGTTAAAATTGAATTTCTCATAATGTTTCTTTGTTAAAATTAGATATGTAAATATAATCAATTGTTTTGAATCCGGAAAATCCAGAGTGTTAAAATTTTGTTAAAGTTTAGTATCTTCTAGAATTGCTATATGCTGTATTTGCCTCTTGTTCGTTTAAATACAATCGGGTAGTTTCCATTAAATTACCTTCTTTCATAAAACCTAGTGCATTTTCTCTAATGTTGGTTTTACCTTTTTGTATGTAACAAATAGGGTCATATTCACCATATTTCATTTTAGGGTATTGTTCCTTAATCTCCTTGATTTTCTCATCAGAATATTTTGCCTCATATCTTCTGGCTAATGCCAAATCCAGGACCATTTGAAGATTTTGTGATTCGTCGGTGAATTGAGGGTCTACTCTATCTCCTCTATCTTTATCAGATGCTAAATAATTCTCTTTGACAATTTTGTTTTGAATAGGATATGATTTGATGTTATACTTCCCATCAGGGTCTTCGTATGCAAAGAAGGCTCTTTCAGGAGTTTCATTAACATAATAGAAAGTTTTGCTATCACTTCTATAACCATAACTTCTAGAATAGCCGTACGTTGCAATATTAAATGTACCTAAGTACACCATTACATTTCCATGTTTACATATTGCACTAATAACTCTATCACCTGGAGTCAACGCTCTAACACCGTAGGTTGCAGCCTCCTCTTTCTCCTTCTTGTCATGTATCATCTCCATGTAATCCAATGTATCGGCGCGGACAAGGACCATCGAACCTCCGACCATTACCTCTTCTACGAATGTGATTGGATTCTTAATAACACCATATTCTAATTGGATAGTGTCTAATGGCAATTGATGGAAATCAACCCAAATATCTTTTGGTAAGTCTGGGTGACTTAGTTGAAACCCTAATTGGTTCCATTTCATGATTTTTACGTCCGTCATCGGGTCATTTTTGAAAGGCACTGTAGTTTTGTCCTTTGTTTTACGAACTCTCTGTCCGATATGCACGTCTTTTAGTATTCTGTAGTTACAATTCATATTTTTTAGTCTAATTGGTTTTCGATTATGTCAAACGTTTTTCCAGAGCAGTAGCTTGTAGCATAGTGGTAAGCTTCATCATAATCAGTAAAGCTCTTAACATCATTGAAGAATACTCCGTCATCTGGATTAGAAAAGTACGGTAAAACTGTGTAGATTGTCATAATTGTTTGTTTTAATTATAATGTAAATATAAACAAAAAACCTGACATGGTAAAATGTCAGGTTAATTATTTTTAAAAAGTTATTAACAATTTATTTTAAGCCATACATAGTATTAGCTCCACTTGCCAATTGAGTTGTAGGAAGTGCTCCATCCCATCTCTCTATCCATTGTTGCTGTAATAACATCGGAGTCAAGGTCGATTGTCTTAATTTATTAGACTCTGCTTCTGCTCTTGCGTTTGTTAACAGGGCTTCAGCGTCTCCTTGTGCTTTTGCTACTTTAATTTTAGCTTGAGCTGTCGCAGTTTGTACTTGATTCTCTGCGGTTAGGGCTGCCTGAACTGCGTTGTTCTTAGCATTAATGGCATTCTTAAATGATGTAGGATATTCTAAGTTAGATGTAAATTGATTAACTATAAATCCTTCTTTAACAATCTGCGCTTCTAATAACCTTCTTACTTCAACTTCGAAAAGGGCTCTATTTGATATTAATTGTTCTGCTGAATATTTATTAGTTGCAAGTCGGAATGCGTCATATATTGCCGTCTTTAAGAAACCTTCCTCCAATTCTGGTAAGGTTCTACGATATTTGGCAAATATTGAAGGTGCTTTGTCGGCTGCTACTGAATAGTTTAAGATAGGTGCAACTCGGAACTCCGAACCATCTTTTGTATTTACAGTAAATGAATTGTCTCCTTCCTCTGAGTTCTTATATTCTTTATGTTGAATAAATGTTGGAAACTCATAAATCTTTGTTGTAACAGGATTAAAAAATACCCATCCTGTGCATGCTGTTACATTATTGACCCCTTTACCTGAGCCATACATGTTAACCTTTACTCCTACATGTCCTGCATCAATTACTTCGCATGAACTAAACATTGCGAAAATACCTACTACTACTGCTAAAATAATTCCAATCGATTTTAATCTCATTTTTTTTGTTTTAAATTAATTATTTGGTTTTTGTTTATTACTTACTTTTTTTGCTCCACATTTACATGTAGTGCATTCAGAGTCTTTTTTGTTCTTTAACTTTATTAAATAGTCAGCTATAACATATACGGCACTTCCCCATATAAAAATTACAATTGCTAGATAAAAAAGTCCCAGAAAGAAGAGACCATCGTCCGGTGCACTTAATAGTTCAAATGCAATTTGTTGGAGTTGAAATACTCCGGCGATTCCGATAAAGATACCAAGAATCATCAAGAAAAATTTAGAAAATGTATTCATAGTTGTTTAAAATTAAGAAGTTGCCGCGTCATTATGGTGGTCAAATTCATGGGTTAATAAAGATTTTATAGGTCTATTGCCAATTAGTTTCAAAACTTGTTGAATTGTGTATGGCTGAAAATCAGGACTTCCATCGATTCCAACATCCATCATTCGGCCAGGTCCAACTTTAAACTGGTGAGGTGTGTGAATATGTCCGTGGATGTGCATAACTCCCTGTCCCATATCTTGCCAACTAGCCATAGGGTAGTGACTCATTACGAATCGGTGTTTTGCACTTGGTCCGTTTTTAACCAATGGAGGCATAACGATTGTAACCATTCTTTGCTCATTTACTGAGGCGAAAAGGTCTTGAACATCTCCACGGTTTGTAAGGATATGATGGTCGTGATTTCCTAAGAAAAGGTGGATATTTTTACAGTTTAATTTGTTTCTAAATTCTACAATAGAATCAAAACCACCAAAGCTCCAATCACCCAAGTGAATCAGGATGTCGTTTTCCATAACCAACATGTTTATATTGTCCTGCAAGTCGATGTTCATCTGGTCCAATGTCTTGTAATCCCTAGTACCTCGGGCACCATCCCATTTACTAACTCCTCTACAAATATTTGTATGGTTGTAGTGAGTGTCTGAAGTAAAAAAGACTCTTTGTCCTGGGTTAACTACTATTTTCATAATGTGTTTGTTTTAATTTGATATGTAAATATAATCAATAGTTTTGAATCGGTAAAACTTTAAGTGTTAAAATTTTGTTAAAGTTATTAACAAAAAAAGAGGAGCAATATTGCTCCTCTCCTGTATTAAATGTATCTTTTAATTAGTCTTTAGAACCGTAAAAATATGTTACTGTTGCTGGGCTAACCGGGTCATTATTTTTAATATCGATTTTGAAACCTGCAATGTCTGCTGCATAAATTGGTAGGAATGTTGCATTTCCAGATAGCAATCTTGCGAAATGTATGGTAACTGTAGGTGCGCTTTTATGTGTTAAATAAATATCAATTCCGAAGTTTGAATTAGTACTTGCAGATTGACAATATAGATAAATAATTCCAAAATTTCCAGATTGTTCGTTAGTTTCTAATAATACTTCTGTAGCAGATGGCTGAATTTGATTAGTAATTAATGATGTTGAATCGCCATTAATAGTCTCAGTATCTGTTGATTTTATTGACAATGGATTTGGGAAAAGAGTACTTGAATCCAGTGTTATTGTTGTTTTTAATGATGCCATCTCTTTATATTATTTTTTATTTATGCAGGGTTTTCTGGAGTTTCTTCTACTACTGGAGTTTCTTCTACTACTGGAGTTTCTTCAACTACTGGAGCAACAGGAACTTCTGCTTTTGTTTTAAGTGGAAGAGTTGCTTCAAATTTTACTCCGTAAGAGGTTACTGCCTCGGTTCCAACTAAATCTTTTCCGTGCGCTGTAAGTTTAACATCAACTACCCCTTCTGGAAGATTTAATTTGGCTTTCACTGATGTGATAATTTCATCTGCAGTGTATGTTTCAATATTAGCCTCTGTTGATAAACTAAAAGCTCTTTTTTTAACGGGTTCTTTTTTATATTCAGAAAGAAGTTGTACTCCTTTTGAATCTTTCTTTTTATAATTTACATCTACTGTTTCGTAGATGTTTGCGTTAACTGTATAGTTCATATTTATATGTTTTTGTTTTATATTAAATTTTAAAGATTACCACCAGCCGTTGCTATCAAAAGCATAATTGTATCCATTAGGATGGGTTGTAGTTAACGAGCTTAGCAATTTCCCAAATTTATAATGAGTATAGTTACCATTGTTGTCATAAAATACCCAGTAATTTAATTTTCCGTAGTTAGTATAATTATCATAATTTGGTTTTTCAGTATCGATTTCATATAAAAAACTAAGGTTAAGGTCAAAGACACGAACTTTCCAATTAATATTTGAGGTTTCCTTATAGGCTAAAACTACTGTTTCGGTGCTCATGTCTAAATTCCAACTGTTTATGTTTCCAAGTTTAAGTAATTCCTTTTCATTAGCCGCAGCTCCTCTGGTTATCATTCTACAATATAAGGTGTCTAATGTTGAGGTGAATTGAGGTCTAACTAATAAAATTTTACCAGGACTTACAGGGTATTGGTCACCTTCAGAATTAGCGTTCCAATAACTTCCATTAGTAAATGTTGGAAGTAGTGTCCATTTTTTAGTAGAGGTATTAAAGTACCACTCTTTGTCAGCAGCGTAATCTACGGCGATCAATGTATTAAATTCAGTAGACCAGTCATCATCATTACTGATTAAAATTTTGTCCAGTACCTTTGAATCATAAACGGTTATTTCACGAGTGTATGGTGAAACAGTATCAGGTCTAAGCCATAATGCACGATAATCTCCAAAACAATCCGTATTATAATTTGAAGCATCATAAGTACTTAAATCATTAATAAGGTTAAAACGGGTTGGTTCAACTCCGGATGTAAAACGAGTTGCAACCAATGGTCCACTTAAGTTACTATCGCCTGATAGTAATATAAAATCTTTATCAGTTGCATAGATTTTGGTGTTCCAATCGTTACTTGTATAGAAATTGTCTTCAGTATTTGGTACAATATAATTTCTTTGTTCCAAATCATTATTGATAATATAAGTTACTTCAAGGTCTCCGTCAGTGTCTGTATCTAATAAAAGACTGTTATTGACAAAATAATTACCATGCAAAATAATTGCAACTGATTCTGGTTTGTAGTCCCTTCCAGCTCCAGTGTGATAAGTATTGCTGATAACTTCATAAGCGTTATGATTTGAAGTCCAAGTTAGGTCCTCTCCGATAAGTTTTCCAGTAAGTTGGTTGTAGTTCAAGAATATGAAATCTCCAGAACTGTTATTTGTGTATACCACTTGCATTTTACCCGAACCATAGAAATAGTAGTCACGCTGTGTCATTTCAATATTATTAAAATCTACAGTTTTAAGAAGTGTACCATCAGTGTTGAATATTTCTAGAGTTTCTATAACATCGTATGTATTTCCTTCGGTTAAAGTTTCAACTACAATAAAGTTACCGTATGAATATACGTAAGAATTTGTAAAATTGGTGATTGGATTGGTGGTTTTGATTAAGGTTTTATTAGCACCTTTAATTAAAAATACGGCTTCATTTACTGTTCCATTATATCCTTCAACATACACAGTAAAAGTTCCATCAGCAGTACAGTTATCCCAGTTATTTTCAACGTAGATATTACTAATACCTATAAAATCATGTTGATAAAAGTTATCACCATCAAAATAGATTGCATGTCCATCATCTCCGTCATACCAAGTTATTAAGTTGGCTCTTCCATCTCCATTGTAACTGTTAAAAGTTTGATTAATATTTTCAGCACCGATTATAGAACCTCTACTATTTACAAAAACAAATATATTGTTTCCGGCATTATCAAAAAATCTCCAAATATAACCCTTTCGATTAACAACTGCTTGAATTGTCTCATTTGGATAGTCAGTGTGGTTAATTGTAGTATCTACTATTGATCCGTTCATAAATATATTAGGCCCTTGTCCAGGGATTGCCGTATTAGCGTCTAATGTAAAATATTTCCACGTAGTACCAGAGTCTTTGAATTTTACAAGCACATTTTCTCCAACATCTTCTCCTCGACTTCCAGTAAAATATTCTAATTCTGCAGTTCCATTTGTTGTAAATGCTCCAATACCGTTACTTCCAAAAGGACCCTCGTTTTCATTATATGTATAAAGAGGAACAGCGGCAAATTCTCCAGGAGAAAGAGTGATTACGCCTCCACCAGTTACAATACCAATTATATTTTGCTTTGGGTTTGTTGCAGTTGATTTAACATAAAGGAATGAACCTCTAGATCTACCACCGCCTAATGGAATTTCTGTAGGATTAGTATTAACTGTTACCTTGCTCATAACAATATTATCTAGTAGATCGTTGTTATATGAAGTGGTAAATTTAACAGGTGTAGATTGATCGGCTGACTCTACACTTAAAGTCGTTTTAAATATTGACATACTTTAACTTTTTTTTTATTTAAAGTATATATCCATTTAAAACGACCATATTTTAAATTATAGGTCCAAACTATTAGGGTAATACAATAAGGTTGGGTTCCTTTTTTGTATGTCCAGGTCGGGATATTTCTCTTTAAACTTTAACACATTGAATTTCTTAGTAATCAAGTGATGTCCATTCTTGGTTGGGATAATAGCCTCGATTTTTGACTCTCCAAATGGTCCGCATTCATGGTCTATGTAGGCCATCATTATAGGACTGGCTTCCATAATATCATCAACATCGATTATCCATCTCTTCTCTCCGGTTTTGATTTGTCCTACAACCGAATCGAATAGACCTTTTTGGTTGTGTTGACCATTTTGGATACGTTGAGCCAAGTCAACCATCATACTTAGACTTACATCGAAGTGGTTTTGTTTTTGTACGTGGATATAGGCTCTGGCTTTAAACATTTCACAAAGTTGAATAACCTCATCCCATCTTCTTTCAAGGTGGTCGATACTCTCAATACAATAAGTCTTAATAGTCCTTACTGATTGGTGATTATCTCGTTCTTCTGCTGGCTGGTCCTTCTTGCGTTTAAAAACATAGAGCATATAAAAGTCTCCTTTGTTTTCAAAGTTTAGGAGTGGTTTGATTATTTCTAGGTTGTTTATCATTTTAATATGCGATTTTGTCCTTTGGAACTTCAAGTCCATTTAGGGCGTTTAATAATATTTGTGTTCCTTCCTCTACATCAGGTTTAACACTTCCAGTACATCTCTTAGAGAATAGTTCGTCAGAAATATTAGTTCTTCCGGTAGAAGTAGCACTTACAGCCTTCATATACCATGGATTTCTACTAGGTCTCATTGTTAAAATGGCGTACCATTTATTATCACTGCATTGTACTAATACTCCTTCAACACTTGTTGTGGATTTTAAGGGCTTTGTTTTAACTACGGTAATTTCTACTTTTTCAGACATATTGTTTGTTTTAATTATAATGTAAATATAAACAAAAAACCCCAGACCGTAAAATCTGGAGTGTTAATGTTTTGTTAATTTATGAATGTTACTTCATTAGTAACCGGGTCCCAATCGAATGTTACTGGTTTGTTCGTGTACTTATACTCTTCATTCAAGATTGAAGCATTAAAGAAATGAGTTCCATTCAAGAACTTATAACCATAACTACCGTGAATATGCCCAAAAACATGTATCTTTGGTTTAACTACATCTACTCGTTCTCTCAATAAGGCGCATCCTAAGAGTGGCTCATTATATGGAGGTCCACTAATATCCAAAATCTCTTGAGGTGGTCCGTGAGTGATTAATATATCAGTGTCTTCCGGAATGGCTTCCCATTTGCTCATTAATCCTGGTCCGCCTTTCGGAAGGTTAAAAGCCCAGTCATAGAACCATGGCTGCCATGGAGTACCATAAATAACTGTTTGTTGGTCATCCTCGTCCCATAAATCAAGTCTTTCGTCTTGTAAATATGTAATGCCTTTATAAGAACTATAAATCTCTCTTGCATCATCTGGAAAATCCTCAAAGGTTCTATCATGATTTCCGGCAATAAATATCTTTTGGTCATAATGCTCAAGCGAATTATACCAGTGACAAAAATCTTTAATGTCATTTTTATTATAACCAGAGTTCATTAAATCCCCAGCATGAAGTAATAAGTCTCCACCTGGAAGGTCCAATTTAGGGTCTATTAAACCGTGCTTAGTATGTGTGTCGCTAATTAATGTGATTCTCATCTTATTTTTTATTTATTATAATTTGGTCTATAAAGTCTCCAGGTTGCAGTTCAACATTTTGAAGTATTAAAGCTCTTAGCATCTCTTCGGTTATTTCCAAAGTTCTTTCTACATCTTGATTGTCTTCATACTCTTGGTCTGTCCAATCCTCGTTGTCTATAATGTACTCAAGTACAATTTTTACTTTGCTCATTTTTTATATTTTAAGTAGTTTATAAATTCTATTATTGATTTTTATTAAATATAAAGTATTGGGCAGGGATTCAAAAAAAATAGTTTCTTCATTTTTTATTCTACTACTTTTAATCAATCTTCCAGTTAAATCATAGACTTCATAGTCTATAGACTCATCAATTCTAGAATTCACAATTATATTATTCTTAGTAGGATTTGGATAAATAGTAACTTCGGAAATTAAGTTATTTAGTAAATTTAACTTAGGTTCTTCATCAGAAATTTGTATCCCTTCAGGTGCTACATAAAATATTTGACCAATACTGTATTCATATTGACCAGATGTTAGTATAACCTCTTGTGAGTATGTTGTTAAGTAAAACAGTAAAATTAGATATTTTATCATAATTTTATATATTGTCTTTTAAATCTGGTTTGTTTCTCATTCAGGACTAAAATATATCGAGTGCCTAGAGCGGTCTTATATACTTGGTACCTTTCATTATCCGTATAGCACCATTCATTAGTGTAAGAGTGTTTATAGATTCTCTGCTCTACAGAACAAGAGGTTAATAATAGTAATACAAGTAAAAGCAATAATTGTTTCATATCTTATTTATTTTAAAATATTGATGTTGCCTGCATTCTTTACACTGGAGAGTACATCCATACTGCGGCATATTAGCTCTATGAAATTCGTAACATTTCCATTTGCGCTTTGCTAGTAACTTTTTAATTCGGACCTTTTTAAGCGGTTCGATAACTACAAATCTTATAAATAATCCTGCTGTAATTCCTAATAGTCCAAATATAACTTCTCTCATAGTTTGCTTGTTTTATTTCTCTTTTCGTATGCTAACTCTTCTCTAAGAAGTTTTATTTCTTTTGCATCTTGTTCTTGTTGCCATTTAGCACCTCTTTTGAATCCATCTCTAGCTGCAGTTATTTCTTCTCTGTTATAATCATCACTTCTATACCATTCCTTAATTGGAAATTCTAGTAATGATGCCTTATCAATAGTTTCTTCAAGTGTTTCTTGTTTAGCATTTTGGATAAACCTTTCCATTATTTCATCTTTGGGAAGGTTTATTGAATATTCAACCCTCTTTCCATAACAAGTTTCGCATCCACGACCTTGATGCAATGTGCATGTCATGTCTGTAAAACAAAGGTCATCAACTCCATTACATCGACCGCAGCATCTGCTCTTTTCTACTGTTTCTATCTTTTCACAATTTTGATTCTTAATATACCATTTTAAGAATTCCTCTGGAATGGCCTGAACCCCTTCATTAATAAGAGCAGTATCCGTTGTTAGGATAATCCTTTTCCATTCTCTTCTATCAATTAAACCTTGAGCATCAACCAGCTTTGGACTGGCTTTCATTACCTCAATCCCGTCTGTAACGTAATCTCCTCTATTAAATTTACCATTGGCAGTAATATAGAGCTGCTGAGTACTTCTTTCAAAGGCCCTAAACAGCGAAGTATATTTGCTAAGAGTTAACTCAGAACTATTACCTAGATAATATAATCTGCTTGGATTCGGTGTTGCTAATAAGTGTACATTTTTCATAGTTTGCTTGTTTATTTTACCCAAAGGCTTAAAGACTTAAGTTATATTCAATGGGTAGGTTTTTGTTTCTTTATTTTAATTATAATTTATAAAAAGCTAATAATTCTTTAGATTTTTTAATTTGTTGTCTCAGTTCTTCCATTTTTGAGTGAGACAACTCTGACATGTCATACAATGCTTGCATCATCACTATTTGATTTTCTAACATTAATATTTCTATTGCATTCATAATTTTCTTTGTTTTAATTAGATATGTAAATATAATCAAAAACTTTTTATCAGGAAACATTAATCCCAAAAAGTTATTAACAATTTTACACAAAAAAGCCCGGCATTAACCGGGCTTTGAGAATCTACTTGTCGAAAAATAGATATTGTTTCCATTCGTCTGGAATGTTTTCGATATGTTTCATTAACATAAGGAAATGAGGTCTTCTGGGTTGCGGAATGGTCTTACCGTACTCTTCCAGACTTAAGTCTGCTTTTTCACCATTGCATTTTTTGCAGGCAGTGGTAAGATTTTCCCAGGTGTTAGGACCTCCTTTTGATTGGGGAATAACATGGTCTATTGTAAGTTTCTTTCTGTCGGATTCTTCGCAATAAACGCATTTATGGTTGTCTCTCTTAAAGACATTTTCTCTGGTTAGAGGAACGTTTCGGTGCTCAGTATAAATGTACTTTTGTACTTTTATAATCGAAGGCTTATAGATTTCAGCATCAGGGTCGCATAGACCAAATTTACAATCATGCTCCCAAATCACTTTTGCGTTTCCCTTATACACTATTGAAAATGCTCTAAGACTACTGATAACACTTCGAGGCATATAGCTCGAATCGATTACTAATGTTTTGTTAAAAATGTTCATGATATTAAATATTTGCGGAGAGCAGAGGTTACGATCCCCATCCGGTTCTCCCGGACCAACTGTTTAGCAAACAGCACTGAAGCCACTTCAGATTACTCTCCAAGTTAATTGCGGAAGATGACGGATTCGAACCCCCACACCATTTTAATGATCGACGCATTTCAAGTGCGCTGCCGGTACCCAGACTCTTTCGGCTTAATCTTCCAATTTGTTTGTACCCCTAGAAGAATTCGAATCTCCATTTAACATCTTAGAAGGATGTTGCATTTCCATTTATGCTATAGGGGCATAAAGCCAATCCCGTAGATTGGCCGCTCGGCTTTAGGTACCAAGTTTGCAAGAATAAATCTCTGACCAGGACTTATACCCTCTGGGTATCGTCGTGTGTTTCCGGGTTTCGAACCCTGTTCTCTACATTCACAGTGTAGCACTTTACCGATTAAGCTAGAAACACCATATTAGTCTCGAATAGTGGAATCGAACCACTGCCCTTTGCATGTAAAACAAATACGCTACCATTACGCCAATTCGAGTTTTGAGAGGGTTAGGTATGGCTCACCTCTCCGTGACTGACGTCCTACCTTAACAGTCTAATTGTTCCCCCGGATGGCCTCGAACCATCTACCCCTCCGTTAAAAGCGGAGTGCCCGTCCACATGAGCTTCGAGAGATTGTATTTTGTTGCGATAAGGAATTTCGAAATCCTGACATCTCCAATATGAGCGGAGTACTCTTCCTCTGAGTTATATCGCATTTTTTAATTTTTCAAATTCACTTAATACAAATTTTTCATTATATCTACCAGAATCTTTAATTATATAAGGAACATATCCACATTTAATTATTTCTTGGATTTTTATCCTATCTCTGTTTTGGACCTGTTCTAATGAATGATTTTTGGTAATTTTTTCATAGTGCCATTTACCATTCCATAAAATAGCAATTTTTATTGAAGGTATTATAACGTCTGCATCCCATCCATTAAATATACATTCATTTGTTAAAATATTTTTAAATTCATTTTGACATAATTCAGCAAATAGTATTTCATTTTTGCTTCTTTTATTTTGAGATTTAGCGCTATTTAATCCACCTCTTCTACTGTATTCTAAATGATTAGGATGTGCAACTGCACATGATTTAGAACAAAATTTAGAATTTCTTTTGTGCCATTTTACCGTAAATTCATTTTGACATGACATGCAACATAGTTTAACGTCAGGGTTTGCATTGGCACTTATTTTTTTAGAAACTTTTTCATTAATTTCTTTTCTTTTGGCTTTAGTACTAAAACCTCTAGAACATTTTGTTGAACAGAATCTGCCAGAACCATAAGTTCCTTCATGTTCGTTGTTGCAATTTTCACATGTTTTCATATTATATATATCTACATATTATTCGAACTTTTAAATTTGCCTTAGTAGTCTATGAAGGATTCGAACCCTCATCTTCCGATCCGTAGTCGAATGTTACTATCCGTTGAACTAATAGACTAATTGTGTCCTTGGGAGGGATCGAACCTCCATATCTCTCGGTTATGAGCCGAGCGCCTTCACCAATTTAGCTACAAGAACCTTACAGCACGGGTGGAGGGATTTGAACCCCCATCGCTGGTGTTGGAGACCAGAATGCTACCGTTGCACTACACCCGTAAATATGTAGGATATCGCTTAACCTACCAGGTTTTACCCATTAAATCATATTAAATGACCCAAGACGATTTTTTTGTAGATATGGGCAGAATTGAACTGTCCGGCACGTCCATGTTCCTTGCAACTGCGAAGTACTGAGGATTGCTCTACCACTGAGCTACATATCTGACCTAGTTGCGATTAGAGGAGTTGAACCTCTGGAGGGTATATCTACCGATACGGCTCATGAGACCGTCTCTGACCAACATCGCATTTTAGAGCCACGTAACAGGGATCGAACCTGTCTACCGAATCTTGTCAAATACTCTCATCTTGTCGACCTTTCAGAGGCATATTCTATTTAACTCTTCATGATTTTCCACCTTACGTCTAAAGTGTTCCATACATAACTAGTTAAAAGATCCAGTTGTCACCATTGACTACGGACATTTTGGTGGACCCTGTAGGAATCGAACCTACTCCTCTAGTTCTTCAGACTAGCGTACGCACCAGCTATACCAAAGGTCCATAAAAGTATAATATCCGTTATAATACCGACCCAGTTTCCCAGGACCAGGTTGGATTCGAACCAACATCTCTTTTTTACGTGGGCAGCAGTGGACTCGAACCACTCCCTTTAGAGACCGATTTTACAGACCGGCTGCCGTATCCGAACGACTTTTGCTACCCTTATTGTAGTGATATTAGGAATCGAACCTAAAACCTCTTCGGTATCAGCGAAGTGCTCTAACCAATTGAGCTATACCACTAGTTGATTACCATCTGACTCTTTTCGAACTTTGCAGGCTCGTATCATTCCTTAATGGTAATTTGCTCTTCCCCTAGGACTCGAACCTAGATAAAATGATTAACAGTCATCCGTAATAACCTTTATACGAGAGAAGAATTTTGAGGACCCTGAGAATTTCGAAATCTCGACCCGTTGCCTAACAAACAACCGCTCTGCCTCTGAGCTAAAGATCCAATTTAGTCTTTTGCTTACCTCTAAATAATTTACTTTGCCAACCGGGCCTTAGTTCCCGGCGCTTACCAATCATACTGGAGTAATTATTCCTTTGTTGCGGGTGAGGGACTCGAACCCCCGACCTTAAGCTTATGAGGCTCACGAGATACCAACTTCTACCAACCCGCTATTTGTTTCCCTTGAAGGACTCGAACCTTCATCAACTTACGTTGAGCAACCACATTCAATAGTGGTCCATGTTTGCCAATTTCACCAAAGAGAAAACTACTAAATAAATTTCGTCTGCAAAGTACTCTTTATCATATGTAGTAACCTTATAGTCCCGATAGAATTTGCAGATTCTATACTTGCCTATCCAGTTTGTTGCCGAGATGACGGGACTCGAACCCGTGACCTTCGCCGTGACAGGGCGACATTGTTACCAACTCTACTACACCTCGATTATTTTGCGGTCCCGGAGGGTTTCGAACCCTCATTTTAGAGCAGTGACAGTGCAATTCCCCGACCAATGGGGCTCACAAGACCTTTTGTGGAGCTACCGGGATTCGAACCCGGAATAACAGAATGCAAATCTATCGTGATGCCAATTTCACTATAACCCCAAATGCACTTCCTCGACTGTTTAGTGCGAACCAACGTAGTATTGCGTATGGGATTCGAACCCATGCCTCATCATAGAAAGTGATACGTGTTTACCCCTTCACTAACGCAACATTTAGAGCCTCTACAAGGAATCGAACCCTGTTATCTTGTGTACAAAACAAGCGCATCACCATTTATGCTTTAGAGGCAAATCAATTAAAGTGGGTGTTTGAATCCCTTCTCCGCTTTATCAGTGCGGTGCTTTACTACTAAGCTAACTTTAATCCTTGTACCCAGGGAGGGATTCGAACCCTCAATATCTAGTTCCTAAGACTAGCGTGTCTACCGTTCCACCACCAGGGCAAATCTAATTCTATGCTCACAATATGTAGTTCTATGAATTAGTAACAATCTCATCTGTGTCTGGATAGCAGGATTCGAACCTGCGTGCTCTAGCGTCCAAGGCCAGCGAGATAAACCGGGCTCCTCTACATCCAGAAATTATTTGTTGCCTGTGGAGGTAACGATCCTCCTCCGATGCTGTCAAAGAGCATTGTACTACCTTTATACGAACAAGCATTATTTCAAACTTGGTTTTTAACTAGGTTTCGGAGCGCATCACTTGTATTTTCAAAGTAACGGAACATTCTTAAAGCTTATTGAATGAACTGCCTAATTAAATTTCCAGTATCACCGCGAGGAGGTGTTTGATTGATACCGCTGAGCTTCGTTATTCTCCGGAGAATATTCTCCTTTGGATATTCGTTTCATGCTACTTCTATGTTTATCGGCCGATTCCATATTTTCGCCATTATACAATTTATTTCTTTTCGTCATCCCCTACTGCCCACTTGGATGCGGTTACGAAAGCGTTCCAGTCTGTTCACGATACAATTTACAGTACCTCGAGAGCGATTTCCCGTTAAGAACCGATACTTGTGACCGGCAATCAATTTAGTTATCATGACAGGATTCGAACCTGCGATTGGAAGACTATTACCTCTACCCGTGCTAACCATCTACACTACATAATAGCTACACTGTGGTATATCAATTTAATACCCTTAATATTTACTCAATGACGAGCAGTATAGTTTGAGCAGATAGGGAGAATCGAACTCCCATCTTTAGATTGGAAGTCTAAAGTAATGGCCATTATACGATATCTGCAAATTTGGTTATCAGTATGTCAAAGAACCTTTGTTCTAATTTGTTATGTAAATATATAACAATTCTTTCAATCGGTAAAACTTTAAGTGTTAAAATTATGTTAAAGTTTTAATTTGAGTCTCCGTACAGAATCGAACTGTATCTGTAGCGTTTGCAATGCTACCGGTCGCCATAACCATCAGAGACATATAAAATCAAAAAAGGACCAATCATTTCTGAAAGGTCCTTTTGAATATTTGTATGTTAATAGAGTTTAACTCATATTAACTAATTTTGTTTCAAAAGAACCATAATGCTTCCAATCCCCATTATTTCTATAAGAGGCACATATCGGGCTACCTGTCGTAAGGACTGGTTGTTCCATAAAAATGATATGTTGTTGAATTGCTTGCATTGTAATTGTTTTATTTGTTCTAATCTATATATAAGATTTAATTTTCTTATGTATATTATAGTATTATATATCTTTTTGTTTCATGAAATTCAATGTAAATTCCATTTATTTTTTATTTATTTTTAGATGATTGGTTTTCAATTGAAAGGGCTTTGATATGTTTACAATCTCCTCTTCGGAAGCTCGATGCGGGACAATTACAACTCCAAACCCCTCTCTGAAACTTGACCAAATATTCTGACTTTCCGTTTGATGATGGTACCTTAAATTCTAGGTCCACCTGTGGTTCAGCCTTCAATTGGGTTGGAACTATTGGTTTCTCAATAATTATACTGTCATCGAACTCTACATCATCTCTAGTTGTTCCCTCATCTACAGGAATCCAACCCGGACATATATAGGTACCAAACATGGTTCTCATAATTCCAAAGTCTTTAAAGACCCGGTCTCTAGGTATTTTATATTTAGCCATTATCTTTCTAGGATTACGAATTCACCGAATGCATTATCAAATGCTTGTAAGAGATTCTCATAGTCTCCGCTCATCATTTCGTTTATGAGTGCTTCACCTCTATCTTTCCATCCTAACTGGGTTGCAAATCGTTTAGCGTAAGCCATAAGAGCAAATGCATTTCCATCAGGACCTGTAAGGTCTATAATAATCGGGGTGGTTTTGACTTGTTTACTTCGTATCATAATTGATGTTTTAATTATAATGTAAATATAAACAAAAAACTCCAGACCCGAAAGTCTGGAGTGTTAAAATTTTGTTAAAGTTTAATTACTTTACAGTGTCTACTTTTGTAGTGTCTACTGATACGGTGTCTACTTTTACTGAATCAACTTGTACTGTTGTTGAATCTGTTCCGGTAGTTGTAGTTTCTACTTGCTTACAAGATGTAGCTACTAGTGTTGCCATAAATGCAATCGCTAAAAATACTTTTTTCATTTTGGTTTAGTTTAATGTTATTTAATTTAAAAGTTATATGATTTAAAACCTTTTTGTTTCAAATTATTCTCTTTTCTTTTTATCAATAACTGACCATACTATTCCGATAAGAGTTGCAACTGCACCGATTCCAGTGTTAAGTGTTACTTCTGTTAAAACTCCTGAAGTTACAAGGTAACCTCCTACGAATGTTAAAATGTGTCTAACAAATCCTAATGTTTTGTCTAATGATTCTTGTGTCATAATTATAAATCTATTTTTTGTTTAGAGCCATCTGTCATACTATAAGTAATATGCAGCGGTTTTAGTGAATGTTCTCCTGAATTTAGTATCTTTAAATATTCAGAACCTTTACCTGGTTTTAAGTAGGCAACAGTCATGTGGGGCATATAATCTGGGTAGTCCGTAGTGTGCGGAAGTTCACTAAGTGATTTATTTGCATTATGAAGATTATCACCTTCCATGTCAAATTTTAGGACATCAAATTTATCATTTTCAAAAAGAGAAAGATTGTAGGCTTTGCACTCTCCGAGTTTAATCCCTTTTAATTTGTCTGCAACCTGATCAACAGTTACTTCAGGGTGAAGTCCGTATAATAAAGTACAGTGTGGTTCATTTTCAAGACCGTAACTTTCATCAGCTTCTACTGTGAAAATATCTTCAGGTCTTATTGATTGATGTAGAGTTGCCATTGCTGGAAAGTCAAAATATAACATTGCACAATTAAAATCATGTGTTGTTTTTATTTTTTCATTTAAGAACTCTTCGAATAGTTTAATTCTTTTCATTATTTTCTTTTTTATTAATTTCATCCATTTTTTTCATAGCCCAATCAACTCCTTCATCTCCACCCCAAATCAACCATGCAACATATCCATTGTCTTTCCACGGTTCTGATTTATGTTCTGGTGCTATTTTCGAGTTCTTTCTATGTCGATTAAATTGTGCCATTCGGGAAACTACATCTTGCGAAAGTTTTTCTCCTTTTGCCAACTGATTTGCGCGTTGCCATCCGACTGGAGTACCTGCAGTTACTTCATCACGTCCATATTGGTCTCTCCAATCCAGGGCCTTCTTTGCATTCTCCTTTGCGGCAGCAGGATAGTCATTGTAAGTATCTTCTGATTCTAAAACAACAGATTCTTGCGCGTCCTCCCAGTCCTCTTCATCGGGATAATCTTTATCACCTGGCTTTGCAGGTTTTTCGCCGCGCTTTCTTTTAGCCCATATATTGTCCCAAAGACCCTTCTTTTTTTCGTCTAGGAACTCTTCAAATAATTTTACTTTTTTCATTCTACTTCAAATCTTTTTGGGTCAAAGTCCAGGGTTTTCTTAATCATATAGTCACTCAATTTCTCGAGCTCGGTGTTAGCCGCTGGATTTACATCACGACCGTAAAAATCATTAAATAATTGTCTGTATGCCTGAACTGTAGAATCAAATGGTACTCCCGGCTGACTGTTACTTTCAATTATATATAGTTTTCCAGATTTATCTTCCATAATATCAAAACAGATATATGGCAAGTCTGAGAATATTTTACCGAATTTTTCAACTAGGTCATTAAATTTCTGTGGTATTTTGGTAACGTCCTTTTTAATGTATTTAAACATCATTTGTTCGTCTCCTTTTCCTTCTCCAGATTTTGCTTTAGCATTCAATGGGTTTCTTTCCATCCAGAAAAATGGTTTACCCTTAAATGTAATCAATCTGTGTTCGGCTGCTTTGTCAATATATTCTGAATAAACATCCAACTTCGAATGGTCTGCATCGTCCCATGATTTCTGGTCCTTAAAGATTTGAATACCAAGTCCTGAGTGTCCTTCTGCTGGTTTTCCAATTAATGGGAATCCAATTTTTAGGGCATCTTTTTCATTATGCGCAGTTTTTGGGATGTTTTCATCACCATCAACCAACTTATGAAATTCTGCCTTGGAACCAGATTGTTTGATATGTTCTGGTAGGTTATAGACATTTTCTTTTTTAATTAACCCTTCATCTAGGAGCTTTTGAGTTACTTTAGAATTGTATGTAAGGATTGGGTATTCTGAATTGATGTTAATGTCTTTGTAATTATCAAGTGTTACCTGTACAAAGAAATTATCTCCGGCGAAGTCTTTATAAGACCACCATCTATGCCCACTATCAGGATTAATAGCCAAATAGATTTTATGCAAATCGGAATTGTCTTCCTTCTCTGCAATAAACTGTTCAAATAATTTAATTCTTTTCATGTATTATATATCTTATAAATACGAAGACGAAAGTTCTTTAAGTTGTTTTAATATAGTAGGGTCTTCAATCTTATGAATCACCTTCATTCCGTCTTGTTGTCGACGGATTCCAATTGCAGTTGTTCCAGAATTAAATTTAATTGTATGCAGTTTTGCGACCTTAGGGTCCATTTCAAAAATGCAACCCGCAAATTGGTCCTCTTGAGTTTGTAATGGGACTGAAACCCAATAAACCCGATGTGAATTCATAATCTTATCATGTTGGCTCTTTGGAAATGAAAACGAATCGTAATAGATTAAGGGTGCATTTGTTTTTACCTCAATGTTATATCCATCAATTATCATATCTTTATCCGAATCAAAAACGTTTAGGGATTCCTCGACCTGATGTCCGGAATCCCTAAAGTGTTTTGCAACTATCTTTTCTCCTAGCATTCCTAGAAGTACTCTTTTGTAATCAACTGCCATATCAGTGAGAATCTCCTACGTTATTCTTTTCACCATAAATCAAGTAGTCTGGATTAATTACTTTCGCAACTTTTTGTCTTTCACCAGTAATGTGCTTGATTACAATTCCTTCATGTGGGACTTTAGTACCGTCGATGAAGTTACCGAAAACCAAACCATCTTGTACCTCTTGATTCCATAATCCTTCATAAAGAACTGTAACATGAGAGAGTTCTAGAACTTCCTCAACAATGTATTCTGTTAATTCAGGGTCCATATACTTTCCATCAATTGTTAAATCAAATGCAGCAAATCTAGTATCTTTTAAACCATATTCATAGTTCTTTTGAATTCCTGCACCATAGATTTCACCATACAAAACAAAACCAGAACCAATTTCTTCGACTGATTTTCTTTTTACAGCTCTCCAAAGTTTTTCTTTGATACCATATTCTTCGGCAGTTGTTCTCCAAACGTCAGTTGAATAAAATCCTTGAGAATCAGATCCTTTCTCACAATTATGAGAACCATAAATGTACTCGTAGTTAACCCATTCGTCAGCAATTCTTAAGAATTTTCTTACTCTGTCCCAAAGGGTCAATTTAGATTTCTTTACAATACCATAACGTGCATTTGTTCCGTGCAATTTTCTGGTGATTTGAACCTCATCCGCTTCAGTAAATAATCCAGCCACATTTTTCAAGTTTGGAAACTTGTAGTAGATATGGAAGTTTTGGTTATCTCTCCATTTGATTTTTCTACCAGATGCTAATTGGATTTGTTTAACTGGTGGCTCATATTTAGTGATACCTAACTCTTCCATTAAATCCTTTCCTTCTACAATAGATTTTGCTCTAATATATGTAACTGGAATGATTAAACATTCTGAATAGACTCCACGCAATTTTACAGTTCGGACTCTTGTACCTTTTCTTAGGTAGTTTGCAACTCCCATTTTTTCAGAAAGGGCTTCAGGTATTACTGCATCTGTTGTTGCAATTACTGTTAGGGAACCTTCTCTAAATTCACCTTTCTTTGTGATGGCATTCCATCCACCTGCGATAACTAATTCGATGTTATCTGCTCCTTCGATTGCTCGAACTTCATTTATTTTTGCTACGTAGCAAACTGAATTTTGATTTTCCATTATATTAATTCATATTTGGTTAATGTGTCTCTTCTCTCTTCTTTGTTAATTCCTATCAAATAGTTCTTAACGTTTTTAACGATTAACTTACTATAAAATGTTCCAATGTATGCTAATGTTACCTTCTTTTTTTCTGACGGTCTTGTTTTTAAATCTATTTTAACATTTTTAACATCACTAATTGCGGATAGTATTTGATTTTTATAGCCAGAATTACCATCGATTAAATTAATAACTCTATTTGTTAAAATACCATTAACAACTACCCGGATTTGATGGGGTTTATTACCTTTAAGATATGTGATTTGATACTCATCATATCCAAGGTGTTTAAACCCTTCATCCGTCTTTTCGTATTTGGCAACTTTAAAAATGTTTTCCATCCTTTATAGTTTTACTTCAAATCTTTGTTTCATTTTTTCTAATGTTTCTTGCGGAACATTGTGCTCATTTACCCCTCCATGTCGGTTTTCTACGATTAAGGAGTATACTCTATAGTCATATTTTTCAGCCAAATCATAGTAGGCTTGCATTTCCCATTCTTGGGTAAATGTGTTTGCTACTGCTATTTTAAGTTCCATTTGCATAAACTCTTCACATCGGATTCTACACCATTCATGCGCATCTTTTAATTTAGTTGCATTAAATTCATAAGTACCATTACTCATAAAATACTGGTCTGCTTCTAAACGATAACAATTTAATGATTCTGCCAGCGTAGATTTTCCAGCTCCTGGTAGTCCTCTTAATAAAAATAGTTCTTTACTCATACCATTGTGATTTTTGTAGTTCATAATATTCCTCTTCAGTCATTGGCCTTTCATTGTAAATTGCTTCTGCGACCAAGAATCCAAATAGGAAAGCCATTAAAGCAATTATCAAAATTACTGCATTTGTATCTTTGTCTCCCATCTTATTTGTTGATTTGAGATTCTACTTCTTGAATAAAATCTGATGCTGATACTTTACCTCCAACATTAAATTTCATCAATTCATTTTCAGTGTATTCTCTTGAACCGGTCTTCCAGTCATATATTGTAAAAATATCACCTTCAAAATCTACAACCCATTCAACTTGAACTTTATTATCTCCACTTGGCTCATTGTATGTAGGTTCTCCTAGTGCCTCTAGTAATTGACTATAAGTTGCAACAATATAACCTTGAAGTGATGTTCCTGATTCGTCTGCGTCTTCGATTGAAAGTACCTTAAAATTTTTCATAGTGTTTCTTTGTTAAAATTAGATATGTAAATATAATCAATAGTTTAGAATCCTGAAAATCTAAAATGTTAATTTTTTGTTAAAGTTTTTGTCTTCGAAAGCTTAAACTTAATCGAGGTTCTACATCATTTTTTTCTTTTGGAATTCCATGTAAATATATGTCTTGCATACCAGGACCCATAAATAACATAGAATTATGTTTTAGTACAACCTCGTATCCAATGTTGGTAAATCTATTAATCAATCTCATTTTACGATTAGAATTGCCGAGTGTAAGTGTCGCAACAATCATTGGTTGTTCTAGGTCTGGCATTTTGTCGGTATGATCCCTAAAAGAACAATTTCCACTATTATAATAATTAAGAGTGCATGTATTAAAATAATCAGCGTTAACAGGTAACTTCTCCTCTAATTCTTTTTTAATTCTTAAAACAGTTTCAGAGTAGTTTTTTCGACCATACTTTTTGCCAAATAGTGTGTATGTAATACCCTTATCGGTCATTCTACACATTTTTCTACCACCTCGACCGGGTTTATCAAAACTGGCTTCTACTTTAACACTATCAAAAAGATTTGGATAATTATCAATGTCCAATATATCTTCAATTAAATAGATGTTGTCAATTAGTTTTATTGCTTTCATTTAATTAAATTTAATATGTAAATATAAACAAAAAACCTGACACGGTAAAATGTCAGGTTAATTATTTTCAAAAAGTTATTAACAATTTAACAAACTTCATGTTTTTTAATTTTATGTTGTTTTTTATAGCTCTCTATAAAACTGCCACCAACTCCAATCTCATCGATAATATAATTATTCGGAATCATTGGTTTCCTGGCATTCAGATTTATAATTTTATCCGGGTTTTGTTCATTCTCAAACACAATCATGTATTTTGTTTTTGAACTGCTAGATTTTCTATAGACAACAACAACCATTACGACATCATATTTTCTTCGATGATTGCTTTACCTCTACGAATACGGTTTTTAATAGTTTGTAGCGGTAAGTCATGTTTTTCTGCGATTTCTTCGTACTTCATCTCATTAATCAAACGATCAATTACAATTTCACGGTACATTCCTTTCAGGTTTTCAATTTCAGTAAGAGCACGACCATACTTTGCCATAAGTTCGTCATCTTCCTCAAGGAAATCCTGTTCGGTTTTCATTACGTAATCTTCAATAGCACCATTTAATCCTTTTGAGCCACTTACAAATTCACCATTCTCACTTACTTCAACACCGTAATCAGATAGGGCATCCAGGGAGGATTGTTTGTTTCTATTATTGATATGTCCTAATGCATCATTGAATGCAATTCGGTACAACCATGTAGTGATCTGGTATTGTGGGTCATATTGATCAATTTTAGTCCACAATTTTGTTAAAGTGTTTACGGCAATATCTTCAGCCATTTCGCGATCTTTTACTATTTTATTAATATAAGTCGTAAGTCCTGGTTTTACTTTGTAAAAAAGTGCAGTAAAGTCTGCTTCAGAACGGGTTGATAAAAAATTCTCTGTTAATTCTCTGTAAGATTTAGATGCCATATTTGTTTTTGTTTTTTAATTATAATGTAAATATAATACAATTTTTTGAATAGGGAAACACTAGAGTGTTAAAATTTTGTTAAAGTTATTAACATTATTCTACTTCATTGAAGAGCTCAATTATCTTGGATAATTCTACGGGTTTAAATTCCCAAAAGTCACAACAACAATTAATTGTTTTGGTCTTATGGTTACTTGCATACTTTTTATTCGGAAATCCTATGATTGAATAGGCACCTTTTGATTTGCGTGGCCATTCAAGGAGAGGCCAATATGAAAGAACTGCGTTCTCTTCTGAAAAGACTTCTAATAGTCCATTAAAAAAGTCAATATCTAGGGCAGAGGCGGTCTCTTCTAGCTCTTCAAGGGCCTGGTCAAATTCTCCGTCTATATTAATAATAGTCCCGTTCAGGTTTCTAAGGAAATATTCCGCAGTTTCTGGGTCCCATGCAAAGTTACCTAAAACGTACACTATATCTTCCGGAGAGACTGTTGAATTCCATGATTCAAAAAGAGTTTGATTCATTTCTTGGACATCCTCGAAGGGTCTTTTATATGATTTTATGGCACCTGGTCGGCCAAATTGCTGATTTGATGTTACGAATGTTTTCATTAAACTATTGCAAATTTTACGTTAAAATTATCCCACAAATTCTCTAAGAATTTTTGTTCATTTACTGCAGATGAGCCTTTGACGATTCTACCATCCTCACTAACATCAATAAACATATAAATAACAAAATCATAAGCAGTTGAATATACTATTGATTGTCCAAATCCTTCTCGTAAGGATGAACCTCTGTCTCCCTTCTTAAATTCGATGGCAATAGTAACCCCTTCGCTTTGGATTGTCATATCCGGACGGTTTTGAGTCCCCATGAATTGAATTTGTTTCACAGTGGTATTTACATTACCCTCCCATTTAATCATTGTTCTTGCTTTTTCTTTGGCAAGAGATCTGCTAAAGCCCTTCTTTTCCATGACATATTCTGTCAACTGAGTAAGAAGGTGAGGATAAATAAATTGAATTATTTTATCCTCACTTTGATTCTTGTAGCCAATTGTTTCAAAAACATCACGAGTAGTAATGCCGTCTTGGATAGCTTCTAGCAAATCTAAACGTTTTTTAGATTTACTTGCTAATTTCATAATTATTGTGCGATTTCTTCTACTGCAACCTCAGGTTTTTCTGCTTCATCAATAGCAACATCAAGTTCTGCTAATTGAACGTGTTTCTCTTGGATTACCTTGTTAGCCTCAGCCATTTCATTTAAGGCATTTGAGATTTGAGCACCTACATTTGTTAGTAATCTAGTAAAGATTTTAGCTCCATCAATACCAGTACCTGTTATGTTTGTGATAATAGTGTACAATTGATTAAGTTGAACTCCACTAAGTTGAACAGTAGATTCTCCCTTGTCTGCGATTTGGAATTGTTTCTTTTGGTCTGCTAATGCATCATAAAGGTTAATTACAAAAGCAGCATTTTTAATACTCCACTCGTAATTTTTGTCAATTTGCTTTAAGATAGCGTTAATGTTTTGGATGCTTTCAAGATTTACAGAATATTTCTTTTCTGCTAAGTCTTTTTGTGCCTCGTTAACTTCAATTTCTAATTGAGAACGTAGGTCTTTTAATTCTGCTGTAGATTTTTGTTTTGCTTTCGCCATTTGAATTGTTTTAGGTATTATATATTATTAAAAGTTTTCATTAGTTATTTTACAATCAAAATCAAAAAAGTTTCTAAATTGTTCATTATCTGCTGAAATTCTTCTGTCAGTTGAATCATTTTTATCATTTCGATCACCTAGGCGCTCTCTACGAATCTCTTCTGGGATGTCTAAGTATATTACAAAGACCCTGTTTCTGTAGTCCTGTTCAAGCAGAGTAACAGCCTCAGCATTTAGAATCATCACATCGCATCGCTCAAATTCATCTTTGGTTAGGCCATATTTCCAACCATTAAATTCTTGCCATTCTGCAAATTCTCCTCTTTCAATTTTAGAATCAAATTCCTCAGTTGTTAGATAATAATAGTCCTTTCCATGAACTTCGCCCTCTCTAGGTAAACGGGTTGTACATGAAACTCCATACACAAATCCCTTGTCCATCATTCGTTTTCTTAAGTAATCCTTACCGGTAGCAGCAGCTCCGACAATTGCAATTTTTCCAGTCATATAAATATTTATTTTTTAGTGTATGCTTCAGGGCTTGGCATTCCGCTATAGTGACACCAAGTATCAGAGTCAAATTCAACAAGGTCCCATTTCCGGTCGTACCAAAATCTTCGACCATTGGCATCAACTATATTTGCCATAGTTGGATTTGAGTAACATTGAAAGAAATGTTCTGGAGCGGCGTCTAATCCAAAGGGGTTTTTCCAGTCTTTAATACTTCCACCTCCCATTACGTAGGCAAGTTGCGGTATTTCTCGGCATAAGGTTAAAATGTCAGGGTATTGTTGCAGAATCTCTCTAGCCGGAAGGAATGGATTTGCATCTGCAACTCTATATAAAATCTCAGCTCGTAAGTAGTTTCCAATTCCATTAAAGTACTTCTGGTTCATCATTACCAAGTGAACTGGTTTATCAAATTCCTTCTTGTCAATATTGTCCATTATGTTTTTTTGGAATCCTTCAAAGTCCTGTGTGGGGTCTGGTCCTCTGTCCGCTGACCAGTCGCTTTCAACTTTCCACTTTCCAAATCGTCGAACATCTACAAAACTCAGGGTCTTTCCACATTCTGAATAGAACTTAAGATGGGCATGTTTTGATTCTTTACCTGTTGGGGTTATTTGAAAATGTCCAGCCATACCCATGTTCATTCTGAGAGAAACATATCCGATTGGAGAGATTAAATACACCATCAATTCTTTTCCTCGGCTCTTTGCACTAATTTTAAAAACCGTAGATTCTGCATCAATTTCAACCCCTTTATGCACGGGATTCTTTTCAATCTTATTAAAAAAAAGACCTTCAGATACTGTATTAATATACGCTGCTGTAAGTTTAAGTTCTGCTAATTCTGGCATATTAAGATTTAAAAAATGAAACAATAAATACTATTAGAAAGAATGGCCAAAATACGGCCAATAAGACATGTTCAAACCTTGTATATGGTTTTAAATGGATTCCAATCGGATTACTCTCATTTAACAGTTCTCTTAGTTGGTGCATCCCAAATGAATAGGACACACCAAATAATAAGTACAAAATGATATTGTGTATCATTTTATTTTTTGCTTGAGGTTGAAGTTCCTTTGAATAGGATTGAAAATAAGAAATTCAATCCAAGAGCTTGCCAAAATGTGATTGGGTGAACTCCATCAACTGCACTAATTAAACATCCATTCCATAATAATTGTACTGGCCATGCAAATAAGATTGCAGCCACGACTAATAATGCTATCCCAGCAAAGATTAATCCGATTCCTGTAGTTAATTTTTCCATAATAATTATATTTGTTCTTCGGGTTTTGTTTCAATTACTAAATAAGTTCCAACCTCAGTACGTTTTACCGTTCCATAGGTTACAAGTCTCCTAACTACTTCTAAATCGGTTGTAGCCATCAGGTTTAATGTGTGTTCCATGTAGATTACTTTCATATTTTCTTTATTTTAAAGTTTAATACCAACCATCCTAAAATTAATGTAGGTATTCCAACCCACCATATCCATTCTCTATTATATTCAATTCCTCCAACTTTACCAAAAAAATAGGACATTGTTGGTATTAACCATATAGTCATAGACCCTATTGGATTCGAAAAAATGCTTCGTTTAACTATTTTCATATCTTTTTATTTTACTTCGTCAATTTTAGTTATTTCGGCAGTTTGAAAATCTATTCGGTAGATTCCTAATGGTAATGCTATCTCTTTGTCATACCAACTATATGTATGATTGATAATTATACAGTTGACTCCTTGGATTGTTGGTGAACTTTTAGGTGCAATTGCATTTCCAGTTCGTAAATCATATATGTAATTACCAATCGAAGCAAGATGTCCTCCTATATGGTATGGATAATCTAAACTTTCCCTATTTAAACAAATTTCTCCAAGTCTATTAATAATTACATGGGTTCCAAATGAAAAACCATTATCGTTCTTTTTTGGTTGTTTTGTTTTAACGTAATTAATTAAAGAGCAATAACCATCTTTAAAAGTTCCGCCAAGTCCGCCTTTACGAAAGATTAAGTCCGATACTTTAAGGTCATTATGATATAGGTGAGAATATTTCATCCCTACAATTCTAGAGTTTTCAGATTGTTTTTTTGTAAGAGGAATCGGTCGAAGTTCATATCCATCTCCTAATTTTTGGTATGGATATTTTTCTATCGGTTCAGGTTTATGTAAACCTCCAAAGATACTCTCAAGCATTCCACCTGAATTTGAAATAAAAGCATTCATTAATTTTAATCCTTCTAATGCATCATCGATGTTTTTTTCTTTATTGCTCATTACTTGTTTTTTTAAATTGTTCAGGATATAAAATAGTGTAATTTCTGGTTATGCACCATTTTGCATACATTAATGGAATTCCCCAGAAATATTTTAAGACAGGTTTTACAAAACGGTGTCCATTGTAATCTCCTACTAATAAATAACTATCAACAGTATAATCATGGTCTACTTCCCATTTAATAATTCCGTCCATTATTTTACGTATTTAATTTTAGTTTTTATAATGGCTAGCATTTGTTTCATTTTATCATAGTGGGGTCCTCCACCTGATAATCTTCTAAGAGTTCCACCTTCTATAAATTCATCATTGATTATTGCATGCAGTTCCTTTGAAGTTTCAGCAGCTTCGATTCTTTCACTAACCTCTTCGGCCCTGTCCCAGAATAATGTATTGGACTTTGACATGCTAACCATAAGTAGGGCAATAGCAGTAAATGGAATTGACATTAGGCTTGAAAATTTAAGAGATGTCACTGGATTTGTAAATACATCTTCAGGTCCTCCCATTGCTTGAGAGAGTCCAAACCATATTATAAATACGACCGTTGTCATTATTGCATACCATATTGGAAGTGCAAGGTACCATTTTAAGTTTGATAGTTTTTCCATGATTAAACTAGTTTAGCTATTAAATCTATTAATAATTGTTTTTTAATTTCAAGTTCAATTATGCTTTCGGCTAATTGTTTACTTCTTAATACTGAATGAATATCATCACATGATTCTTTACTCATTGATAACATTAATGCATTTTGTTTTGTGCAAACTTTTTGTAATTCGTCTAGCATAGTCTTATTTTTTAATTATTGCTTGCATTTACGCATGCTGTTTTTATATTTGTTTAAGTGTTAAATTAATATGTTTGATTGAACCTATTTTTGTACCTTTGAAGACTATATCCTCGTTAATAATTAGACCCATTTGAATTAACCAATCGATTTCATTTGGAATTGGTAAGGGTTTCCATGGTTTTCGTTTGCCATCGTATCTTATACGAAGTTCTAAAAGTAATTCTCCATAAGCCCTATCATTATAGATTGTTGCATTATTAAAGACCTCTTTGAACCATAAGATGTTAGACAAATGTTGATGTCCTATTCGATTAAATCTTTTACGTTTTCCAAATGCGGTTGTCCAATATCCCATGCTTTTATTTTTTAATTATTGCTTTTGCAACCTTCTTTTTGCCATTAATACCTATCACTGTGATTTGGGTCTTTGTATTAGTGAATTCGTAATCGGTGCAACCTAAGTGGCTTAATTGACCCATTGCTTCTGATACTGTATTGAACTTAAATGTCGTCATATTTCTTTGTTTTAATTAGATATGTAAATATAATCAACTTTTTTGAATCCGGAAACTATTTTGTGTTAATTTTTTGTTAAAGTTATTAACATATTGCAAAAGTGCTAGCCTTATATTTCTTGTCCAATGCTCTGGCTGCCCCGTGGGGTTTGGGATTCCAACTTAGTTTAATGCATAGTATGGCTATCAAGATACTATTTTTACATCTTGTGAATAAAATATAATTTTTCATATTACATTACAGGTGAAAAGTGAGCAACTAGAGCTGTAAGTATTAAGACAATAATACAGCATAATGCAAACTGGAGATTGCTTTTTACATTTTGTTTCATGGCGTTTATTATTAATTTTTAAATGGTACAAGTTTTTATAAATCCTCGGATTTATCTTTATGCTTTATTTTCTTATAATACTTCTTTTTATTACGATACGGTGCCGGTACTTTTAGGGCATCAAACCATTCCTCTAATGTGAAGTTTATTTTTGTAAGTTTTTTCTTTTCCATGGTGTTTAATTTAATTAGATATGTAAATATAATCAAAAAACTCCAGACGGTAAAATCTGGAGTGTTAAAATTATGTTAAAGTTTTTAATCTATGTTTTTGAATTCCTCAAACATTTTAATTCTCTGCATCTCATTAAGATAGCCAGAATTTAGTACATATTTCTTAAATACATTTATTGGTGTTTGATGTCCATTACTTTCAAAGTGAATATTAAAATTTCCAGGATTCTTTTTAACCCATTCAATTGTCCCTTCAGGGTTAATTAAATTATCCCTCTTACCAAGAATAACAGTATGATTTGCTTTCATACTTCCAATTTGTACTGCTGGTTCCATTGAACGACTATGAACTGCTGGATTAAAAAGAATAGTTGGTATTCCAGTGATTGTTGAAAGACAATATGCAAACCATCCTCCCATTGAGCTTCCAATTAAAACGTCTGGTCTATTATTTTGTATCTTTGCTAAGATTTCATTAAACATCCCAGGATTTTTGTAGTCCATTACAGGACATTCGGCATCAAACTTTGCTAAGAACTCTGACTTTTGACTCCTAGCTTTACTTTCAAGACCATGTAAAAATAGTGCTTTCATACTATACCTTTGGTTTACCTAACATTACTTTTTCATGGGCTCCTCCACCTATAGTTCGACTATACCAACCTCCGCCAGTTCCACCGTCTAGGTTTCCAATCCAATCGACCTTTTTACCCAAGACCTTTTCTACTGTTTCTTGGTCGGTTACAATAGGTACTTGGTACTTATTAATTAAGATTTCGGCAATTTTACCAGAAACTTCTATATAATATCCAAGTTGTTTTAATTCTTTTCCTCGTCTATCCATATAATCTCTCTTAGCATCTTTGGTTCCATCATGGCCAACTCCTGAGAATTTAAGTCCAAATCGGGTTTTTTCACCAAACATGATAACATCAAAATCATTACTGCCGTGAATATCTATTCCCTCCCAATAGTTCCAATCAGGGTCTTTAAATACATCACTAGGTGATTGTACCTTGATATGTCCTCCAATCTCAGAGTACGCTGTACTAATAAGATTAAAGAATTCCTTTTCTAATTCTGTATCTTTAGTCGGTTTTAATATGACTGGTTTGTTTTTCTTAGGATTAAAAAGCTCTCCGCTTCTCTCTTCTATAAATTGTTCATATAGTTTAATTTTCTTCATATTCTATATATTTTAATTATAGTGTAAATATAAACAAAAAACCTGACGCGGTAAAACTTTTTCAATAATTTTTTACAAAAAGTTTAGATAAATAATCTAATCTAAAAATATTCATACATCATGGCAAAAGGCACTACAGGAGGGGCTTTCAACGCAACTCCAAAAAAGAAAAGAAAAGGGGTTCATTCTAAAACTAAAAGTACTAAGAATAAAGGAGCCCAAAAATACAAAAAAGCTTATAAAGGCCAAGGTAAATAACCTTGGCTTTTTTATTTAGCGCAAAAGTTCTCGTTTGTAGTATGCGCAAATGAATTAGGGTTTGCAGTTCCTGTATGTGTTGTATATTTCCCATACAACGGCTGGTTTTCTGGTCGAAAAGTCCAATCACACTGCGGAAACATTGGATTATATGGTGTATTTGGAGCAGTGTATGGCTGATACGGCAAGGTTGTTCCAGGACCAATCCATGGATTTGGATTTGGTAACCATTTAGTATTTTCAGTCTTTAATAAGACAACTGCTTCTTTAGCAGTTATTAATTTCTCGTCTAATAATCGTTGAACAATTGATTCTTTAGTTGGCATGATTCTCAAATTTTTCAAGATAGAATTCAACTGGATTAACTCCTACAAATCTTTCAAGTTCAACTCCATTCTCATTAATTAATACTACTGTTGGAATATTTCGGATTCCATACTTTTCGGTTGTTTCTGTGTCTGAATCTACTAAGATTTTTTCAACAGTAACACTTTCTGCAACTAATTCCATTTTTGGTGCTAATTGTTTGCAAGGTCCGCACCACGGTGCACTAAAATAAAGGTATTTCATAATTTTATAAATTTTATATTATATAAAAAATGCGTGGTTTGTTTATTCTGGTTTGATCTTAACAGTAATGAATGTATCAAAACGTTCTTCTAATGATGTTATTGCATCAATAAGTGGCTGAAGGTCCATAACACCTTTTGCATCGGCTGTCATTTTGCTTACATCCTTTTTAACTCCAGTAACAGTTTCTTTAATATTGTTAAATGCTCCAGAAACAACATCTGCGGCAGCGCTAGTATTATCTCCTTGTTTTGCAACACTATCTTCAAGATTTTTAGCTGCTCCAGTAAGTTCTTTAACAGCAACCAGTAATTTATCGGCTAAGACTCCCATTGCAGATTGTCCATTATTCTTGGCAAGATCCGTAAGGGCTTTAAACATGTTTGTAGTAGTTTCAATTGCTTTAACATTTAATGTTCGGCTTGCATTTGAAATCTTAGCGTAAGAGTTTGCAATACTACTTAATGATTTTGCGTTTGCAGTTAAATCATCAGCATCAGTGTCTCCGACAAATTTAGTAACGCTTTCAAATGCTTTAGAAACTCCGTTTGCTGATTTATTAATAAGAGCAAATCCAGTACCAACAGCAGTAAGCGGTGCTGCTAGTGTTTGTATTTGTGGTCCGAGCGTTGCAAGTTCCCTTAATATATCAAGAGGTGAAGGAGTACTACCTCCGAAAAGAGATGAGATTCCATTAAAAATTGCTCCAACTGCTCCGGCTGCCGAACCAAGTAATCCTGCAACATCTCCACCAGCTACTGCAGCAGAAAATATTAACCAAGCGCCTCCTAAGGCAGCAACACCAATAGCAAGAGGAATCATATTTTCAATTCCAATTTCATCTTTAAATCGGGCAAATGCTGTGATAATAGCATTTACCGGCATCATTACAATATCGACAAATCCACTGGCAACTCCTTTAAGCGCTGGCATAGCCGGTGCTAATAAGGAAAGAATCCAACCAACTGCCACGATTGTTATTGCAATTACTATAATACCTAGTGCTCCTAAAAGAAGTGTCGCTGGACTCAATGCTTGTACAGCTATACCAACTCCCGAAATAACAATGGCAAATGCACCAATTGCTAAAGCGGCAGATAATGTCCAATCCATTGGTGGAGCAATAAATGTACCTGGTAACATTGAAAATAACAATGCAACTGCAATTACTGCGAATGATGCTACAACAACCCCTAATAGGGCTTTAAGCATATCACCCATACTTAATTTTCCAATACTTTTGCTTGAAAGATACATCATAGCTCCGAATAGGACAACAGAAAGTGCGGCTTTAAGACTCCATTCAGGTTCGGGTGCTTCAAATTTAATCCCAGCAAGTCCTTGAAAAATCCATGCGGTTGCAAGAACTCCAAATGCAATTATTGGAATTGCAACTGCCATAAATAACATTTCTTTCAGACTCATTCCACTGATTGCTTTTGAAATTATATAAAAAGGAATTGCAAAAATAAGCATGGCAAAACCAGCTTTAAGAACCCACATAGGGTCTGGCGCTTTTAAATTGTCTCCTTCCGGAAGAGCCATAAAAATCCAAGATGTCAAAACAATACCAATTGCCATAACTGGAATTGCTACTGCACCAAATATAATATCTCTAAGAGAAGCTCCTTTGATAGCTTTCATAATGAAATAAAATCCAACTGCAAAAAGTCCAATTGCAAGTGCAGATTTAAGAGTCCATATAGGATCCGGCGCCATTAAATTGTCTCCTTGCGGAAGCATCATAAATATAACTGAAATTGCTACTAATGATAGTGCTATTAATGGAATTGCCAAGGCACCATAAAGAAGTTCTTTAGGACTGGCTCCTTTAATTGCTTTCATAATAAAATAAAAACCAACTGCAAATAATCCAATAGCAAGAGCAGATTTTAGGACCCATATAGGATCTGGAGCTATTAAATTGTCTCCTTTTGGTAATAACATAAACGCGTAAGCTGCTCCAACAATACCAAGTGCCATTAATGGAATTGCTGCTGCTGCAAACATTAATTGTTCTTTTGTAATATCTTTGGATGCTTTAAGAATCATTGAATATGCAAAAGCGGCTGGAATCATTATAACTGCAACTGCTAATGCTGTTAAAAATTGACCACCTGTAATAACTGGCATCAAACTAAATATTGCTCCACTTAATACTATAGATATTGCAATTCCTACCATCGCAAGAGTCGTTGCTCCTGCAAGTGCAAACATAGATTTTGGTTTACTTAAATCTACTCCCTTTCCATTTCCAGCAAGGTCTTTTTGTCCACTAAGTACTTCTGCTATTTTAACAAATGTAGGTGCAATAAGTGCAAAAATACCTGCAACTGCAAGTACTGTAAGTAATTGTCCTATTGAAATAACTGGAACTAATGTAAATATTGCAGCTGCTCCAACAATTGCTCCAGCAACTCCAACTATCATTAGCGCTGTTAATCCAACATCTTTAGCCGACATTGGGGAGAACATTCCTCCTCCAGCGCCACCTTTTGCTCCAGCGCCTGATGCTAATACTTTATTCTGCTCTCTTAAGATGCTTCGAATATCGGTAAGTATTGTTGTTTGTTTTTTAAGCTCATCTGAAGTGGTCTCTCCGGATTTACTACTCGTTCCGTTAAGAACAACTTCAGCGATTCTATTAAGAATAACCGCAGTTGCTTCGGTAGCGTCTTGAATTTTATTTAATGGGCTTGTTAGTAATCCAATTTGTTTATTGCTTTGAGTCACCTATTGTCGATTTTTTTGGGATAAAGGTTTTATCTTTGTTATATATCCAAATAAAAAAGGGCCCGATTAGGGACCCTTTGTTTTACATTTTCGGCATGCTAATATTTGGCATTTTCATGTTAGGCATTTTCATATTACCCATCATTCCTGATGCTGCATCATTTTGATTAGTGTTCTGTTTATTCTCCTCCTTAATATGCTCTATCAAGTCTTTAACAAGATAATGGAATTCATAGTATTCCATTCTCTCAAGTTCCGATGGTTGCGTATGGAGTTTAAGATATATTTGAAACTTCGTTTTAAAGAAGTTCTCCAGCGATATCTTGAACAATGAAAAGAGATTTGATTCCGTCGCGAAAACTGATGGGAACCTCTTCCTCCTCGTCCCCTAATTGTACTAGCATGTTTGGTTGAATTCCGACTTTCATTTTTTCAGCCAACGTATAAACCAGATTGTATTTTTTATTTGTCCAACCGTTTAATTCAATTTCAAATTCAAAAATTGTTTTGTCATTAAAAGTTCTCCAATCTTTGTGTAAGTATGGAATGATTTGAAGTACTGACTGGTCAACTTTAAGTCCTTTTTGCTGCTTTTCTTTAATATATGCAGTAATTTTTTGCATAACTCCGATAGCAGGTGGTTTCATTTCAATAGTACCAAATGAACGCGTTTCAACTTGAAATGATTTTGTTTCAGAATCATAATATTTGTCAAGTTCTGTTGGAATTTTAAAGTATTGAAAATAATCTTTTTTAATTTCAATATCATGCTTCTCTCCTTTTTTGCTAGTGTGCTCAATTTTTAAGTTTGATTCTGGCTCTGGAAAAGTTAAGTCTCTAATAGAAAGAATAACGTAAAAACGGTCCTCTTCTAAAAGGTCTTTATAAGATAATCTTTTTATTGAACATGTAATTCTTGTACATGAATCTACTATTGTATTCAGTTTTTCATCGATATCTAACACGTTGGTCTCATCAATCGTTGAAAAATGTCTAACTTCTGCAACTTTAGCAGATCTAATTGAAAGTTCGGTTCCTTCCGGGTAAAACATACCACCTGAAGGTAATGAAAGTAATGGAATTGTGTGGTAACCTAGGTGAAAATCTGCATCTTCAGCTTTATCTCCAGTAAATCTTTGCATGTTAACTTTTCCTAGATTTAAGGGTGCCTCTTGTGCTGGTTCCGGAACTTCTACATAAACCTCTTGGTTTTCTACAGACTGAACCATATTTTTATATTGTTCTTCTAGATTTGAATCATTTTCTGTATTCATAAATTATTTGTTTTTAAGTTTTTTAATGTCGATTTTATTAAATTTGGTTATTGTATCTGCTCTCTTGTCTATTTCGGTTCTTATAACATCTCTAATAAATGCTGAGATTGAAATTGGTCTTTGTCCTGTTTCGATAGCTTCAGTAAGTATTATTCGATTAATTAAAGTTACTTCATCTTCTGATAATAAGACCTGTAACTTTTTGGTTAGTTTATCCATCAATATATTATATTATCATTATATTATGTTTTTGTTTCAAAAAAATATAGGGAACAAATCAATTATTCCCTATACTTTATAAAATAATTATGCTAGAACTTCTTTCCAAGCATCACATCTCCATCCTACTTCTAATGTAGCAGCATCCTTAGAATCGTAATTTAATTCAGTAGTAAAACCTAAAGCTGAAGAAATTTGGCAATCTTCTAAAGTTACTGTTCTATAAATATCTCCAGCTCTGTTGAACTGTACGATAACAATAGTACCTACGTAATCTTTTTTAAGACCCATTGTACCAGTATTCGGATCGTATCTTAAGTTATACCATTGTCTCATTGCTTTGTATAAATAAGCTTGATTTGCTTCATTTAAGTTTAATGAGAAGTTAATGGTTACATCAACTGCAGTTCCATCAGGCATACCAGCGAACGATCTAGTAACCCATTTGTATTTTTGTTCTACTGCAGCAATGTCTTTATATAATTCTAATCCTGAGATTGAATTAACGTGCTGTAATAAAAGTGGAGCATCTGCAACACCAGCTGGTGGAAGTATTGTAACTTCAAACAGGTTAGGCTGGATTGGTTCAAAATTTCTACCTTTTCTAGACGTTTGGTCTTGATTATAGTGTGGTAATCCCATGTTAATTAATTTTTATTTTTTTATATATCACGATTATAGGTTACCTGATTGAATTTCTCCAGTATTTAAAACTGTTGTTCTATGAACTACAATTTCTAAACCTTTAACTGGTTCTACGTAAGTATCAATTATACCCATATTGTTATCGATAATCTCATTAGTGTTATTCGTAGAGTCCATTACATTTTTAAACTCATAAATACCATTATCTTGTTTAACACCTTGTAAGAATGAATCTGCAAGGGTCTTGATTTCAAGTCTTGTTTGTGCAGTGTTAAATTCAAATACGTAATCTTTAAGAATATTTGCCATACCATCTTCGATGTAAATAAGTACCTCTCTTACGTGAGCAGAAGAAAGTGCAGATTTAATAGATTGTTGCGCAGTTTTATTACCTAAGATAGTTAAACCTGTTCCTCTTTGGAATACAATTGGATTGTAACCAAATGGCTCTAAAATATCTCTATCACCTTTGTCAAAAGAATATTCAACTCCTTTAACGTTTGTACCAGATACAACTCCTCTTCTTGGACCAGCAACGATTGACCATGGAAGGGCGTTCGTGTATTTGTCGATGTAGTTGTTAGCAACATAAGCAGCTGGAGGAACAATAATGTCTTTTCCATTGTCGCTTACAATTAAACCAGGTCCGTAGTAGAATGCATAATTTGCACCTTCATTTATACTTGGTAGAGCATATATTTTAGTAGGGTTTTTATCTTGATTACCACCATCTGCAATATAAGCAGTATCAAAAGCTCCATTTGCATCTGTGAAAGATGGGTCTGTAGATTTTTTGAAATCTTCAATTGTTGGTGCATTTAAGATTGCGGCAGCATTTTGTCTATCTTTTGCTAATTGAGAAAGATTGCGTTTGTTGTTTAAACCATTCACATCAAAAGATGTAAAAGTATCTACAACATATCTAAAATCAATAATGTCTTTGTCGATTAGGGCATCATAGATTCCATTACCTCCAGAAAGAACAGATAAATAGTCGCTTATTTCTTTTCCAGTTATATTTGCTTTTTGTAATACAAATGTCTTATAAACTAGAGAAGCTGATTCATAAGATTTAATAATTCTACTTTGGTAATCCGGTACTACATCAGTATAGACTGTAAAAATAGTATCTCCGCCAACTATTGCTTTTGCAATTCTATTAACTCTTGCAAGTCTAGTTCCAAGATTCTCAGAATCAACGTATTGTCCAACTGTAATTGGGAATGTTGTAGGCTCATCTCCAGTCGTATAAGTTACAGTGAAATTTGAACTACCTAATGTATTGTCAGTTCCTATAGTAGCGCCATCAGTTATAAAATCAAATATAGTTTCTCTATCACCTGCAGGAACATAGTGAGATAGTAATTCATAAGAATTAGCACTATTATGAACATGTCCTACAAAATCAACTTGAGTTCCTTGTTCGTCCATAACTGCATCTTCATTAACTGCACAGAATAAACCAGTTCTTCTAGCTTCTGCGTTAATAGTTGATTCAATATATAAGTTTCTACCTTCAAGGTCTTTAAATCCTGGTAAGATAGAACCTGTGTATTGTGCAATTAAACTAACCTGTCTAAGGTTTGCAAATTGTGCAAGTTTTGTTTTATCTAAACCGTCTGCTGTAAAATAAGCAGAATAGATTGGGTCATTTATCATTGCAGCAGCATCGAATTCTCCTTTGAATACAAATACATCAACCATAAAATCTGACATTTTATCGAAATCATTTAAGTATTCTGGAACATTTCCAACACCATACCATTCTCTTGCAGTTAAGTCAAATTCTTTAACTTCTTGAGCCTGTCTTACGATGATTGTGATTGGTTCTTGTTTAATATTAACAAAGTTTAAGACGTGATCGTTATCAGGAACTATAGTTGCTAATGTTTCAGCATCTGAAGGAACCATGAATTTATCATTATCAAAGAAATCTGCGTATCCTGAATTACCACTATCTGATGTAATGTTAACTGCTCCAGCACCTCCACAGGTTACTGGACTTTGGTAAGATGCAATATCTCCAGGAACAAATTGCTCAAGATTTAGTGCTAATATAGGACCTCTTGAAAGTGCTTCGATACAAGATCTGTGGAAAAACATTCCCTTTTTTTCTAAACTTTTATCAATGTTTCCAAACACATTTACAAGAGTTTCAACTGAATCAATCAAAACCGGTGTGTTGTAAGGACCTTTTTTAGAGTGACCTACCATTAATCTAAGAGTCTCGACATTTATATTTGCTGTCTGAGATTTATCAAACTCAAGTCTATAAACTCCTGAGCTCTTAAAATTTAATAATTGCGGACTTAGTGCCATAATTTTAAGTGTATTTTTTTTCTTTTATTATATATCTAAATTAAAATGGATTTTATCCCAACAAATCGTATATGTCATACTGAAGGTCTCCACTTGTTTCATTATTTTTATATAATATTTTCTCCATGAGAGAGTGCTTTTCAGGCTCTATAATATCTAATAGTTCTTCAACATAATCGGCATAATCAACTGTTGTAAAAAATTCGGTTGCGGTAATGCATGTCATGATTGAATCATCATTTCCCATCTGGGCTCCATAACTTCCGTTTTTAACAATTCCAAAAAGACTTGCCTCTTGAACTGTTTGAATGTCATTTATTTTAACACGATTAATTTCTATAAACTTTTTAAAGTTTTGGCAAAACACTGATTTATTATCAGATTTAAGTCGTATTCCAGGTTTTGGTGCTTTTGCATCATGCCTGTGTTTAAATCTTAGGACCAATTCATCTTCAAATTCATTTCGACCTGGGAAAACCGTTGAAAGGTATTGCAATAAGATACTTCCATAAGTATTATATTCAATAATCAATTTAACGTTTTCAGCATTAAATACATCAAGTGCTAATATGTATAAGATTTTTGCAAAATCTTCGATTGGATGCTCATTACTTCGGAATATTCCAACCTGATTAATCCGGAAAAAATCATACATCGCTCCTGGATTAATATAATTTTCTATGTCTTTATCCGGAAGTGGTTCAACTTCAAACATATTTATAACTGAATAGTCTCCTCCATTTCCTTCTGCAATATCAACTGTAAATAGATAATATTTTTCTTCGTTTCCGGCCTCTTCAATATCAAAACTTGGATTAAATGAAAGAAATCCTTGAGTATCAATATGGGCATTTTCAAACTCTTCAATATCATGCCAAACAAATTTCTTGGCATTTTTTCGGATATTTTTCATAGTGCCAGGACTTAATAATAAACTGGATGAACTTGTAAACTCATTTCCGTATTGTCTATTAAAAGCATCTTCAGAACCTAAGTTTCCAAGTTCTCTTTTATACCAGGCATCGTCCCTATCAGGATGTTGCCACCAATCTATTCGGGTTGCTTTATATTCATTAAGTCCCTTTTCAGCATCGGCATAAATTTCATAGAACTTATTAAATCCATTTGGTGTAGAGGTAATATTAATCCTCGAAATCTTCGATGCAGAAAGCGTAGGGTAAACGTTTTCATAGAATGAGTTTACAATCGTTGGGTGAACGTGAGCAAACTCATCAAGATATAAATTGTGAATAGTAAAACCAATACCTGACTTAGCTGTAGTTGACTGACCAACAAGTCTACAACCATTATCAGCCCTTACGTTCATTACATCATATTTGATAATTCCCGGCTTCATAAAGAATGGAAGGTTCTCAATTACAACTTTAGCCTTGTCAATAATCTCTTTTGTTGATTCAGATTTATTTGCAAGTAGTAGGGTTGTTTTGTCATAGTTAAATGTAAGGTACCATGCATTAAAAATACTGGCAGTTACAGTTTTACCCATCTGTCTGGATGCTAAGACAATATTAAATCTATTGTGTTGAAAGTCCCTTAAGAGGTCTTTTTGATATTCACGTAATTTTACCTGTTGAATACCATTATCGGTCATTACAACCGCATAGGTTTCTGCAAAGTAAACGATATCATTTGCGCACTTTGCAATTTCTTTAAGTTCTGCATCAGTATATTCAAATACAATATTACCTCTTCGTAGGAATTGTTTTCCTTCGTAGAATGGCATGCTGACTTGGGGTCTATAACCTTTATCAAGCGCAACCATTAAATCATTAATGATTTTAGTTGACCATACTAGTTTCTGTGCATCCTGGTCTGATTCTCCTGAGGGAATCCATTTGTTGTCTCCAACATATCCTTCGTTTGCCATATTATTCTGTTATTTCAACATCTTGAATGTCAGCTTCGGAAGAATCGATTCCTTCGCGGATCATTCTCATTAGGTCTTTAGTACCTCTTTGAACATTTCCAGAACCTGCGTCTCCGCCTGAAACTTCTATTTCTCTGATGTTATCTCGTTTTCTGTATATCTCAATATCTCGTGCAATTCTTTTGGCGCTCTCTTCAGTTGCCATTAAATACATTGTTTGAGATTTGATTATATCGAGCATTGATTTTTGTAGGGTTGCAAGTACTTCAAACATTCTAGGAGCAACTTCGCCATCTTCAATTGCATTAAGCAAGGTTGTAAGAGCCCGCTCTCCGGCTTGAAGTTGATAAACTAATGAACTCATTGTCATTTCGTCCATCTTCTTTTTAGCTTGAATATACTCATCTCGCTCTATAATATCCTCATCCAAATAGAACTTCATTAAGGCAGTAATAGTTTTCTTAGCCTTTCGGGTAGAGCTCTCTTTAAGTTCGGCAAAAGTTACATGATTTTGTGCTCTTCTTGCCGGAAGTGCTACATCAGTTTCTATTACTTCAGATATTTCTCCGCTTCCTGCCCCGATTAATTCGTCAAGGTCTTTTCGGATATCCTCTGCCTGGTCTTTTATACTTTTATTTTCTGACATATAAATTTGTTTTATTAAATTATATATCGAAATTAACGAGCATTGGCATATTTTTGGAATCCTATGCTTGGAATTGCATTATCAACAATAATTGCGTGCTGATTATCTCTTACAACGTATTGATTTAAAATATTTGAATGCTGTTCAAATTCAACAGGAGTATCGAATACTCTAATATTGGTCATTATCATATTATTAGCTTGTAATTCAAATTTTGCTTGAGAAGTCCAAATCTGTTCTTCAAGTTGCGGTACTATTTGGGTAAATTCATTAGTTAAATTATTTCCAGCGCTTTGAGGAAGCATCATATTGTTTGACGTATCAAGACTATATATTGATGCAGACATTTGAAGAAATTCATTATTGATATTAACAACATAACCATACCATTTTGCAGGGTTAAAAGCTATTCCATGTGTAAAGTATTGTACTCCTTGTGGTGTTGTAACAATTAACTCGGTATTACTTATTGTTATTGAAAACTTGTCGGCAGTATCTCCAATTAATCTATAATCTAAAACTGAATTAGATGCAAATCGAGGGGCAAACCATGAAGAGAATGCAATTCCATGTCCTGATTTAACTTCAGATTGAGCTTCGTAAACAACAGCAGAATCTCCTAGTGTCATATTTAAAAAATTGTAATGATTTTTGCTGACAATAGTCCATCTATTTTTTAAGTCATAATCAACTATTCCAAGTTTTGTATCAACAAAGGTTCGGATTCCATCGTTATATTTATTAATAACTGTTTGGAATATTTCCGGCTTAAGATTCTTTTTATATTCGTCTTGAATTCTTTCTCCAAATATTTCTTCAATTCCAGTTATTAATACGTCAGTATCGTCGTCAAATTGTCCTTTGATAACATCTCCGCGGTCTTGGTATTTAACAAGTTTAACTTTCCAATATGAATGGCTTCTATTAAATTCATCTGCTAAAGAAACAGAGTTTATTTCGTACATTCTATTAATAATTGGAATAAACATATAGTCCTTGTTTCTTGGATATTTTCCTGCCCCAAAATGAGTTTCAAACTCTTCAGCAGTTATATGAATTTCAAAGTCCTCTAATTCAATTCCAAATATATCATAAGTGCTAGCTTCTGTAGGGAATTCATTATCTGGAACCATTATCTTTATTGTTTGCTTGTCAGTTACATTATGTAATGAATATTCCATCAAAATAACATCAGATGTTCTTGCGTCAGGTTCAGTTTTAAAGTAGGTAACCTCATGTCCAAAAATTCCATTAACAATGTTAACAAGTTGCTTATACATTTTAACTGATTTGGTAAGAGCGTATGGATTAAATTGGTTTGATGCATTACATGTAACTTGAATATTTGCGCAACCATTCATTGCAAAAGGATCGGTACAATCAGTACAGAAATTTGGACATGATACTATTATACCATCCCCGGTTATAATTGAAATTGTAATTGAAAGAAATGTTAACGTATTTCCAGTTGCAAGTCCAGCAACCTCTGCCTTAATATCAAAATAAAGAGGCTTGGTAGGGTCAAAAGTAATTCCTTGAATATCTCCAGAGCCTGTTCCATGATTTAATGGAGCAAATTCAGAGAAAATTGTTCCAGATTTGGACCATCTAAATTCATATTCAAAAAAGTTTACAAGGTCTGGTGTTGTATAATATTTAGCATTTGTAAAATTGTATTGTAAGGGTTCAGTAACAGTCAATTCAGTATCACTAATAACAACGTCGATTTCGTATGTTATATTACCAATAATTATAGAATCTCCAGAAGCAAATGACGTAGTGAATTGAGTTTCATATCCAAAAACATTCAATGATGTACTTGAACCAGTAACATTACCAGTCATGTGAGGTTTTTTAAGACCTACAACAATATCCCAGTTGTCAACTTGGGTTGTATTAAGATATGGTTGTTGGATAGATGCGACAAAGAAATCTCCGTATTCATTTGCTGTATAATTGGTTACCATTATTAGTCTTTATTTTTATTTACCTCGTCTTGTGGAGCATAAACCTCTCCAGCTAGCCAAGATGCTACAAATCCAGTTAATGATACAAAATATAGTGCAAGTTCATTTAAGTTTGCTTTAAACCAAATGGCTCCGCAACCTGCGATAGCCCAAAGAATAACAATAACATATATCATTACCTCTTTTCGAGAGTTTGGTCCCGGCTTAAGAATTGCTGATTTTGAGCTTGGTTTCTTGGATTCAGCCCATATATAAGTTGCAGCGTATGCTGTTAGGGATCCAAAATATACTGAAAGGTCTGTGAAGCTTGCCTCTTTAAAGGCTCCAAAAAGTCCCATACCTACCCAAAGAGTTACTATAATATAGATTAATGCTTCTCTTTTACCGAAATTACTAAAGAAATTCATATTAAATGTTTTTCTTTTATATATTCACGAAATATTAGTAGTCGGTAATTAATAGGATTAATGGGTCCTCTTTTTCAATTTTTGACTCAAGTATATCTAAAATGTCGGTAACTATTCCAGCATCGGAATCTTCAGGGTCTTTTTCATCAAGATAGAAAAGTATACTATCATAGAGTTCTTTTGCATTAAGTCTAGCAAATGGAATTCCCTCTTCGAATACTTCAATTTCTTCTAGAATCTTATTAACTAATGGAAGTTCTGTGTCTTCATATAAATCATAAAGTCTCAGAGTTGCAGTTAGTAGTTTAAAACTGAATTGAATCATTTTTATACCATCAGTTTCAATTATTCGGGAGTACTTTTTATCCTTATTGAGGGTTAATTTGATATATTGTAAATTTTCCATTTCTATTAATATTTGGAAAAGAAAAAAGACTGTGTTGATTTCTTTATGCATAAAATCGGAACCAACCGATTTAATTTTATTGATAGAATTTTGATAATATGTATCTAATATGTATTTTAATTGAGATGACGATACCATTATAGAGTCATTTCCAAGTTCGATAAAATCAATATCGTTTTGGATTTGTGCCCATAATTTATTGTCAATGTAATTATATTTGTACAGCGTAACGTCGATCGCAGTTGGGATCGAACTAAATTCAAATTGTTGCATAGTCGGATATTAATATACCTGCATCGAATTCTCTATTCTCTGTAAAGAGGTATAAAGTTCTTCTTTAGCAAATTTTTCAAGTTCTTTAAATTCTCTTTTGCCAATTTCATTTCTTTGCATAAAGAATGAGATGGCTTCTTCTGAGGGTATATATTTGCTTTTTGAAGTCACTTCTTTTTCTGACTTTTTGGTCTTAGTATAAATCCAACCCGGTACACTTTTAAATCGGGCTGCAACAAGAGACCAACTATCAATTACTGCAAGTGGATTAATCCCATTTTTATTAAATAATTGGGCATTTGCTGGGTATTGAATCGAAAAGAAGCGATTAATCATGAAATGATGTCGCTTCTTATTATGGTTACTTATTTTTTTATATTCAGCAGGTTTGGTGAATATTATTTTTATAAAATCAAACAGTTTTGTTTCGTCTAACATTTTTTATTGCTTTTTTAAAAAGTTCAATTCGTGTACTAGTTATATCGGTTTTTTGTAATTTGTTTACCTCAGCAATAACCTTGTCAAAGTCGCCGTCTTTGTGCGCTTCAATTAGTAATTCTGTTAAAATATCCTCGCTAGTCATTTTAAAATAACGTGTTTATTTTTTTAGTTTCAGGTTGTTGAGAAACTTTGTCTAGTTGTAACGTTGCAAATGGGTCAAAACTCTTTGGAGCACCACTTCCGGTTGCACCTTTTGAATTCCACTGTGTACCTTCTAATATCTTTTCCATCTGAGTTAATCCGGCCAATCTTGTTTCAACTGTAAAATCTTTTTCAATTTCATCATATATTGCTTTTAGAATTCCACCAGGTATCGTATTAAAGTGAAGTAACATTAAGTCTAGATTTTGATTGAATCGCAAACGGATTTCATCAATTGTAGATTTACCAACAACATCATGAATCATATTAACTATAGTTTTAACCTGTTCCTCAGAGAAAAAATGGTCGATGTGGAAGTTACCTTCAATTTCACGATATTTTTCTAGGATTTGAATTGCCTGTTTTTCAGTTATTGAATAGTTTCGGATAGAACCAGTACTAGTTCTTTTAGTCCATGAAACGACTGATTGAATGTTATCGCTTTTATCACCTTGTAAGATTTTAGAGAAGATAAAATCATCGCAATTAATCTCTTCTATTTCTACGCCGTTTTTAGCAATCCAACTGATAAAATCACCTTTAAGTTGGTTATTTAGCACATCAGCAGAACCCATGTTAAATAATAAGTCATCATTTGAAATTTCTACCTCATTAGGTTTGTTAATAAGGTTTTCGAAACCTTCGAATGCTAACAATCTACGCTTAGAATTATAGTACCATAAGGTATATGCATCTGTTGCTTCATTATAATTAACTAATTGAATAAGGTCACGGTCACCTGTCCAAACAATACAATTTTTACCTTCATTGTTTAACTGTGTCGACCAACCGAATAGAATATCATCTGCTTCTGCACCGGGAACTTTATGAATGATTACACCCTGCTTTGCAAGAATATCTTGGAACTCTGTATAAACATTAAATACATTTTCCCAGTTAACTGAACTATCGGCAACTCTGGTACCTTTATATTCTGCGGTTGGGAATAGGTCTTTACGCCATGATTTTGAATCGACTGCAACTACGATTTGGTCGACAAAGGGTGTCATCTTTCTGACCTCTGACGCAAAGTCAATACACAATTTTCGCATAAATTGTTCTTGGCCATCTCTGTCTCCTAATAATTGTTCTTTTTTAGGACGTGGAAGTACAAAAAGTCTGCTATGTACGAAATAGTTTCCATCGATAATAAGTGTATGTTTTCCTAGTTTCATAGTTCTATAATTTATTTGTAAATATAATCAAAAGTTTTGACACGGGAAAACTTTTATCAATTTATTTTTTAATTTTTTACAATTTCTTGTATTTTGTACGTGCATGAAAGTAACGTAATAACCGGGTCTATTACCAGGGTTCTTTGAGCCTGGTGTTCTGCAACACAGATTGCAATTTGTGGAATGTGTCGAGCGTTTTGTGGCTTTTCTGTCTGTATGTATTCGATAAATTCTTGGCCAAGTGTTTGGAGCACATCATCAACTCTATTTGAATATTCTCCTACAATATACTTATAATTAGTTACAGGGTCCATTTGATTAAAAATCAGGTCAAACATATCCTTGTAGACTGAGTTAAATTTCTTAACATCATCGAGTGTAATATTCTGCGTACCTTGAGTTTTATAACCTTGTAACTTATTAAGAGTTGTTCGAAGGTCTGGAAAGTTTCTTTTAACAAATTCTACCAGGGCTGGTTTTTCAATTGCCATTCCTTCTTTTCCACAAATATCATAAACCCTTCTAATATATTTCTTAGTCAATTCATTCTCTTCAGATTTATCGAAGTCAAAATTGATAACTTCAAACCGTGAAAGAATTGGATCTGGAATTTTATTAACATAATTACAAGTTGCAATAAAACGGGAGTTACTTGCAAACTGCTCCATGGTTGCACGAAGTGCTTTAAAGAATTGGTCAGATACACCATCAACCTCATCTAATATAACAACCTTAAATTTTCCTTGGTCATCTAGGATTGACATCGTTGAACAGAAATCAGTGATCCGGGTTCTAATCACGTCGACTGAAGTATCGGTAGATGCATTAATATAAAGGTATGGTAATCCAAATTGATTAACAATAGCCTTTGCAGTTGAAGTTTTACCAGTACCTGGGCTACCTGCCAATAACATATTCTGTGTTAATCCATTTTCAAATTTCGACATTACACGTTCTGGAAGGATTAAATCTTCTAGATTTTTAGGACGATATTTTTCTGTAAAAAGTGCTTGAATCATTTTTTAGGTTTAAGTTTATAGGTATTATATAAGAAGGTCTCTATAAGTTTCAGATAAATATTGTATGGCTTTTAATAACAAATACCCAAAGATTCGTCGTACTGGAGGACCCTATCCAAGGAATAGGTATGGTGTATGTTATGAAGGACTCTCGCGACAACAGCGTCGATTACTATTAGAGAATCCATTAATGAAAGAAAGGGCTCAATCTGACCAGTTTCTACATATTATCTTTGAGATGTGTAAATATAAAAATGATTCGAAGAGGGACAAATATTATTATGATTGGTCTACTGGGGAGCTTATGAAAAGTGAAGAGCTTTCGGATAGTTACGATACAATTGATTGGACTTGCGCTCTATCTGGAGAACCTATCAGGTCTAATATAAATAACTTTAATGCGGAGAACTTTGTTCATCCTGATTATCACGATACTCTTGGCGGTAAAATGGTGGATGGTAGAATCCTAAAATCTTCTGTTGCCTTCCAACAGCACGTAAAAAAACTCCTATTGAATCAACAAAAGGAGTTTTTAAATATTGCTAGAAAAAATTCGAAATTATAGTAATCTAGAGAATCTATCTTTAACACTTAGATTTTGGTATTTAGATTCATTTAAGGTATTTGAATATTCAGCCTTTTTAATTATTGCATCATATTTTTGATACAGTATAGTTCCTTCATCTAATTGCCAATCAAACTTAGAACCAATTTCAGATGCTAATTCATTTAAACCAACTGAGTTTGCTCTATTAACTAAAGATTCTGAGGATTTTTGTTTTAATGTTTCTAATCTTTTCTTTTTACCTGCAATTGCACCTTTTAATAAATCAATGGCTTTAGTATCTTTTGCTTCTACTGCATCTGCTAAATTCTTTTCATCACCTGTAATTTCATCTTCTAATGCTTTTACCTTTGGATCTTTTTCAGTTTCTTCTGGAGTTTCAGTTTCTTCTGGAGTTTCAGTATTGTCTTTTTTAGCAGCTTTAGAAGCAGCTGCATCATCATCTAATTTTTTTTGTGCTGCTTTAGCATCATCAGATTTCTTTTGCTCTTCTTTCTTTTTTTCAATTTCAGCCTTTTTATCATCTTCCGAAGGTTCAAGTTCTTTAATTGCAGCCTGATCTTCTTTGTATTTATTTTGAAGTTCAGTCATTTTTTCTTTATAAGATGCTACCTTTTCCGGGTCATCTTCTAATCCTGAAGCTCTTTTAATTGATGCGATTTGACCAGCTATTTTTGCATTATGAAGTGCCTTTGCAACTAGTTCACCTTTTGCATTAAATTTATCATCAACCATCTTTTGAAGTTCTCCTGCCTGATCTCTTGCAATTTTTGCTTTTGCATTAATTTTTGCCTTTTGTTCTGCGTCTGGAGCATCTTCGGCCGCTGATTCCATATCAGTGACATTCAATTTTATTTTATTGACTTTTGACTGTGCTTTTATTGCCTTTGGCATCCACCAAATCCATTGCCAAACTTTGCTTGGACCTTCAGCATCAGCTTCGTTTAATTCATTAAATTCCGGAGAATCAAGTTCTTCAGTTAATTCTTTAACAAGACTACCTAAAGAATCTATAATTGTATCGACATCTCTAGATAATGATTTAATAGGAGCTGTTGCAACCTCTTCAAGTATACTGGTATACCAATTTTCAAATGTTTCCATATTTTAATTTATTTTGTTATGATAGATTATATATCACAAAAAAGGGAACTGATTTCTCAGTTCCCTTTAAGTATAATTAGAATGTTAGTTCTAATTTAAA